TATCTGGCAGATGTCTGCGTGTCCGTTGATATGAAACAATAGGTTGACAAAATCTTCCTGCTCTAACAAATCCCATAGCGGCTCCTTATTCATAAGTTCTACAAGATGTTCTTCACTGCGAACTCCGTTGTATATACTTACATTTAAAAAGTCAAGTTTAAAGTAGTCTTTTTTATCTGCTTCTTTATGATCTAAAGAACATAATCCGCTCAAAGGATCGTATGGAACTTTTTGCAGATAGACTCCAGTGTTATGCTTTTTGCTTTCACCGGCATCAATGCGCATTGCAGGAATATGTTTAAATAACTTTAATGCCGTTTCTCTATCGGCAAAATCTATATCAATATCTGGCACGACTTATCTTCTTTGATTTTTTAGAGGCTCGATCCCATTTTAATTTCGAAACTCGATCTTTATATGTTATCCCATATAAATGATCCCATTCGTGCAAATAACACCTTGCACTGTAATCAGTAATTTTAGTAACTTGTTTTTCTAAGTTTTCGTCATAAAATTCTGCTAAAATTTCTTTTGGCCTTTTTATTTTAACATAGATATCTGGAAAACTCAAGCATCCTTCATAATCATCTAGTTGTTCCTCTGTATACTGTAACACAGTAGGATTAATGCAAATAGTAGAATTTTCTTTATTCATCCCCATAACAAACAGTTTGAGATCGATTCCAACCTGGCAAGCACTCAAACCGATTCCGTTACTTGCTAACATGAGCTCGACCATCTGTTCTTTTAGTTCTTTTGGGTCCATTTGAGGATTTTCTAAATCAAAATCCTCCAATTCTTTGTTAAGAATAGAACTCGGATAATAAACTAAGTTCATAGTTTGCCTTCTGCTCTTAGTTGTGCTCTAATTTTTGTAGCACTTATGTCATGCATCTCTTCACCAAGATCGTGTTGTGTAAACGTGTAGCCAACCCCGCGACCATAACTAATATCAACTATATTAGGTACTTTCATGATAACATAATCTTTGTCACAGGTAAAGTCATGTTCTGCTAAACCTGCTTTAATATTTTCAACAACTGTATCATATTCAAACGGGTTATCTGTTTGTGCCGCTGTTCGGCCACCCCCTGCATCTTCTCCTACAATGCCTCCCACATCTCGAATCATAATACACACTTGTCCAGTTTCTGCAAATGCCTTTTTAAACAGAGCTGTATGTCCGTCGTGCCATGGCTGCCAACGTCCTAGCATCTGCGTAGTAGGCTTTTTCCAATCAAATGTCTTTTCCATCTTTAACTCCAAACTTAATATATTTGTACCATAGACGTTCATGTCCGTAGTATAGAATAAATTTAATAATCAAATCTGCTACAAATACTCCCCCTATTGCCTTGGGCGGTAAGCCGAATGCAAATGCTATTAAAGCGGTTGTAATACTTGCTATTACCCGCCATGTAATTGCTTTGGCTAAATGTCTCTTTTTTTCAACTGCTCCGCTCATGCTATGGCTTCTTGTATTTGATTTCCGAGACTCATTATTTCATCATCGGATAAATGTCTAACAACCTTAAAATGAACATGTCCTTTTGGTTCTTCAAATACCTTGTTCGTATCTTCGAATCTTCCTTCTTGTATGGTATCTACCCATACAATAATATCAGGTTTGAATAAATTTCTTGTAATTTCTGTCGGACAAACAAAATCACAAATCACTGTTCTTCCCTGATTTCTTTCGTAGTCTGCAATAGTTCTCATACGCATTGCTTGACGTTGTCTTGCTTCTTGACTGAATTCCCAGTCGTTTGCCATTTCGCGAACACGATCTGCATTATACCATGCACAGTTTAAGTGTTTCTGCAATCTTTCTGCAAGCCATGTTTTACCTGACCCCGGCAGCCCCATAATTAATATTTTCATCGTTTAACCTTTGTAAGACTATCTGTTTTTAGTGCTGTACTTATTGCTTTTTTAGCATCGAATTTTACTTCTTGGAATAGATACATTTGTAATTCATTAATTTTTTGTACATTTTTACTTTTCATATCGTAGAAGTCCATTACAAATACATCCTCCACGGTTTTCCATTTTTCGATAATATTTCTAAAATTTGGATCCAAGTTTTTAGATTCTTTAGATTTTCCAGCAATTCTAGCCCATGCGTCCCAACTTGCTTTGCATGTTTTTAAGTCGCGTAGCAACAAGATTTTTTTAAATCCAGATAATATCCGTTCCGATTTTGTACTATACTCTAGGTGAGAAACCGCAAACGAATTTTCTGATATCAAATTAACACTTTCGGATAACGGTGTTCTTACTTTAAGTTCTTTTAAATTTTTTCTTGAATAGTTTAAATCATCTAGATCTAGCTGAGTATAGTTATTTCCACGAATGTGCATACCTGTAAAATGCAAATCTAACTGCTGTAATAAATTTGCACAAAGATATGTGCCTGCTTTAGGTTGACTAATAACAATAGTCTGCATCAATGAATTTCTGTTGTTTCGAACAATAACAAAGGTAGGGTATCAGCTAATTGTTGAGCATACTCCTCGATTTCCTCATCGTCCTCGAACCCAGAAAATTTTACATAAATTGATTTGTCGTTTAACCCTGTTAAAACTTCAATTTCAATATCGTCGCGTGTAGAAATATAAGTTTCGTTTTCTAACAGTTCATCACCGGTTCTACTTTCAGTCATAAAATTTTAGCCTCTTTCACTATATCCTTCGTCAGTTGCTGGTCAGCTGGTAATTTTTTAAATCTAGTCAACCAGTATTGCGGATCAACGAACGGTCCTATTATTTCTAATTGCTCGTCGTTCATGTTTTGCAACATTTCTTTTCCGCTCTTTGTATTTAATATTAACCAAGGAGAAATCAAACCTTCTCTAATATCATGAACTGCTCTATTTAGATTTACATACTTGAAATAATGTTCCCAAGGTGCGTTGTTCTTATCGGACCAATCCATCATAGTTTTAATAGATCGCTGTATTGCACCGTCGGCTGGCTCACTGCGTATTAACTCTAGTAAGTACGTTTCATACAATTCATCTCTACACCAGTGATCCAGTTTAACTCCACCAGTAAGAACAAAATTAATGAACTTTTCTGGATATATGGGATTTGTGTTAACCAAAAAGCTTCCAAATTTAATAAATGCTGTATAGTACGGGCTTGAAACAAAATCATCAAATGTTTTTTTCTTTCCTGCTTTTTGATTTATCTCATAAAATTTTTGATAAACTATCATGCCGTTTTGCACATGTTTTTCATTTTTGGCAAGGTATCGCCTCTTTTTTTCACAGACATGCACTGCCAAAGTTTTTTCTTTGACAAAAGTTTTTCCACAATAATCACACTTATAACTTTGCGTCATTGATTTCTTTTTTCGACCAACCGAGTTCTTCTAGATATTCTTTGATTTCTTTTGTTGAATTAAGTTCAGCCATTAATTCAATATCTTCAATTTTTTTATCTGGGAATATTTTTAACAAAAAATCTACTTTTTTGTTTTTTTCTTTTTTAACTTTTATCCATTTGTGAAAATATATATTCCCAGAATCGTCACTGCAACTACATGCTATTTGCCAAAGAAGTTTAGGGTGTTTGTTAAGCAGTTCGAAAAGATTTTTATTGAATCTTATATTCGTGTTTAAAAGCCAGTGTTCCTGTAACTCTCTACTTCCTTCGACACTGCTTAAATATCTGTTGAGTGTGAAGTAGACCACACTCTTTTTCTGTTCATCTGTAAGATCGTCCCATACACCTTTTGCGTTAAGGTCGATTGCTCCGAGTATTTCTTTAAGGGTTAGTTTTTCTGTCATCTCTTATTAGTATATAGGTTGTGTATAATTTGTCAAGTTGACTTTTTAATGTTGGATTATTTTTTGCTAATTCAAAAATTTCTTTCATTTCGCCAAGTTGAATTTCTCCTTTAGCTCTTGCAACAGCCGAAGGGTCACCTCCTGCAATCCATGGATCAATATCAGGACGATTAGGATAATCGCACCATACAACTTTGTCCTCCATGCGGTAACGAATTTCTTCTCCGGGAATTAGATCACCCATTGTGCTCTACCGAGTTATCACTTAAAAAATTAAAACTAAGACTTATTCTTCTATGATCTGTAGGGTTTTCTACCACCTTGTGTTCTAGCCATCCTGGGAACAAGATCAACTGTCCTTCTTTGGGCTTTACACCTATTTGTTCCTTACACTGTCCTCCCATACTTGCGGGAAACAATCCTAGGGAGGCAAACGGGATAGGATTTTTAAAAACGATTTCACCATCATTGCCGTTGGACTTATAATGATACACACCGCTTATAATAGAGTCGCAATGTTGATGAAATGTTTGTCCTTCGCCTTTGTCTGTAATATTGATCCAACTTTGATTCATAAAAATATTTCTTCTTATTATTGGTTGACATTCTGCATAGTACTTAGAAGCATTTTTACATATAAACTTGTAAAGATTTGAAAGATTGAAATCAGTAATGCTGTTCATTCTAGTTTCGATATTAGTCTTTACTTTGTCACTCCACCTATCAGGATTAGCAAATTGATCTTGCATAATTGTTCCCCAGTTTTTAGATATTTCATGATCTATAGAAGTTCTTTCTAACTGAGAAGCTTGAACAATATATATAGGCAACGAGAATACGGTACTTAACATTAGAACAACTTATCCAATTGTATAATTTCACTTTGTCTAGATATTTCTTTAACAAAGAATGCACAATACGGACTAGGATCGTTGTTTAGTGGTACAGATAAAATTTGTCCGTTTTTCATCTTTGGAAAATACCATCTCACATCTTGATAGATATTTACAATCTTAATTGGCAAATATTCACAATGATATCCGTTTATAGGATTAATACTCAGTGCAGTAAATCCTCGTTCATTAATTGATGTTAACGGCAAAACTTCAGGATCTAATCCGCTATCTGCATCAGCTACAACCATACTCCAGTCTAGAGGCATTTGAACTTCACTTCCTGCAATGTCTAACACAATAGCAGGACTGTTAAAACTTTCTAAAAAAACAAGAGGCATGAAATAAAAATCAGGATCTGACGGATCGCTGTTGTCTAAAACACTAAACCTTGTGTCATCATCAATTTCTTCTGGCAATTCGTTTAAATCGAATGCACGATTATCTAAAGTGAGAATTTTCATATATCAACCTTTTCAATAGTAAACGGGTAATTTGCTTCTTTGTAATACTTTTTACGTTCTGTGAGATGTCGTTTAGCATATTTACAAGTAGAAGTAATATCCCAAATTTGGACAAAATCCTTGTCCTCTGCTTTTCGGATTCCTCGTCCGATACTCTGTATTACCCTTACAAAACTCTTTCCAGGTTCGATAAGAACAAGATTAAAAATGCGGGGTATGTTAATTCCCACTGCGGCAACACCATAGGTTGCAATAATAACTTTGTTTTTTGAAGTTTGAATTTCATCGTATTCGTCCTTTCTGTTTTCTAATTTAGTGCTTCCGTTAATGAACACACTATCTGATAGTCTTTCCTCAAGCATAGTCCCAGTGTTTACTCTGTTAATTAACACCAGTGTATTACCGTCGTTTCGTATCGAATCGATCTTGTTAGCAATCCAATCAATACGATCTGGATCTTTCACTAAGAAATCATATTCTTCTGCATAACTTCTAAATGTTCGTACATCTTTTGTTTGTAATATTTTAATATCCAGTTTAGCAAGAATATCTTTTTGTTGCAAGTCGTGAGCGGAGATTCGATTAATAACAGGACCAATGCCGACAAGAATTCCTTGAAACTCCCACTGTTCTTTAGGTATAGTTCCTGTAAGTCCCCATCGCACAGGACAGTTTCCTAAATTTTGTGTTAACAATTTTTTAAGGACATCCGCTTTGGCTTGGTGTACTTCGTCTACTATAACTGCGCCAACTCCTTCTAAAAATTCTGCCAACGTTAATACTTCTTCGTAATCTTTTGATTTTTTATCTAGGATATTAAGTGATTGCCATGTACAGATAGTATGTGTCTTGCCTAGTTCTTTTCTGTCCCCGAAGTATACTCCTACATCTAATCCACAGTTCTTATAATCTTCTTCAGTTTGAACTACTAAGCTTTTGTTCGGAACAATGACTATTGTACGCCCGAACTTTTCGCACATATGACTCAATGTTGCGGTTATGATCGTTTTACCAGCGCCGGTTGCTACTTCTTGCAAGCTCTGTGGGTTCTCAGAAAAGTTTTTTATAACATCAACTTGATGATCTCGCAGAACAATAGGTTCGCCCGCCATTGGATGTCCTTTAGGCCAGCACACACCTTTATTTTTCCAATAGTCTTCGTCAACTGCCTCAAATGTTAAGTCGTGTTGTTCTCTAAGATCTACTAACTCAATTTCATATCGATCTTTTTCAATTATCGGAAGTATAACATCTAAATGACAAAGATACCCAGTTCCGCCGATTCCGAAAAAACTCACAGTGCCGTCCCACCGTCCTAATTTAAATGCAGGCATATGACGAGCATACGGTAATTCATACTTTAATTTGTTAGCAAGCTTTCGTCTAGTCTCAATGGCTAACCCTTCGACCTTTACGTTGACTTCGTCTTTAATAATTAATTTACAAGTTGACAATTTTGTGATCTCTCCATGTTGTCGGCTCATATTCCGCTATATGTACAACAATTGGCATGTGCCTTACCATTTGTTTTATAACAGCGTTTCTGTTTGGTATCAAGTCGTTAGTGGAAAAAATATCAATGCTTATGTTTTTAGTGAAAATCCATTTTGGTATTTTATTTTTAAAAATTAAAACGTCTCCCTCTTCTATTTTTCCGCCTAACTCGTTTTCTTTAATCCACTCATTTATAGAACTATCTGCATTTTCTCTAAACCCTATTTTAATTTTTTTTGTAAAATTTGTATTCAATGAGATATTATAAAACGTTTTCAACCATTTCAGAATGTGCTCGTCATCATATAACACAATAACAGCTTTGTTGTTAACGTGTTCAACCAGCTCGAAATATCTTACCAGTTCGTTGATGTAGAACTGGTTAGTATCCGATGCAGTAAGTACAGAGAACATATCTTTTGAATTATTATTTAATTGTACTATACCCATAGTTTTAAGTAAAATTAAATTATTTTTTAATGAACTTGTTTTATTTTCGTTATAAAAATTATGGACATCTTCGTTACAGTTTTTTAAAATAATTTCACAATCGTCGACTATAAATCCAGGGTATAGCGATTCTTCTTGGTTTAAAATTTCTTCATATTCTGCAACTAAATTTTCAAAACTAATATCAATCTCAAATTCGTTAGTCCTGCAAAACTCCTGAAAGTCCAATAGATTTATTTCATAAGGATTAAGAACGTTTATCTTTCTGTCTTTATCCCACGAATTTTGAAAATAATGCAAAGAATTTTTTAATAAAGTTTCAACAGTCTGTTTAAAATTAAAAGGGCACTTTAGACATATAACCGGACCGTCTTCGGTTTCTTCTACAAATACTTTTTTTGAATAATCTATAGTTCTAAATTCATATTTCCATACAGCATTTTCTAGTAAATCATCAACGGTATATTTGTTCAAAGAACTTACGTCTTTATATTTTTCAATTAAACGAATTACAAAGTTAGCTTGTTTTTCAGTAAGCTGATTATTAGAAGATATAATTCTATAAAAATTTAATATTGCATTCTGTTCGGTGCGAGGCCAGAATCTTATATCATGCTTTACTGCATCATAAAATTTTAGAAAAATATCTTCGAAATAGATCATTCTTTTATATTAACACCTATTATGTTAAATATCAAGAAGTAATTGCTCTAAGGCAGTTCCATTTTCTATTTCAGATACCAACCATTCTGTGTGACAGAGTTTAACAAACCAGTCATCTCTTTGCGGAGATCTAAAATCAGAAGATTCAATATTTGAGTAATGTTGAGTTACTGGATAGGCCAAACTATGATCAGATACTATTACAGGTGTTCCGTGAATTGCTCCTAATATTCCAGGCCCGCTACAAAAATTAACTATGCAATGATAATTGTAATTCATATCGTAGTCATCATATGAATTTTTTAGTTTTGTCGGCCGTTCTACTTTTACATTAGGTATAGTTATTGGGCATCTTGGATGTGGTCTGATAATAACAGGTCTATCCGACCATTTGCGTATTTCTTGAATTTGCTGATAGGCCCACTTTTGCATAGCTGGCTGTCCTTCCCATTGCAAACTTTTAGTATGCTGGAGTGCAACTAAAATCTCGCCACGGCGTTTGTATACATGATCTTTTAGTTGTAATCCTAATCTAGACGGTCTATTATAATTTAAATTAGAATTATTTGCAAATACGCCGAGATTGTTAATATTATTAAGACAGAGTTTCCAGGTTACATTTCTTTTAAGGGTGCCGATCTCAACTATCAACACTGGTTTATTTTTCTTTCTAGCGGCGTGATAAATCTGTTTGTTATCTTGCATACGCCCTTGCCACAGCACACTCCATATAACAGGAATATCTTCGTTATTGTCGACAATTTCATGCCCAAGGCGTCTCAGCCCTGTTTCTACTGCGTTGAAAATCGGTTCGCTATTTAAAGCTCCGTGTTGTCTATATATTTTGAACTTCATCTGTATAGAAATAAATAATCTACGTATTTAATATTATGAGCAATTTCAAAAAAATAATTCAAAAAATTGTAAGAGGGTCTACTAATTGCCTTGCGGTTAATGTTCCCTATAACGATCTCGAAGTATTGATTGAAATATTCGACTGCGTGTTTGTGTTGGATCACGAAAAAGAAATCTATAGGCATCGGTCTTTAGTATATAGAGAAAGTTACGATTCCCTAGGAAGCTTACCCGACATAAAATTAATCATGTGCAATGAAAAAGAACTAATTAATTTTAGTAAGTTTTTACCAATTATAGGAAAAACCAAACCTGACTTTTGTATTCTTCAAGGTACACACATCAAGCCAGAATACTCTAAAGAATTATTAGGTGCAGGTTATATGGATATTCATAAAAGAAAACATTTTCAGTTTTGGCGCCACAGAGGAAAAAATAAGAAATGAAGAAGACAGCATTTGTTACTGGTATGACAGGACAGGACGGCCCGTATCTGGCAAAATTATTAGCAGAAAAAGGATACAAAGTTTACGGCTTAGTAAAAAGATATTCGAACCCTAATTTAGACAACATCAAATTTTTAGGCATTGAAAACGACATCGAGTTGGTTACAGGTGATATTACCGACGAAAATTCAATGAATCATCTTGTTAAAAGTATTAAGCCTAACGAATTTTATAACCTGGCTGCACAAAGTTTTGTAGGAGCAAGTTGGGATTTAAACAAACTCACAACTGAAGTTAACGCTGTCGGACCTTTAAATATTTTAAACGCTATTAGAAATCAATCTCCAGATACTCGATTTTATCAAGCCAGCACATCAGAAATGTACGGTAACAGCATTGAAATTTCAGGCGGATTGCAAGACGAAGACACTCCTTTCTGGCCACGTTCGCCGTATGGTGTTGCTAAGTTGTACGCATACTGGATCACTGTAAACTTCCGTGAAAGTTATAGTCTACATGCTTCAAACGGAATACTGTTCAACCATGAATCTCCTATCCGTGGCAAGGAGTTTGTAACTCGTAAGATCACAGACGGCGTTGCAAAAATTAAATTAGGGCTTGCTGATAAAATTACATTGGGCAATTTAGATTCACGCCGTGACTGGGGTTTTGCCGGCGACTTCGTTGAAGCTATGTGGTTAATGTTACAACAAGACGAGCCAGGCGATTATGTTGTTGCTACTGGGCAACAGTATACTATTGAAGACTTGCTAACCAGTGCGTTTAAACATGCAGGTATTGAAGATTGGAAACAATACATTGAAACAGATCCTCGATTTGTTCGTCCGGCAGAATTATATAGCTTGTGCGGAAATCCTGCAAAAGCTGAAGAAGTACTAGGTTGGCAGCGACGTACAGACTTTGACGGTCTTGTAAAAATGATGGTAGAAGCAGATATACAGAGATTGTCAAATGACAAGTAAAACTGTAGTAACTACATTCCACAAAAAAGGATATGATGTTTATGCAAAAAACATGATTAATAGTTTTTTAAAAAACTGGCCAGAAGATATTCAGCTTATGGTATATCCGGAAGATCATGAAATTGATGAACGTGCCGACAACTTAATTATCAATCCGCTACACGAAAGTTCTCCCGAGTTAGTAGCATTTAAAAATCGCTGGAAAGATGATCCGCGAGCCCGAGGTGAGGTTGCTACTGGGCCTAAAAACAAAAAGGGCAAGCAACCCGGTATTGGGTTTAGATGGGATGCCATACGATTCAGTCACAAAGTTTACTCTGTGTTCCATGCCGCGAAGAATTGCAATACTGATTTACTATTCTGGATGGACGCTGACATGCTATGTCATAGTCCGATAACACATGATTTTATTGATGCAATGATGCCTTCAAATGTCGGGCTCGGGTATCTAGGTAGAGAAAAAAAGTTTTCAGAGTGTGGGCTGTATGGTATGAATCTTAAAGACTCAAGAACATTAGAGTTTCTAGCCGAGTTCCAACGTAATTACGATTCCGGCGATCTTTTTAAAATGCAAGAATGGAATGACTGCTGGGTATTTGATGAAAGCAGAAAAACCATACAGCAACAGCATAAAAAATGGGTTCAATACAATTGGAGCGAAGGTTTATTTTCAGGTGAAGGTCACCCTCTTATTAATTCTTCGTGGGGAGCGTTTTTAGATCACCTGAAAGGAAATAGAAAAGAATTAGGCAAAAGCCTTAAAAAAGATTTAATTGTTAGACGAACTGAAAGTTACTGGTCAAACGTCTAACGAAGCAAAATTTTCTTTATTACCCTTTGCTTTATAATGATTTAAATAAGGACCTATAACTGTTCTTTTGAATGGTGTTTTATATCCTTTAGTTAGCCCCTCGCATAAATCTAAACCCTTTGCACCGGAGCGTATAAAGGTATCACCATACACATCGTTATCATACTTTCTTCTTAGACCGTCAAATTCAATGTTATCGTATCTTCGTCTGTATTCACTCGAAAACCATTTGAATTTTTTATGATTGGTATTAACAGCAAAAAACCCAGTTTCAGGCACGAACCAATTTCCGCTGTTTCCACCCTTGTCTGTAACATATGTTACTCCTAGGTGTGTGCTTAAGACATCGTCTGGTAAAACACTTTCTAATATTTCTTTTGGAAAATACTGCTTGGTTAAAACATCTGCATCTAACCAAATTATTCTGTCAGCTGTAGAATTTTCCATTGCATGAATAAAACTGTATGCTTTTTTAGAAAACTTTCGTTCATTTCCGCCTACCTTCTTTTCATGCTGGAAATCAAAATATTTTTTATCTAGGTTATCAAAACTTATTTGCTTAATTCTGTTATCCTCTGGAATAGAAAATTCTTCAACATAACAGGTTATATTAAGATCTTCGGGCCAATACATTAAGAATGTGTCGACACAATGTTTGCCTATAAGGTCATAGTACTTTTTATTAAAACTGGTAATTACTTCAATCTTCATACAAATTTTCTCATGTGATGCCAAGCTTCGCCTGCTTCGATTTCTTCAAAACTCCAATGGAACATACACAGCCTTTCAACCCAAGACTGTCTGTCAGATAATATAGGTTGTTCGATTTTAGACAAATCTGTATTTGCAATATCTTTGGCTTGGCTTTTTTCTGGATCTGTTAAAAATACCGGATACCCTTCAATGGCGGCACCCACGGCTGGACTAGAATTATGATTTACTACAGCCCAACATCTTTTTAAATCTTCGTTAAATCCTGCTCCTGGTTTAGACACAGTTACGTTTTTTGGATTTATTAAACTTTTAACAAGATTATTAGGAGCCAAGTATCTTAGTGCGCCTTTGTCTCCCGGATGTCCTCTAACTACAATAGGTCTGTCGCTGAATCTTCTAATCTCAGTTATTGTTTTATTCAGCCATTGTATAACATCTAAGCCGCCCATACTCCAGCCGCCATTTCTCTGCAAGCAGATCAAAATGTGATTTCCGTTCTTTCTGTAATCTTTAAGTTCTAAATTAAGATTCTTAGATATTTTTTTCCATCTTATAGGATCTATATCGCCGTCACAATATTCTCCTGTGTTAGGAAATATTCCGTCAAAACTGTATCTCAAGTAGTCCAAGGGATTTTTTGTGTCTTTATAGAGGAATAAATTTGAGTCAGCTAACAGAACTCTGTTGTTATTATTTTTTTGAAAATCGATAATATCTCTTCTAAATTTTAAATGAGGAGAAGTTTTACCATTTTCATGCACCCATCCAACACTAGATCCTACATCCGCCGGAATTAAATTTTTCCCGTTATGAAGTATAGAAGTATCCCCTACAGCCTGCACTCCCTTGTGAAGTTTTTTTAATATGTCACCTTTTTGTATATTTTTATTGTTAGGTGGCAAGCATTGAAGATAATGCACTACTTTCATTTTTTCTTGCCTTTTTCAGCTCGCAATATGTCTTGTGCTTTTTTGTGTCTAAGTTCATGGAATGCTACTTCCCAGATATGTTTCCAAACAGCTCCACTTTTAATTTCTGTTGTATCCCACTGATAGTACGCAAGATTAGATAACCACTGCTGTACTGTTTTAGGATCCTCTAGTAACACATTGTTAATTTCATCGCAGAAGTTTGTGGAAATATCCCAAGCAAAGTTTCCAGGATCAGTGGCGACAGTCGGAATACCTGCCATTATACTGTCGACAGCACTACCGCTGGTAAACGTAACCGAACAGTAAGCTCCGTTCAAATCCTCTTTGAGAGATTTTATACTGGGATCGCTGACTTCGATATTTTTTATGCCTTCCATATATAGTTCGGTAACAGTTTTAAAAAATAAATCTGTTTCTCTCATAGGAGACAGTGGATGCGGACGTATTACAATTTTTTTGTTTGTTTGTTCTCGGATATCACCTATGCAGGTATTCAGCCAATTATAGATATCTGTTCCTCGCAAACTGGCATCGCCCGGAAGTTGAAGCAACATTAAAATATGTCCTTGAGAATTTTGTTTCCAGCCGTCCCAACTTAGTTTAAGTTTGTTTAATAATCGATCGTTAGAATAGTTTAGTTTATTAGGTGTAAAGCTTCCTTGATTATTTAAAAATCCATTAACTCCAACTCTGTAATAATCATTAACTTTATGTACACTTCTTCTTAATAAAGGAGTTTCAAACATAATGAAACATGGAGCATTTTGCACAATAGCATTTCTAACTAAATGATGGCCTTTTTCTCTCGGTTTCCAACTACCAAACATCACAGCAATATCACAATCACTATAAGAATCACCGATGTCAATTTCTTTATGCATTATTTCTGATTCTATATCAGTTAATTCCCAATCTACGGTTGTTTCCTCAGGTATGCTTTCGTAAAATTTACATAAAAGCTGATGCTCGGCAAAGTCTCTTGTGCTTTCTAAAAACACTTTAATTTTCATTTAAAATTCTCCATGCTACTCCATTTCTTAATTCGTTGATATGAAATTGTCCATAGGCTAAATGGCAAGCCCATGCATATACTTTATCTTTATCGGGATAATAAGGGGTTTCTATTTGAGTTATGTCTTGTAATGCTACAGGCGAAGCCGCATTAGATGGTGCTAATGTAAATGCCGGTATTCCATACATAATTGCTTCTGTTGCGGCGACACTATTGTATGTTACAAGAGCAAACACTCCTTTGTCAAGAGCATCTTTCAGCGTATCGTTTTGTACACGATCTATTCGTTGAGGAGCACGTTGTCTTATTTCTATAGGACGATCTGTATGTTCTTTCAATGTTGCAACAGTCTCTTCAAGCCAGTCATCTAATTTAATACCATAGAATTTACATGGCTTTTCGTCGGGCGCGGCAATTAAGATTTTTCTTCCTGTCTTTTTCCACGGATGCAGATCTATTTTATGTCGGCGCCATCTGTCATCTGGTCTTTCAATAATTTCACCGTGTTGTAGATCGTTTTTAACAACCCTATGCCAATATTTCCAACCATGAGGATTGCTGGCTGATACTTGATTTCCGAAATAGCCGGTATCTACATAATAAAAATCTCTTCCGTAGATCCAACATTTACGCATTATTTTGTCTTTAAGAATACCCCTTAAAACGATGGGGTCATCAGTATCAGTAAATTCAAAATCGTCAGTGTTGATCACTCTGCCGCCACTTCCTATGGCAAACATATTAATGTATTGATCTTTGCCAAATTTACTCAAAAATATCCAATTGTTCATTTAATATCCAATTTCTTTTTTTCTTCTATAATATCTATTAGAAGTCATATCCAAATGCCTCTAAATCTTCTGAAAAGATTTTTTCTACAATGTTGCGTGTTTCAGACGTATAATACTCTTTGTAGTGTCCGTGGCGGCTACTGTTAATGAATGGCAAATTTTGATTGCAACCAAGAAATTTCTTTATATGATCAAACTCTGTGTTTATGTCTTCAATTTTTATTATTTTATCGCAATGCATGTCTAACCACTGACACATTGGCGTAATTCGTAAATACCATTTACGACCTTGTTCGTACGGTTGTTCTGTCAGATTTTGATCTTGAAGACCGATTACATATTGTTCAAAGCCTTGATTATACTGATCCACAATAGATTGATCTATCTCTGCATTAGTCATTTTTTTAACACGTTTTCCTTTGCTTCGTCGATACTGTCTTAGTTGTGCTCGTTGTCCAACAAAATTAAAAATGCTTACCAGTCTCGAAAAAGGATTCCTTACAAAAGTAAATGTATAACCTAAATTAAATTGGCTATCAAGATAGCTCATTTTAGCATGTCTATTTCCGTCTCTGATAACTACTACATCTTTAAAATTCTCAACAGCCCATTGTTCAAAACTGCTACCAGCAGTTTTCGGAATATGTATAAAAGTAGCCTTTTGTTCAGGAAAATGTAGAGCCATTAATCTAACCCGTGCTGTTGACAATATTCAGTTAAAATTCTTTCGCGATGCCATTCTGAACCCATCGGAGTATCTGCAAATTCGTGAAAGCTCGGGGTACCTAATGTATAGTGTAATAATTTAGCATCTTGATTTTCACCGTATTCGTCTGGCAACCAATTCCATTCCGGAGGAAGTTCTCCAATGCGATTGTCGTCAATCCATTCAAATCTATGAAGATGCGCTCCCGAGGCATTTTGAATATATTCAGGAGTTAATTTTTTATTAGGATGATTTTGACAGTTCCAAAGAATAACACTTGACCAGTTCTTTCTAGGATAATTTTCGTTTTTCGATCCAAGATATTTTTCAGTCATTTTGGTTTCATAATCGTGTTTCACTACTTGCACATCTTTAGTATGATCTCGCAATTCCCATAACTTGCTAATATCATCTCGAATTATCATGTCGCCGTCGATGTATATAGCATGTCCTGTATGCCCCATTAAATGCGGAACAAGAAAACGACTGTAAATAAAATGATTACTACCGTCTGTGTGCTCTTCTTTATAATCATCGAATAAGTTTAACGCAAGGGGCATGATCTGAACAGGCTTAGACGAATGTCTAATAATACTGTTAACACAGGTGTGATATGCTATTGCTTCTCTAGGATCGTACCCTATAAAAATTGGAATCATCTTCTTTCTATATCCTCTTCTACGCACTCGGAGCCCCATTGTATTTCTAAGATATGTGCTCTTTCGGTCCCTGGATTGCTGGCATGATGCCACACTTCTTTGCCTATTGTGTACGGAAAACTTTCTGGCTTGAGGTAAACTGATTCTGTTCTACGATCATATTCTGTTTCCATTTTAATCTCACCTTCGAGTATGATCCACTGCTCTGACCTTTTAAAGTGTTTTTGATCCGATAATGCTTTTCCTGGTTCTACTACTAATTCTTTAACTTTATAACCTTTTTCTGGCTTGTCGTCAAGCACTCGCCAATAACCCCAAGTTCGTTCAGTCTTCTGTGTTTTCCACTCATCTAAAATCCAACTGCTGGAATTAGCCTTGTGCTCTCCGCCAATTCCAAATTCAAAAGATAATCTTTCATTGTCGATGCTCATTTCAGGTATGTTGGCATCATTTCTGTCACCGCCATTGGCGAAAATAACAGTATCGTCTGGATAGTTAATGAGTGTATCTCTTATGAAGTTTTTGCAACTCCCGTCTAAGTCGTAGTCATCTTCAAATGCAACTACTGCATCTACCATGCTTAATGCTCTTACTATTTCTGCTCGTTCTGATGACGGCATGAACGGCCTACCTTTTTTACGAGTTAGCCATGCGTCGGAGTTAACACCTACTACGATTTTATCTCCTAATGCCTTTGCTTCTTTTATGTAATTTATATGCCCTGAATGAATCGGGTCAAACCCGCCGCTTACTAATACAATTTTCATGCAAATATTTATCTGCTACTATTATTCGATAAATATTATCATGAACACATGGCTTCAATCTTTTAATAAAAAATACAAAGAAAATCTTAATGTTAGAGCAAGCGGATCTAAAAGAGGATTAGCAGATGACACAATATATAATAGACATGAAGGATTTTCTATTATATTCGATAAACTAATCCAAAAAAATCAATCTCACTACAACATTATAGAAACTGGGACTACTAGAAAACCCAACAACTGGAAGGACGGCAACAGTGGATTTTTGTTTGTGGAATTTTGCAAAGAATTCGGCGGGTTTGTTAAATCAGTCGATATTGATAAAAATGCAGTACAAGAGTCTAATAACTTTAACGATCCAGCTTATCATCTTGCAGAATGTATGGACAGCGTAAAATGGCTCGGTCAACAAGAAAACTTAAAAGATGTAGATCTTTTTTATCTAGACAGCTATGATGTAAAATGGCAAAAGGATGAAAAAAGTGCAGAGCATCATTTAAAGGAATTTAAAGTTATTGAACCTTTTTTAGAAAATTGTATTGTTGCCATTGACGATAACAGTAGACTGTTAGAATCAAATCACAGAACAGGCAAAGGCAGAATGATTGCAGAATATTTAGATTCTAAAAGCAAATCTCCTATCTACGACGGATACCAAATTATTTATGAGTTCTGATATTCTAACGATTGCTACAGTGTTTAAACAAAATCCAGCAGTATTTAAAAATACTCCAGCGTGGAAGCCAGAATATGTTTATAGACTGCGCGAAGCAATTCAACGAAACTTGTCAATACCTTTTAGATTTGTTTGTGTTAGTGATGTTGAATTAGATTGTGAAACTTTTCCTTTAGATGTCACTGGTGAAATCGGAAGGTGGGGAGTATGGTACAAGATGCAACTGTGGAGGCCGGAATTTGGCTTAACAGGAAGAACAATGTATATTGATCTAGATACCTTAATAGTAGATGACTTTTCCGATATTGTTAAGCAATGTCAAGGACATAACTTTTTAATGAGTAACGATCCTTGGCGAGGTGACATTAGTTGCAGTGCAGTAATGTACTGGGAAGGCGATCATAGCGATTTATGGGAAACTTTTTCTTCAATGCCGATGACCCATTGGGTAGAAACTTTTCAAGAAGCTCCTAATCGAAGAGATGTAGGTGTACAGCAGGCATTTGTAGCCGCACATAAGAAACATAAATTAATACAACACGTTATTAAAAATCCTAACAGAACTACAAGAATCGGTAAACCTAAGAAAGGACCTTACAAAGGACCTGCCGCATTAATATATTGTAGTGGAAATAGAAAACCATGGCACCCACTCATGCTAGAACATCCTGATGTAAAAAAACATTGGTTGGGAGATAGCGATAATTTATGAATCATTTTTATCACGATATAGAAGGATTTATGAACCAACGAAATCGTATCATGTTAGACCTTGTTATCGATAGTTTTCCGGATAATGGAACATGGGTCGAGTTAGGGTCTTGGATGGGGAGAAGTACAGCATATTGTGTGGTTGAATTAATTAATTCTAAAAAAATAGGAAAATTTTATTGTATCGATACTTGGGAAGGAGGTGATACTCTTGAAGCACATTCGTCGGTTGTATCCGGTAGTGCCCGTGATATTTTTTTGAAAAATATTGATTCTATTCGAAATTACGTTACAGATATAAAAAGCTTCAGTGCAAACGCATCAAGTAAATTCGAAGATGAGTCTGTAGATTTTTGTTACGTGGATGCTTTACACACATATGAAGGTGTAATGTTAGATTTAGAAGCATGGTGGCCTAAGATTCGGCCGGGATGTTATTTCGGAGGCGATGATTATACCAAAGGATGGCCCGGAGTTGGTAAAGCTGTAAACGATTTTTTCGGAGAGAAAAATATTAAAGTCAGTAAAAGTGGTAGATGTTGGATTGTAAAGAAGCCTGTATTATGAATTATTACAATAGATTATGTTGTTGTACAAGTGAGGTATATAGATGATAGTCGAAGCTTTTATGTTTAATGACGAATTTGAAATGCTAGACATTCGTCTAAAAATTATGAATCCTTATGTTGATAAATTTATAATATTGGAAGGAAACAAAACATGGAGCGGAAACGACAAGCCTTATCATCTAAGCAACCATATAACAAACTATGATCAATATAAAGATAAAATAGAAATTATTAAACTAAAAATACCTAAAGATTTTAAAGACTGGAAATGCGAAAACTACAGTAGAACGAGCTTGCAACAGAGTATTGATAAACTAGACGATAATGATATTGTTATTCATAGCGACTTAGATGAAATTTTAAACCCAGAAAAATTATCAGAATTATTGCAATTATTAGAAACAGAAAATAAACCTGTAAATTGTCGGTGTTCGATGTATGCATATTCATTCGATAGAAAGCTTAAAAGAGACTGGTATGGTCCTGTTATAGCAAAAAAATATATGTTTGACAACCCTCAACAATTATATAAAGGAAATAATCATAAAAGAAAAGACAGAAGTCATTGTTGTAGGGTTCATGAAAATGTTGGCTGGCATTGGACTTGGATTGGCAACGATGATCGGATTAAAAATAAAGTCGTTAGCTGTATAGAATCACAGTATCGAGATCCCGATCAAGTACTAGAAGCATTTAAATCTAACGATACAAAATCAGCCATAAATCACAAATGTGATTCGTATTTAATAACTGAATTTGATTATCCCGAATCTGTATTAAATATTATACAACAATACCCTTACTGGAGTAAACAAGAAAATGAATAGAAATCAATTATTAGAATTATTACCTAAAGAGAGTACAGGAGCTGAATTAGGCGTATGCGGTGGCGACTACAGTGAAATTATTTTAGAAATTATTCAGCCTAAGCGATTATATCTAGTGGATATTTGGAGATATATTGATTTAGGTTATCACGATAAACTAATGAGTAACGATAAAAGACAAACTGCAAGATATAGAGCTGTATATAAAAAATTTGTTCACTATGATGCTGTTAAGATTATCCGTGATTACACTCACGGATTAAAAAGTATAATCGATCCTAAATCTCTCGATTGGATTTACATAGATGCAGATCACAGTTTTAACGGATGCTATGACGATTTGAAATTAGCAGACGAATTAGTTCACAGCGACGGAGTCATTTTAGGACACGATTACGATCCTCGACATCAAGGAACTATGGATGCAGTCGATAAGTTTGTGGAAGAAAACAATTATTTCTTAACATTAACTACTGAAGAATTTAACTCTTCGTATTTAATTTGTAGAACAGAAGAACAACATAATACATATTTAAATATGTCTAAAGTATAACTGTTGTATGAACGGAATTAAAAAAGTTAATAACTGGTATTTTCCAGAAAACGATATAGGACAAAGCAGTTATTCGAACTGTTCGTTTGGAAATCCTATCTTAAACAGAGAGAAACTTTGTTTTATAGACGGATTACTATATTTTAAAGATAGAACTCATGCTTTAGATATAGGGGCGAATATCGGTTATGTAACATCATGGATGTCTTTAAAATGGCCGCATGTTTCTTCTTTTGAACCAACACCTACAACATTTGAATGTCTCGAATTAAACTGTAAAAGTGATACTGTTGATCTGTATAATATCGGAATAAGTGATAAACAAGGAACTTTAAATTTTGCAGTTAATAACCACAAACCGGATCTTAATCAAATAGTTACCGAATTTAGATCTTATAAAAAGGGCTGGGATGTTTTAGAAATTCCAGTTAATACTGTAGACAGTTTTGATTTTGATGATATAGATTTTCTCAAAATTGATGTAGAAGGTCACGAATATCAAGTAGTGAATGGTGCGATTAAAACGATTCGTAACAATCGTCCTTTAATTATGTTAGAGATAAGTTACGAAAATAAATTAAAGGATAAAGAAATTACAAAGAATCACAAACAAGCACTCGATATTGTTTTAAACGAAGATTATGTAGTTGCTAAACAATTCGGTTATGATTATATTTTAGCTCCTAAAGAGTGGCATCATCGAGCCCAGCAGTTCTCAACTTAATAACATTAGAAACTTGCCATTGCTTAATATCTAGGCTCTTAATAACTCCTAGCCATTTATTTCTAATCAGTGCAAACTCGTTGATAATTTTTTCAAAATCAACAACATCTGATTCGCCGTCTACAAATTTTTCGACATCACGGCTTGATAATGCTCTCTGATAGTTTTCAAGATATGCTCGAAAATGCGTAGACCTAAGTCTACGCAATTCGATATTAAGATACTCAAGAATGGCTTCAATATCCTGTAATTGGTTAAAGCGATGTTCAACTATACTGGGTAAAGAAGCAGATATTTTTTCTAATCTCCCACTGACTTTGCAGTCTTCTTTAGCAGAATATAATTCGTTATTGTAATATTCTACAGCGTCGGGAATTAAACTAATATCTTTACTGACTTTATCGTACCAATTCATTATTCGTAGTCACTATACTCGTCGTCTTCTTCATCTAGAACATAGTTTACAGCTTCGTCTAAATGCGGATCGATCCCTAAAAGTGCTTCGATTTCTGTATCCTTTACTCCGTGATCTACTAATACATTAACGAAGTCTGTTGCTAAGTTTTCTCTGGCTGTCATCTCAACATGTGCGAGTATTGATGTCCATAAATCGGCGATAATATCAGTTGTCATTCTTGCTCCTCTACAATTTCTTCTTGCTGTTCTGGTACAACTTCTTCAGGTTTTCCATGTAGATGGTACTGATTCATAACCATGTCTAGCTTTTCGCCAGTCCATGCTTTTCTATATTCAAGATGTTCCGTACCATCCGGCTCGATGTATTTAAGTCGATTACCTTGTTGTGTAAGCAAACCGTGTTTTTCAAAAAGATCAACAAGTCCGCTATATGGATTCATGCCTGTTTCGTATGGGATCTTTACTTGTACACCTTCAAACGGTTTTGCGTAACGAGTTTTCATTACTTTACAACCCGCACGAATACCGTTTACTGTTGTTGTTTTATTACCATCTTCATCTTCTTTCAGCTTTAACTTCTTCATTGCAACTACAATACTACTTGCATAGATAAAGCCTTGACCGCCTGAAATCTTATCATCTGGATCGAACATATCCTGCGATGCATATGTGTGATTGGTACATACCATGCCTACATTGTAGCTACCAAACATGTTTACACAGTTACGAACAAGTGCTGTGAGTGCTTTAGGCTTACGACCCATATCACCTTTTAAATCGCCTTTGCCAAACTGATCAACATCTGTCGGTGTTAATAACATACCCAGCGAGTCGACTACAAATAATACTTTAGGACGATCTTCTTCCGCCATTGTGCGATATTCTTTCATGAACTCTGAAACAGTTTTAGCAACATCATCGATCATTGCCATATTAAGTTTAAGAAGTTTTTCTTCCGATGTATCAACATCAAGTGCATGTAACCATTTTTCGTCTAGTGCGTTTTCGGAATCAACTAAGACTACAAAAATGCCTTGATCTTGTGCATGTTTTACAATGTTGCCAGAACAAAAATAACTTTTACCTGCGCCAGATTCTCCTGCAAATACTGTTACCTTACCAAGCGGAACTCCTTTGTGAAAGTCTCCACTTATTAGATAATTAAGGGCATAATTACCTGTGCTGACCCAATCTGTTGGATCATTAAAGCCTACACCGAGACCGTCGATACTCTTGGTTAGACTTTTTCTAAATTTTGTTAAATCGAATGCTTTTGACATATTTACTCCTTAATCGAAAAGCAAGAGTAACCCCCCGATTTGGGCTGCCTATGGCAAGCCTGGGGGGTATTATTCTTTAATCAGACTTTTGACGCGATCTAATCATCGCTAAGATATCTTCTGCCCTGGAATTATTACCTTCGTCCGCTTCAGATTTAGTTTCTGTAGCTGGAGCAGTTGTCGTCTCGGGCTTGGGATCTGGATCAAACGGAACGTCATCCTTTGTTTCTGGAATCGGTGTAGGTTTAGGAGCAAACGATGCTGTCTGGGTGTTCGGGTCACCTGTACGCTGTGACATACCCGCTGGACGGAAATATTGACTCCAACGTTCTGGATCATATGCTTCACCGTCAACCGATGCTTCGAACATCTCCATCATAACCTTTTGTTCTACTTCCGAGGGTCGCTTAGGAAGGAATTCAGAAAGATTAAACAATCCATGTGTGTCAACAGCCGCGGCTTCATCTTCACTTAAAGAGCGTTCACGACGACTCCACGTTGATGTAGAGTAATCAGCATATCCGCCTTTTGACGTTTTCTTGATACGGAAATCAACACCACGCATATAGTCTGTTGGTAATTCTTCCAACTCTGGATCCATTAATGCACCTTTGATAATTTGAAAAATCTGAGGTCCGATAATAAACCGACGAACAGGATTTTCTGGAATTGTTTCTTCTCCAATTGGATCATCTACAACAAACCCTTGGAAAATATAAGAACGTTTCTTCCAGTACTTACGACCCATGTCTTCTAAACTTGCGTCTTTAAACCACGTGCGTACTTCAGAAAGAATAGGACAGGTTTGTCCGTCGCCATACATTTCAACGCAAGGTATCTGAACCTGCACTGGGCGTGAATCTGTTTCTCCTACGATTCCGCTAAATGGCAATTTAATCATTGCCCGTTCGACCCAGAAAAATGTATTATTCTGATCGCCGTCTGGCAAGAAACGAATTACTGCTTCTTTTCCTTCTTGCATGTTCCAGTGTGGATAAATTGCATTATCACCAGGGGTTGATGATTTATTGCCGCCGTTGTTTTGAGATTCCGCGAGCTTTGCACGGATTTCAGCTAATGATGCCATTATATGCCTCCTTGTTATTGCCTTTAATGGTTATGCCTAAACGCATAACATACATTATGCGTATTTTATTTATGTTTGTCAACGAGAAATATTAGATTTATGAGCCAAAATAAAAGGCCCTGCTGGGCCCTTTATTACATGCCTGATAGTCGTCGTATTTTTGCTAACTCTTCTAATTCACTCACACCTAGTTTTTCTAATGCATCATTTATAGAATCAAGATGCTGTTGCATCTGCATTTGTTCTGTATCTCTTAAAAAATCGGCTGTATTGTCAGCGACGGAACCAATACCACCCGGATTCTTTTTAAACCATGCTTCAGCTTCTGCCTTCATTTTAAGTAATTCTTCGCGACTCTTGCCGTCATACATACCTTCATCGACAGTATCAACGTCCTGTTGCGGAGCCATTCTTTCAATCATTTTTCCGGCGGCCTGTCCAGCGGTTTCACCGAACTTTTTCTCTACACTCTGCATTACTGCGGTAGGTCCTTTAGGGAATGTGCCTTGATCTTTATCGTAAAAGCTCATTATGTAATCAGCAACTTCACTAAGTTCTTGCTTGCTCATTGCCTTACGCATACCTTTCTTAGCAAGATGTTTTGCTACATTTTTCTTTTTGATTTTATTTCCAAACTCGTCAGTATCAGTTGTCTTTTCATCAGGCTCAAATGGTGGTTCGTCATTGGAATTTTTTTCTAACATGATGTCTTCTTCTAACATACTAGATAGTTTTTCTTCATTTCCAGCATCATCAAACAACCAGCCTAGTATTTTGCTTCCGCCCCACAGAGCCGCAATTACAAGTCCTACAGGTATTGCATACTGTTTTGCAACTTCTGCGATTTGTCTAATTATGTCCATATCGGCGATTGCTTCTACACCCTGTCCAAGCGTATCTACAATTTTGTCAAAATATTCTTCGGCTGTATCGAAAATACCCGATCCGTAGTCTGCAACTTGATCAGCGGCTTTTTCTACACTCTTGCCAATTTCATTTGCACCGATTGCAATCCCAGTTCCTACAGCGGCAGGTCCTGCTATTTTACTTCCAATGCCGCCTGGACCTCGCATAACATCTTTGGCAGCCGCGGCGCCTGCGCCCATTGGAGTCTGTGGCGTTTTTCCACCTGTACCGCCTGCGGCTGTTGCAGGTCCTCTGTCTCCTGCATTTGGTTTTGCTGTAGCGCCAGTAGACTTAGGATCTTTATATCTGATTTCAATATCAGCTTTAGGTGGCTTGTCTCTCATTGAGAGACGAGCCTCAGGTGGCTTGTCTGTCTTAGCTTGTTTCGCTATATCATCAATAGATTTTCCTGTGCCTGCTTTAGATAGTTTATCAGCGGCTTTTTTACTATCTTGTGGAATTTTTGCCTTTTTACCTAACTGTGCAATTTGCTGTAAACCTTTAGAAGCCGCACCGCCTCTAATTAAGTTTGCTAAAGGCCCAAGCACTGCACGACCGACGCCTAGCAATGCCGGAATGAATTCGTTTAGCTGTTCGGCTGATTCATCTACCATATCGCCAAAATCTAAATCATTTAATACTTCAGGAGCATTATCTTCTAACCATTTCTTAACTAAAGGACGAACACACTGGTCTGGATCTTCTTCAGCAACTTGCTTAATTTCAGAGTACAATCCTGAATCTTCGATGATATCTTCCAATGCGCTAATAGCATTCATACCATCGTTTCCTGCAGGAAAATGCTCTTTAACAAGCTTCTGCAATGAGTCAATAGCATGATCTCTTATTTCAGGATCATCAGATGTGACGTTTGTAGCCTCTTCAATTTTTGATATCCAATTTTCTAAATCTTCTAGATGATTAACTTCTTTTTTATAATTGTCTTCACTGCGCTCTTCTACTTGAACAAAACTGACTACGTCATCATAGCCTAATTCATTTTCTTTCATAAATTTGTATAGGATAGGAAACACTGATTTAATTTCTTCGTTAAAGTTTCTAATGGTGAATTTTTCGACTAAATCTTGTTCTACATCTTCAGGAAGATCGATTGCCTCTTCAGCTTCAAAATTGTTTACAAAATTTTCATAATACGATTGCTTAGACAGTTTCTTGACAGTGCCTTTGAGAGATTCTAATTCATTTTTTGTTTTTTCAATCAAGTTAGATGTTTCTTCGCTGATCAAATTATTACGATTGATATAGTTTGTAAAGTTTTTTAAATGAGAAATTTTTTCGCTCATTGAAACGATACCTTCGCCGATTTGATCATACGGCAGTCCGCCGTTTGCTACATGACGTTGCATAGCTCTCGCACCTGCTAGATGAACATACGGATATTTAAATCTTTCACCTTTTGAATTTTCTATAAACATAGAAGAAATATTTCTAGTTCTTGCCGCAGGATCTATATCGTTTAACGTTTTTTTATGTTTGATAATTAATTTTGTATCTTGTAAATCCTGGTAGCTGGTCTTGCTTGTACCATACATATGGCTTTCGTTCATCATTATATCCTCAACAAATTTGTCGTTATTTGTTTTATCAAAGTATCTTTCGTTATTGGATAAAAATGCATAATCTCTTGTATGCAAAATATCCTTGCTAATATCTCGTGTATCGAAACTCATTAATCGTTTCTTGGAAAACAGCCTTAATTCTTTTAAAAAACTATACCATTTTTGTTTTTCACCGTCAGCCATATCTTCTGTTATATTTGTACTGAAATAAACTTTTAATGAATTGTTTTCATTAATGCTTATCGTAACATGTCCGATTGATCTGTCATTATCGGTATATTCAAAATCAAAAAATCTAGCATCTTCAGGTGTTATAGTAACTTCGCCGTCTTGAGTACCAAGCTTTAGTCCTTCGAATCTGCTTCTAATTTTGTAAAATAAATCTGTTGCTATGCCGTTTAGTGAATCCATAACAATATTTATCAAAAACCAGTACTAACGAATATAGGCAATGGTGCAGACTCTTCTGTAATTTGTTCTGTCATCTTTTCGTAAATTTTAGGATCCCAGTCAGCCAATACCGAAGCCATACGAACACACAATAGTGTGGCACTTACTAAATCATCGTGTTCTCCGCTTTTTGCTCCAAATCCTACACCGTTAGCAATATAGGTCTTTAATTCTGTTATTAACGGCTTGGAATAAATTTTCATTTTATTTGTTTCTATGAGATTTTTAAATTTAGAACAGGCTGTAATTTTATTTTTATGAGTTGTGTTAAATCCCTTACGGAACCTACGTACATGTCCTTTTCTTATAGGCTCGCTCAAGAACAATCCAGGAAAATTATCTTCGCCGATATCATTAATAACAATAAGTGCGGCTTCTCCTAGAGTGTTGTTTTCTACAGAATAATAAATTTGTGGTTCACCGCCTTTTGATTTCGCAGTATCTTGTATGTATTTCAAAATATCTCTAAGAATCTTCACCTGCTGTTGTACCGGAGTTGTATTGTGTCGCCATTCAGCTACCTGATCCATTGAAGGCATTTCAAAAACTTGAATTGCGCCATAATCGCCTCCGGTTCCTAAACTAGGATCTAGCGCAACTAGATATGTAGCTTTCGGGTTTATATCTTTATACCAACGAGTTTGTCCCATGGTAAGCATAGGATCTTTGCCTTCTAATTCAACAAGTTTTACACTGTTGATCAGTGTTTCGTCAAAAATCAAGAATTCACAATCGAACTCTCGACGAAATCTTTCTTCACCGATTTTTGCCTTTTCTTCTGCGGCCCAATCATCATCTCTATCGGGATGTTCGGTCCATGGTGCAAAAAACGGATAAAATCCATTTAAGCCAACTTCTCGGTCATTGCCGTGCGCATCAAACTTTTTCTGAGCCTCTGTCCAAATCATCGCAAATTGATCTTCATCTGAGTTTGGTGTTGAAGTTACAATACACTTACCGCCCGTTGACAGTGTAGGTGAAAGTGCTGTCCAGAACTCTTTGGCTTTTTCGGGAGGTTGTACAAACGCAAACTCGTCGCAGTAAATTAATGACAATGACTTACCACGTCCTGTGTTTTCTGTTGTGGTGGTTGCTTGTACACGACTACCATTATCAAATTCAACAGTATTTCTGTTATATGTATAAATTCCTGCACGAACAAAATCAGGCAATTGCTCATAACCGTATCTGAAACGATTCATAATATCTTGAGCACCTACATATTTGTGTGCGGCAATTAGAATTTGTGATTCGGGAACAAACATTGCATACCATAACAAATATCCTGCGGCACAGGTCGTCTTTCCCATCTGTCTAGGGAGCATAGCAACAGTATATCTGTAATCGTTGTAAGAGGCAATAAGATCTTTTTGAAATCCGTATGGTTCAAAAGGAATAGAACCTTTAGTAGGATGTTGAATTTTTAGAAAGTTTTGCATAAAATACAAAGGACCACCTTTTAAGTCCATGCACTTTTCTAAATGCTCAATTTCTGTTTCAGTGTAACGCTGTTTTGCATGCGCTTTTTTAACAAGAACGCCGTCTAATGATTTGCTCATAGCTTTATTTAACCAAAAAAATAGGGCCGTTCGACCCTATTGATTTTGTTATTCTATTTTAAGAGTGTGTAAAATTACTGAATGAAGTTTTGACTTCGCAGGTTATTGCTGTCATATCAAAATCGTTATTGCCATAGTCAACACCTAACGCAACAATTTCATCTTCAATTTGCTCTACCAATGTTTCAGCACCGGCGCCATCATAATCTAAACTTTGATTCGATTGTTCTACTGCAAACGCCATTTGTGTATTTCCATCGAACAAATCTCCACGAATTACAATGGTTGCATACTTTTGAATAATTTCAATAACTGCTTGAATTGCTTCATTTGCACCTGTTTCAGCGTTTGCCGCGGCGACAAAATCAACAACAAAAAAAGTTAAAGGTTTGTTGCCGTAAAAATCAATTGCGGTTGCATCGAATACACTTTTTTTATTTTCTGCAACGAGTATAGAACTGCCGCCGCCGATTGTTGCTGTTAATAAATCTGCCATTTATCTTTCCTTTATTTCTTGTAGTGTTTTATGAAGTTGTTCTTTGATTGACTCTTCTAAATCGTCTGCATGACTAATTTTTTGTAAAGGATTATCGCCTCCACCTACTTTATTATTAGTTTTCTTAGGACGATTCATGCCGCCTGCGAGCTTGTTCAACATATAGTCTATATCTTTTACATCTTCGTCAGGTTCATTTGCATAAGCTTCTTCTTGTGGCTCATCCATGACAGCTAGGTCTGGTTGATAATCACCATCCATGTCAATATCCAACTCACTGTCATTGCTTGAATGTGTGTTTAAGTCCGACAAAAGGCCTAGAATATCTTTCATACCGTCAACCCCTTGAGCATTAATGTTTATACTCATAGAAGGCTTAGGATCCTGGGGTGTTACTACAGGCATAGGTGCTTCGTCTACTTTCTCGATGTTATCAATTGCTTCAAGCAATGTTTTCAATTCCATTTATTTCTCCTCGGTTCCTGCAGATAATGCATGACCAAAATCTTTATTTTTTTCTTCTTTTTGTGTTTCTTTTCGTTGATTCTCTAAATCTTTCAAAAAGTTTGTATTGTATTCGTCACCGAAATATTCCTTCGATTCGGCATTTGTAAGTTCTTCATAGTTTGTGTTAGTTAAAAGCGTTTCGTCAGTAAGCAGTTCGCCTTTTGTAGCTTGATCAACTTCTGAAGGATCCATACTGTTTCTAACTATAATTTTTTCTTCGCTAATATCAAATTCTTTTATAATGCTGGCGATTTCAGGCGGTGTAATTGGATATTGTGTTTGTACAGAAAAGATGCTTACTTCTTGATTTCTTAAATCTGGAAAATCTAAAGGTACTCGCTGTATAGGAGTTTCCGACTCCTTTTTAATTTCGAGGGGTTCGTATGATGTCAACGCTTCTTTCAATTTACCTTCAAAATCGTCCACAATCTTACCCGCAACTTTTACTTTGTGCGTGTAGATTTTTTGACTTTCAGTTAAATATTCTTTAAAACTTTTCATAATAGTATTTATTCTTCTTTCCTTAATTTTTTCAATAGCTCGTTTCTATCTGAAATTATATAACCTTCACCGGATAAAGTATCTTCTTCCGGTTTGCTATCTTTGTCTATTTTCATTTTTTTAAGTTGAAGGTCGATTGCTTTTAATTTCCTATCAATCTTTGCTGATTTGGCGTCTATAGCATTTTTTAACATGCCGCTTGCAACTTCGAAAATTCTTCCACTATATCGAACTTCGACATTCATTCCGAGATCCATTAAATCGTCATATGCTTGTTCTGCCTTTTCGGATAATGAATCTAAATCACCTTCTTCAAGAGATTCTAGCTCTTGTATTGCAGGTAAATCGCCAGTAATTTGAGTTACCGCTTGATAACTGTCTTCGATACTGGATACTTCTTGGTGTCCCGCAATTTTTTCTTCGTGGGCTTCATTAAGTTTCTTTTTATCTTCCAAGTTAAAAATTTCTTCTAATTTTTTAGTCATAATTTTACTTATCGTCTTTTGCCGCCTGTGTGAAAGATTTCATCTTCATTCACTACTCTAAATTTAAGATTTTTTTGTTTACACCAAACATTTGCCGCTTCCCACTTAGCAAGATTTTTTACATATTGTTCTTGGTTATATCTACTGTTGCCTACCTTTTCTCTAAGTGTATGGTTGCTGGGTTTTACTTCAACTACTTCAGCATGTTTGTTGCCGAACTTATCTTCATAAACAACAAGAAAGTCAGGAACATATATTGTGTGTTTGCCAGTAAAAGGATCTTTATAAGGAATTTTAATAGTTTCCGATGACCATTGAATAATGCTAGGGTGTTCGTCTAGCATTCTCATAAAAACAAATTCCCACGAACTACGAGCTAACGGTTTCTTCGTTCCCGAATATTTCTTCGGGTTTTTCATTTTAAAATGGCCTTGAGCAAATCTTGGCATTATGCACCTATGTTTCTTTGTTGTTCGTTTGTTACGATGTCTTGTTGACGATATCCTAATGTGCTTAAAGGAATTCTGTTGTTATTTAAAATTTCTCCCACCAACGCAGAAATTTGAATTTGATTAAATCCTTTAATTTGATCTAATATCGTGAATATAGGTGTTTCGTCAATTTTAGCTTGTTTTAGTAAAGCAAGACCGCTCACTATTGCCGCGTCTTTGCCAAATCCTGCACTTGTAAAAAATCCAATCACAGCATCAATTTCGTTTGCATTAAAAGATATAGGGACTTCCCCATATGCTTCGAAAAAAAGTTTAGTTCCGGCCGCACTGTCTTGAATAATTTTAGGAGGTAGGTTAGTTGCCATTTAAGAAGATCCTTGCGTGTCTGTAAGATTTTTTTGAGAAGCTGTAGTTGTTGTAGTTGTTCCTTGGTTCTTTGGAAATATTGCGCCTGCAACACCGCTAACGGTATTTACGATACCATTAATTGATTCGGGACTTCTAATAAGATTTATAGCTTCTGCTTTGAGAGAATCCTTATCTAAATTTTTAAAATTTTTATAAGTGTTAATAGCGCCGATTGCTGTGCCTAAAAAGTTTTGTGGACTCGAAAATGCTGTTCCGTCAGCTACTGATCCAAAAATACTTTCTAAGCCGTCCAAGACGCCGCCTTCGCTGGTGAGAGTTGAGAGACCTCCGCCTGCAAGTGTCAAAGGAGATGGTGAATTATCATAGTATAATGTCGCGAATCCTTTTGGATTATCTCGTTTTACAATTCCTCCACTATAGTATACTGATTCGTATTCGACAGACATTTTGTTTTCCATCGGCATTGAATCTTCTGCATAGTCTGGAGTTCCGTGTTGCCAGGTTTTAATTTTTGGATTTACCAAAGTGTAACCTAACCAACGTTGTCTAGCCATAGTATAAATTGAAATATTCTTAAAAAACGGTACTGATCGGCCGTTATCTAAACCAAACCTATAGTTATCAAGGGCTGGGATTTTCTCGTTTCTATAGTGTGTTGCACCAAATGCAGGTTCTGGATTGTTTCTATCTTTAATATAGTATCCGTAATATAATGCCCACATTGCATTTATAACGCCGCCGTTATCGTCATGGAAAGTAAAGTCGACAGGATCATAACTGAAATCTTTATACAATACTTTTTTTCTATTGTATTGATTTTTTGTTTCAGTTGTAAACGTATAATTCGGAAGCGAGCAATTTTTTACAAGATAACCCACTTCTTCTGAATGTTTAGCTTCAAACCCTTTAGATGCTTGTTTCAGTGCAGTTCTGTCAAATTCAAATCTTACATAGTAGTTAAATTTCGTTCTTGGGGCAAGCCTATAACTATTATCTAGAAATAGTCTAGTTGCATGTTGAAAATTTCCTACTAACCCTTTTGGATTAGTTAATCCATTTCCAAAACCTGTTAGAAATCTTGTAAACTTGTTTGCCATACTATTATTTAGCCATAAAAAAAGCCCAGTTTATATACTGGGCTTTTTATTACTGGTTGAGTCTTACTGACCGCCGCCTGTTGTGTTAGTTCCTAGTGTAGAATTGAATGCGGCTCCGATATCTTCACCGAATCCTTCAATTGCAGTACCAGTACCGCCTTCAGAACCTTTAAGTTGTTCCATATTGTCATAACGAACAGTTAGTGCTATAGTTGCTGGCTCGTTTGTTGCGTAGTTCAACTCACCATAATCTACAGATTGTAAGAAACAGCCATAAAGCAAAAATGCTTCCAACGTGTTAACCGTTGCGCCGTTTCCACCGTCCAAAATTTCAAGTCTAGTAGTAAATTTATAATCAATACCTGATCTTGCAGATGCTTGTTCTTGGAAATCAAATTGCTTCTGAATTTGCTGTCCCACTGATTTTTGAACAATACCACTTGCATCGTCACGTAAATTAATCGACATAGTTTGAAATTCATACTTTCCTGCAAGATAAACCCTTGAGTTATAAACAGGTATTTCCATTTCTGAGAAACTCACTTGAGGTCTCGTTACATCTGTTACCTGTCTAGTCAACTCTGTGTTATCTGCATCAGCACCGAAATTACTTAGAGTAACACGGAATCTATACTTTAACTTAGGCATCAATAAGCCTTGTGTTGGAGTAATTCCGTTAGTTGGTACTGTAAAATTGTTTAAGCTTGTTAAAGGCATTATATTTCTCCCGTGTTCTGTACTCTAAGCGGAATGTAAATAAATTCAATAGATTTAACTGGTTCTATAGCAATATCTACATACAACTCATTTCTATCTATTCTGCTTGGAGTGTTGTTTGATTCATCGCATACTACTGCAAAGTCAAAGATAGCTCTTAAACCAACAAGTTCTAACAGTAAACTTTCAACTGCGCCTTTTATTTCGTCGCGTGTTAATTTATCGTTTGGTTCGAAAATGTAAGGCTTTGCAAGCTTATCAAGCTGGCTTCTTAAATATGCCACCAATCGTGAAACATTAATTCTATCAAGAGCACTTGCATTACTTGCACGAGTCTTTTGCCCGAAGTTTACAAGCCCTACACCTGTAAAGAACGTGATTGGATTTATTTTTAGATCATAAAGCGTATCTCGTTGTCCTTCGTTCAGTGCAACAGTTTGGAACTCGCCAGTCAACCCATCGATATAACCAACGCTTGTAGCATTAGTAATACCACCACGTCTTGTACCTGCTGGTGCAAACCATGGGAAGCTAACCTGATCACTCAGTGTCATAGTTCTTAGCATCATATGCGAAGGAGGTATTACAGCATTTGTTCCACCTAGATCTGTTGTGAATCCGCTTGGATAAAACACTGCCGCATACTCGTCAAAACTAACAAGTCCTTCATCTCCGTTATCAAATGCTAAGTTTTCATTAGATCCCCAAGATGTTAGTGTAGTTGCATCGCTTTGGATACGGAATGGCGTGTCGCCTACAACAAATGCAGTTAAGCCTCTGTCAATGTTAAGGTTGATAAGATTGCTTAACAATTCAGTGTATCCTGGACAAGAAATTAAGTTAAAGTTACGTCTTTCAGTATCGCGTAGTTGCTCGTTTACATCTACTGCACTCTTAAGCGCAGATACTACAACTTTACGCTGTGCATTACGTCCAAACGCACCGCTGCCGTCTTCGTTATTTGCAGATGCAGTAACCCAACGATCAGTAGCATAACCGCTTTGTGATTGTCCTGAACTATAGCCGTCGCCGTTTGGACTGTTAACAGCATCAAATCTTGCGTTATCTTCGCCTAGATTGATGTAGTTGTTAGCATAACGCTTAACATTTCCGCCGCTTCTGCGTGTGTTATATAGAAGCATACCAGTTGGATACAAATCTGGATCTGGTGCATCAGTGTCAAGGTAATTGCTGGTTAACAATGTTACTATGTTCGCCGCTGTATCCCCAGTAGCACCAGAATCGCCATATCTTGCATCAGCAAACAATACACCGTCTTCTGTTGTTTGATCGGCTGTGTCAAGCTGGACCCATTCTGCATTATTTGCATCGTACCTATACATTGTCGGGAAATTTTCTAGATCAGCTGTGCTAATCCATAAATCATTTGCAACAAGTGCAGTACCGTCTGATTGTTCGTCTGGCTCCGAAGCACTTACTATAGGACCAGCTGGATCTGTTAATGGATACTCGTTTAGATAACCTACCCAAGTATTACCGTTATGAACCATAATATCAACTTCGCCGAAGTTTGGATTATACCATAACTGTCCATCCGATGGTTCGTTTAATGGCTGGCTTGAAACAGCACTGAACCCTTCTGTGATCAAAGGCTTCCAGTTTGTAGCAAGATAATCATCATCGCTTGTTGCAGGTAGACTATAAAAATTAGATGTTCCTACATTTGTAACAACATTATAAGGAGTAAAGATATCAGCAATCGGCGTTCCGTCGCCGTCTGATATTCTAATGTCTCCGCCTAGCGAATGATACAGTTCAACTTGATTATCGTCTGTTACTCTAGCATTTACATTTACTAATCCTGCCGCGTTTACAGCTTCAGCCATTGTATCCGCATCGTTAGCATTTCCAATCGCGTCAAACGAAACTGTGGTTGCACTTGAGAGGCTAAGTTCTCCTCTAAGGCTTTCCTTTACAGTGAACGTATAAGTTCCAGCAGTAAATGTATCAGCAGTTACAGCCGTGCCAGTGATTGCAGTTTCGCCAACACTTGCACGTCTCCATAATTTAAATTGTGCTGTGCCTTTGACTGTTCCTGCAACATCTTCACCTTGAGGTACATTTGCGTTTGTCTGTACAAACAACGAGTCTACAGTTAAGTTTGCGCCACCGCCTGAACGATCTAAATAGTAAAGTGAAGAATGTGTGCTATCATACAGTGGAGCATTAAATGGTACCCAGCTTTGAATTGCTGAATTCCACTGACTAACTCTCCAGCGAGCTCCTTGATTTGGCTCGGTTGTTTTAACCCATATTGATCCAGTAGGACGTGGAGTATTACCGGTAGCTTTCCAAGTTGGAACTCTTGTATGAGGTGTTTGTTGAAGTGCAGGAGGATAGTATGTACCTGTGCTAATTCCTAGATCATCAAGTACGCCAGGATTATCGCCTTCTTCAATTTGAATGACACCGCCTGAGGAACTATCTTCTGTAATTGCTGTACCGTCGCTGTACAAATAAAGTGCGCCACTTACATTTTTAGCATAAATTCCCGGAATAGTTGTTCCTATTGTACTTACTAAACCGTCTAGTGTTTCTGTTCCAGGAACAGTAATAGTTGTTCCATTAATTTTGAAGTTTTCTCCACTTGATAGTGTTTCTGTTAACACATCGCCCTGAACTGCAGGATGGCTTGCAATCCAATCTGCAGAACCTACCAATACCCAAGAGCCGGCGTCAACTCCTGCTCCTAAGCCGCTGCCTGCTGATTTGTAATACAGTTTTGCATTTTCTTTGATGGTTGTTCCTGTTTCGAATACAACCGCATAATCGCCTATCGCTCCAACACTGCCCTTAGGTGCATTACTGGTAATTCTGCTTGAATCGTCATCTGTCAATACTATAGGTTGCTTGTAACTAAAACGCTGTCCGCCTGTAGTAGTGGCAGCCGCGCCGTTCCATTCTTGAATACCAAATGTGGTAGTTGCTGTGTTAACCCACCAAGCACCGTCGTCTGGTTCTGCGCCAGGTTCAGTTGTTGATGCTTCTAATTGATCTAAATCTACGTCTGCTCTTGCTACAAATACTGAATTTGTAACACCTAATAGGCTGTATGCCGCTAATAGTCCGTATTCGTTTCTTTCTGATCCGTGTACTGGCGTTCCTGAAACAGTTTTTTCAAAGAAAGGAACACCAAATGTATCTAATAATTCTCTTTGACTTGTGATTCTAAAAACGCTTCCCGCATTTGCTTGAGTTGTTCCTGCCGCAGTGCCCGTGCCTGCCGCATTGGATTTGTTCTGTCCCGTTGCTACTATAATAGCCGCTGTAGTTCCTGGCTCAGCTGGCGTATAAAAGCTTTCGTCAATTACAGTAACTTCAACTCCCGGTGATGATAAAGCCATATTGTTCTCCTAATATTGAACTGTGTAGTATTTAGTGTAAACCCGCAAAAAAATACTTGATATAAATAGAAAAAAGGGGTAAAAAAGGTTCAATTATGCGTCCAATGTGCAAATGTGGTGAAAGACCCAGGGCAATTAACTATAAAAAAAATGATAAAACGTATTATCGAAGTCTATGCGAAGTCTGTTTATCTAACGGCTTGTATCACAGAGTTCCTAGATGGAAACGTGCAGGTTACAAAATTAAAGACAAATGCGAACGCTGTGGATTTACATCAGCTGTAGCTAAAGTTTTTAAGGTTTTTCATGTCGATGGAGATCTAAACAACTGTAGGTACAGAAATCTAAAGACTGTTTGTAGTAATTGTTCTATCATAATTCAACAAAGCGAAACACGATGGAAGATAGGAGATCTAGAAGCAGATTTTTAGATTAGAAGTGTTTTTGTATTTGTGTTTGCAAGTGTTCTATATCTTTGTCGTTATTAATCACAACATCAAACTCTGTACCTATCCACATATATTCGCTAGGATGAACGTTATATTTTTCCATAGAAGATGTGTCATTAAGTGCGTTAGCCATTACAGCTTGTGCCCACCAGTTAGGAAGTTCTCCTCTTTTTACCCACCAAATTTCGCCACCTAGTTCTTTAATTGAATTTATTTCGTTGGGAAATCTGCAATCGGATATAATAATGTTGTCTGTTGTATTTTCTATTTTTTTCTGTAGACTGTAAATCCACATATCGTTATGAAAATTATCTCGGATAACATCGGTCCCCCAATATTGTAATACCCACCTCGGAGTCAATGTTGGCATATTAAGTTTGTCTGCCCACCAGTGATCTACTGATTCGCGCCAAGTTCTATCTTCTTCAGTAATGCCTTCGAGTTTGTCTCGATCCCATTGAAATGCACAAGCAACACAATCTTTCAAAGAAGATGCAAAACTTTCTTGTTTAAATTGATAGTTATCGATGAGATATTTTGCAACAGTATCTTTTCCGCTTCCGATCAATCCACAAAGACCTATAATCATTTTATACTCCTATCTATATATTATAGTAGAAAAAGTATTACAAGTCAACGTTTTTTGTTTAATCTACGGATTAACTTAGAAACAGGATTAGTTCTTTTTGTGAATTTAGCTCTACGTGCTTGACGAACTCCGGTAGTAGCTCTGGTTTTTTTCATTCGCTGTGCTTTAGCAACATCAGGATGAGCAAAACAATCCGATGGCTTCGGAACTGTTCTGCCTTTTCTCGGTCCAAACATGCATCTATATTTTAGCTTAGGGCCGCTTTTGCTTTTTGACCATACTGCTTGTACTTCGTTTATAAATTCATCTGCTTTCATTAACCAATTACCCAACCGTAGCCATGTCCGCCCGACACTAAATTAGTTAGCTCTAAAGTTAATCTATCAAGATCGGCCTGGCCTTCGGCTTTCATGCTCGATCCGTTTAGAGCAGTTCCCCCTTGTGGGCCTGCAATACTGGCAAACTTTTCTCTTGCTTGTCCTAACATGATTTTGCAGTTTGCTAACGAATAATCTTTAATCCATTGTCCTGCATAGGTGTCTTCGATAATTGCAAAATCAGGCCTTACATTATAAGCCCAAAGCAAAACCTGTTCGTCTGCTCTCGGACGTTGCATTATTGTGAGTTTATGAGCCTGAGAATTCCAATTAAAGTTAATAAAACTGCCAAACATTTTTCCAACAAGTTCTTGATAACCTGCAAATAATTCATACGTTGCAAGCCCGCCCATATTGGTTGAACTAAGCAAATATGTGTTTGTATAAGCAAGATTAAACGGTTCGAATACAGTGCCGCCTTGGCCGCCGCCGGTTCTTGAACCAATACTTCTACGATAAACTTGTCTTACTTGTTGTACTTCTTGTGGAAGAATATAATCATTCTGATCTTCATTCAATGTCAAGAACAAATAACTTTCCTCAACACTGTTATCAGAACGTTGTCTGAACACCGCTAAAGATCGGTCTAACGCAGTTTTATAATGTTCAGGATCTAATTCTACATCAATCATGCCGTCGCCCAACATGGTCCTGCAATAATCATAAACTTCCTGTCTGTGTTGATCTATTTGACTCATATGTATATTTATCCGGTAAATATAGTTATGCCAAGATTAAGTTTATATCGTCCGGAGAAAGGTAAAGATTATAAATTCATAGATAGAACTGTTTATGAAATGTTTCAAGTTGGTGGTACCGATGTGTACCTACATAAGTATCTAGGACCTAACACAGAAAATTCAGAAAATACACCGAGTCAGCCTCAGTATGACGGTGCGCTTGAATCTCAAATTCAAGATTTATTATTTTTAGAAAACAGGGATCGAAAATATGATCCTGACATCTATATGTTGCGAGGCGTGTATAACGTATCTAATACCGATTTTAATTTAAGTCAATTTGGATTATTTTTACAAAACGATACACTTTTTATTGTTTTTCACATAAACGATTCTGTGGAAAAAATTGGCAGAAAAATCATAGCGGGCGATGTGCTAGAATTACCTCATCTCGATGACGAACACGCATTAAACGATCTTCAGTTTGCACTAAGAAGATTTTATGTTATTGAAGAAGTTAATCGTGCCGCAGAAGGATTCAGTGTTACTTGGTATCCTCATTTGTACAGAGCAAAATGTACACCGCTTGTAGATAGTCAAGAGTACAAGGATATTCTCGACGGGATTGCCGATCGAACAGGCGAAGATACCGAAACGTCTCTTAGAGATATTATGAGCACATACGAACGAGAAATGCAAATCACACAGGCAGTTCTCGATCAAGCGGAAGAAGATGCTCCTAAGTCAGGATATGACACTTCTAAATACTATCACTTACAAACAGACGATCAAGGCAATGCAGAATTAGTCACAGTAGATACCAGTAATATCGACGCATCCGAACAGACACAGGCAACAGATGTAGACGGAAACCTATTATTTGATACATCCGGCGATCCAGTTTATATTAATCCTACAGCATCTGCACTGTTAGAAACAGCAGACGAAAAGAAATATAATGGTTATATTTTATCTGACGGATTACCCACAAATGGTGCTCCGTTTACCGCAGGATTGGCATTTCCATCGTCCGCTGTTCAAGGGCAATTTTGTTTAAGGAAAGATTATCATCCTAATCGATTGTTCAGATACAACGGAACACGTTGGATTAAAGTAGAGGATTCAGTAAGAATGACTATGAGTAATTTAGGACCTAGTGATGTTCAAGAAGGAGGAGTGTTCGAAGGAAAAGATGCACGTGAAACTCTTAAAACTTCTTTTATTAACAATACTAATACAGATACAATTAATGGCAAAGAGATTACAGAAAAACAAAGTTTATCTAAAGCACTTAGACCAGAGGCCGACGAATAATGGATTTCTTTTATGATGGGCAAGTAAGGCGTTATGTTACGCAATTCATGAGAATTTTTATAGGATTCAAGTACCAAACCGGTGACGGTACACAGAAGACTATCCCTGTAGCTTACGGAGATTTAACTCGTCAAGTTGCCAGTATTATTAGAGAAAATTCTGAAAACAAAATGCCAACAGTGCCGAGGATTGCCTGCTACGTTTCTGACTTACAGATTGATACTTCGCGATTGTCAGATGCTTCATTTGTTTCTAAAATGAATATCAGAGAACGTTCATACGAAGAAGTTGACGGACAAATTGAATATAAAAACTATCAGGGCGGCGGATACACTGTAGAAAGATTAATGCCAACACCGTTTTTGATGAAAATGAAATGCGACATATGGAGCTCTAATACTGATCAAAAACTTCAAATACTAGAACAAATTTTAGTGATGTTTAATCCCAGCCTCGAAATTCAAACCACTGATAACTACATTGATTGGACTTCGTTGAGCAGTGTATATCTAGAAAACATTACGTTTACATCTAGATCAGTTCCTGTCGGAGTAGACGACGATATAGACGTCTGCACAATAGAATTTAGTATGCCGATTTATATTACGCCGCCGGCTAAAGTGAAAAAATTAGGCATTGTTAAAACTATTATCGCTAATGTTTTTACCGAGCAGGGAGATATTGTAGATATTCAAGATTTGATATACAACGAAGACGAGGCAGCCGCACAGGTAAGAGTATCCGTGGATGGTTATCCAGTGATATTATCTAAATCAAATAATCTAGATGCAAACGATTTCAGTTTATTTGCATATGATGTTAGACAGGTTGCTCTACAGTTAGGACTAGATGCTAACAATATTACTATAGGCAACAAAGTTGACTGGTACAAAATACTGGAATTGCATGGCGGTTATACCAACACCAGTTTAATTCATTTCTTACAGCCTAACGGATTTGAAATAACCGGAACATTTGCGGTAAATCCAGCAGATCCTACAGCACTAACAGTATCGATAGATGCTGATACTATTCCTACTAATACAATCGATTCTATCACAGCAATTATAAATCCTCAAACGTTTAATCCCGGCAATAATGTGTCAGCTGGTACTAGATATCTAATTTTAGAGGATGTAGGACAAGATACCCCTCCGTGGAGATTAAATGCACCAGCAAATTCTATTATCGAGTATGACGGTAGTAGCTGGGAGATGAGTTTTGATCCTAGGATTCCATCCGATGTACAGTATGTTCAAAATCAAAGAACACTAATTCAATATAAATGGACTGGCGAAGAATGGCTTAAGTCGTTTGAAGGAGAATATGCAGCCGGATACTGGCGATTTGAACTTGACATATAATAATTATTTGTATGAATCAAAAAGCCGGGTTGTTTTTTATATCAGTGTCCACACAGCGTTTATTTCTAATTTTAGAAAAAAATAAATGGACCGTGCCTACGTTTTCAAGAAATAGTACATTGCTAAACGACGCAGAATTCTTGCTAAATGAGTATGCTTACGGAAAAATAATTCCCATAGAGCTTTACGTCAGTAACGACAAAGGCTTCGAATACGGGACCTATGTGTGCGTTGTAGACGCCGAATTTCTAGGAAACGAGAAGGAAACTATAGCTTGGTGTAATTTTGGTAACCTGCCGAGAAATTTACACGTCGGGTTGAAAACAACATTAAATAACACACAGATAAAAACTAAAATTGAAACAATAATGGAATTACAAAATGTTACAAAAGATTGAACAAAGCGAAGCATTCAAAACCGATTATAAAAAATATCAGTCTGATATTTCAAAAATTACAGATAAAAAACTGCAAGAAGACTGCACTGATTTGTTGAGACAGTTGAAAAACACAGTAGTTTGGATAGATAACATGCACGAGCAATTGTTTGTTACACATCAAATGCCGTCGGATGTGTCAGAAGCTCGTCAAAAAATCATCAGCATTAAGAAACAACTAGATACTAGACTGAAAAGTTACCAAAACAAGAAGCGCAGAACACTTTAAGCCTGCGCTTCTGACCATTTTAATACAATATTAGCATTAACTGCGTCGCCACTTACTTTATACACGTTGATAGCAAGAACATCCGGGCCGTTCGGGAAGGTGCCTCTTCCACCGATTGTGGTATTTGTAAGCTCTTTCAATTTGTCTAGAGTCAATGTCGCCCTTTCTCCAGGTACCGCAATAAACGAAAATACAGTTTCCCCAGGCTGTGCATACGCAGGATTACCAAATTCAAATGTTACAGTATCAGAAGCACTGATTGATGCTACAGAAGTCTGGCTAAATGTAACCTCGTAAAAAACAGTGCCTCCTAATTGTAATTCATTAACATTGGATACCGCTGTACCAGCTGGCCAATTAGTATCGGATGCCGCTACAGAAGTACCAACTGTTGCGCCACTGGCTACCCAGCTTGCTTGTGTGAACAGCAATCTGTTGGTAATTCCTTCATATGTGCTGAAAACGAATTTTAATTCTGTGCTTGCATTAGTTTGATTATTAGCTGTTGTGCCGCCGAATTGATCTTGATAATATACCTGAACAGAGTCAACGCCGTTGTCTTCTACCCTAGTTACAACATAAGTGTCGCCGCCGGAACCGGTAAATGCATTGGGATTCTGCGAAAATATTTGTGCACCAACAAGAATAGGACCAGCTGATACATAATCCGCATAATTTAATGGAACTGGAGAAAATCTATCATTAAACAGCCCGGTTCTTGTGTACACAAACCCTGTGTCAATATCGTCTGAAACCGTTGCTGTTGCCGTAGTTAAACTTGCGCCGCCATTCCAGTCAACTGAGCCGCCACCTGCAATCTGTGCAAAACTCGGCTGTCCGCCTTGTGCAAGACCGCTTAATCCTCCCCAGCCGATATCTGCCGGGTTGATAGGATAGTTTTGCGGATTAAGAATACCTTCGATAACAATGCCACCTCTGATAGGCGAATCATCGCCGGCCGTTCCGTCTGATGTAATTTCCAAACTGTCAAGCAATAACTGAGCTCGATTCACCAGTTCTCTTTCTCCTAGATCGCCAACAATAGCGTTAGATACGCTCGGTGCTAATCGAATTAAGAACGCAGTTTCTCGTGTAGTAGTTACAGAAATGCCGTTAGCTGAATATGAGAATAAGTATCCTCTATCGTCATCAAACAATCCATCTGTTAACAGTGCCGAACCCCAGTGACTAATCACAGGAGTTACTGTGGTACTAACTAGAATTACGCCTGCGCCTGCACTGTGACTTACTGCGTCTCCTGCGCTATAGGTTCTATTAGATCCGCCTGCAAAATTACTCAAGTTGGCTGATCTTGTTAATCCAGAAAGTGTGTTACCGGATCTTGTAGTGTAACTTATTAACTCATTGTCTATCATTATGGTTCCGCCGTTAGTGGGGAAATAGTAACCATTAAACAATTCTAGTGTTGTATCTCCTGATTCGATGCTTAATCGAAGGGCATCTCTTGCACCTTCGTTCTTAACATCATATCTCACAGGTAAGTTAGCTGTACGCATGTATGCTTCAGTTCGGTTATTTGAGTTTCTAATTCTGTGGAAAATTATAAATTTACCGTCTGCTCCACGCAACATAAATTCAATAAATCCAGCCGCGTACCATGTATATTGTACGCCAATCATCTGCATTTTTGTAGGATCTAGATTATAACCGCTCGGACCGTTTCCATCTAGTTTATCAAGGTTCCACTCTTCTTGCGGAATAACTTCATCCTGTGTTAGTGCAATTTTTGCTCCGGAAACATTTACCGCTCCTCTAAAATCAGGAGATATTGTCATGTTTTGCTGATCTGTAATCGAAGTTACCGTATGGCTCATACCTCGTATAACGATCGGATCTCCAACTTTTAGTTGATCTTGGAATCTTGTATCTGTACCTACTACTGAATTCGAATCAGTATTAACCGCAATTGTTCCTGCTAATTGGAAAGTTGAGCTTCTTTTCACAACAGCCATTTTTATGCCATCGAACTGGAAGAAAATTCCATTCTGATCATCGAACGGGCCAGTTCTTACAGTTGCACCGTGCCAGTTTTTAACACTCATAGTAGCTTCAGGTCCTAACGAAGCAGTTAATGCCCCTACTGGAGTTGACGATCTTACCCTAAAGCTTCTTTCGTCAACTATGCTTTCTATGGTGTATTCGCCGTTATAACCGCCGGTTGATATTCCGGATATAACAATAACTCCACCTACTTGTGCGTTATGGTTAGTATCGTCAGTAGTTATTGTTAGCAATGAATTAGCCGCTGTGCTTTCAGCTGTTGCACTTAGTAAGTTATAGTTCGGAGCAAACAATGCGCCTGTTGTATACATTATGCCTTTACCTGATTGATAACGTATATACTTTTTACTCTGACGAACTGCTTGTGCTCCATGCGCAGGACCGCCTGTTCCTAGCTGTACACCGCCGTCGAACGGTCTATGTGTAAAGAAAGTATCCGGACGACTGTACACAACACCTGTCATATCAGTATTGGTATCAATAATTCCAGTTGTTCTAGCTGTGTAGCGTATTTCTGTCGGGCCAGGAATTTGACTAACATAAAAAGGACCGCTTGCTAATTCGTGATTTGCACTGGCCAGTGTAATAATCTGTGTTGCATCTGTGTTTGACACAGCAACAAAGGTATTTTCTCCGCTCGGTGTTCCAAATGCAATTTTATCCCAACCGGACGATGATTCCATGCTTTCTACAGACCATGTTATCCCATCGAATGTAGTTGCGGCATTTGTAGATCCTCTTGCAACCGCTACAAAGTTAGTTCCATCGAATGCAACAGAATTCCAGTTCGCACTGGTTCCTATGCTTCCTGTAGTCCAATTTATTCCGTCTGTGGAATAACCAGAAGTTGCTGTTCCTTCTGCAACAGCAACAAATCTGTCTAGACCAAATTCAATATCTCGCCATGAGGCACTTGCTGGAGCTGTTGCACTTGTCCAACTTTGTCCGCCATTTATAGAGTATGCGGCATCAGTTCCGCCGGTTTCGAAGGTTACAAAATAAGTTACCCCTCTTAGTGTGCCTGCACCAATTGCTCTCCAGTTTGACGTCGTAGGCAATGTCGATCCTGTCCATGTCTGGCCTCCATCTGTAGAATATGCGGCAGCCGTAGAATTATTTCTTACTGCAACAAAGACGCCGTCACCGTATGCTACACCGTTCCATGTTCCTGAGCTTGGTAGTGTGGAAGCAGTCCAGCTAATCCCATCTGTAGAGTATGCGGCTTCGTTTGTATCTCCGACCGCAACAAAATATCCTACTCCATCAACTTCGCCGTATGCCATATCTTCCCAAGCACTTGCGCTAGGCATTGTTGATGCTGTCCAGGTTTCTCCGGTAGTACTGTGTGCGGCAACATTAGATCCGCTTTCTACAGCAACGAATCTATCTTCACCGTATGCAATTCCTCGCCAGTCGCCGGACACAGTAATAGTGCCGTCGGCACCACTAAATGCTGGTGGAGGATTTGACGATATATCAATTAATAAACTGGACCCAGGCACAAGTCCGTGATCGGATTCAAAATCAATTGTTATTGTTGCAATAGCTCCAACATTAAGGGTAGTTCCATTTGTAATAGAACCTATTAACGCATCACTTAGGGTTAAAGAACTAAAGAAAGTAATTGAATCTCCTTCGTAAGGTGTTCCGGAAACATCAGCATCGGTAATTGCGCCTTGATCTACAGCAGTTACAACTATTATTGCATCGTTTGTTCCAGTTGTACCGCCTAAAGCCGAACCTGGGATTAAAATTTTGTCGCCAGTGTTATATCCAGAACCACCATTTTGCACTGAAACAGAATAAGAACCGTCTTGTCTAGTAATTGTAAAGAAAGATCCACCACCGGACGGTGTAACAAGACTGCCTGTTACACCAGTATAATCTGCATCACCTGTTACACCTGTGCCACTTAGTACTGTAAAGTTAACAACCGCTCCTGTGCCGAAAGAAACTCCATCAACCCTAATTGTAATATCGTTATCGGGAGAAGTTCCGCCGAAATCAGTTCCTACAAAAGTTACAACATCACCTTGTGCGTGTCCACTGCCTCCTGCAAATAAAGACACTGTGTAGTTCCCACTACCGCCTTCACGATCTACATCAATTCTAAAATTAATGCCAGCTCCGGTAGTTGAATCCTGATTTACATTTGTATATGTTTCGCCGCCTGATATCGACGTACCTTCAGTTTCAAAAGAAGTAATTGCGCCGCCTGAATCAATTTCTGTAACTATAATTGTTAGATCGTTAGCGGGTGTTTCACCGCCTAAATTATCCCCTGTAACTAAAATTCTATCGTTTACAGCATAGTTTTGTCCAATTTTAGAACTGTCTTGGGCATCAAACACAGTGTAAGCACCGGCAGATCTAGAAACATTGAATGTTCCGTCTTCTCCGATAGGTTGAACGTTAGATCCGCTCACTCCAGTGTTTGTTCCATTACTTCCTGTAAGTGTAGAAGTATATGGACCACTAAAATCAACTGTATTACCGTCAATCGCAGTAATAAACAGAGCATCGCCCTCGCTGTTATCAACGGCCATTCCGGCTGATAATCCTGAAGAATCAGTTAACGTAATAGATGTTGAATCTTCTGCAACATCATCTGCAATGTTTAATTCAGTTCCGTTGGCACCTGCATCTGCAACACCTGTTATGCTAGATCCTGGTACTAAAGAACTAGACCCTGAAATAGGCGATCCGATTGTCGGAGCAGTTCCTGTAAATGCTATAAATGTAGAATCTGTAGGGGTGTTAAATCTAGATGTAACTGAAGCATTTGTACCATTCGATTCTACCGAAAACGTAGGAGTTCCTATAGAGCTTCCTGTATAGAACGCTCCCTTCCTAATTTGTGTGAAGTTTGTTACTAATTCTTCGCCGTTAGATTGTCCTACTTTAGCCTGAGAATAGTAGGTAAATGTGGTGGCTGTAGGAACTCTAAACACTAGAAAACTACCTTCAGCTCTACCAAAACCTCTAATATTATTACTTAGGCCTTTCACTGTAATCGGATCACCTACTGAGAAGTTGTGAGGACCCGGGGTAGTTACTGTAATTAAAGAAGAACCGAAATCACCTGAATTTGACGATGCGTCTGTGATCACTGAAGAAATATCAATATCTGTTCCTGGTACTTCGTATATGGACGGATAACTTCTCTGTAATGCAATCGCTTGCCACTTAGTAGGCTGTAACCCGTATTCAAAGTCAGCGTCAAGCATAGCTTGCGGAGTAGCGACACGCATACGTTCGATAGCGTCTGTTCCAAAGTCCCACGGTCTGATAGTTTGATATTCTTCTTCTGAAAATACCTGAATGCTGTCGCTGGCGCTCATCGAGCTTGTATCATATTCTAGATAGATCGATGTAACACCATCAGTAGCTTGCGAATATGTAGGCCAATCTAGATCTCTGATGTATTCTCCGGTACTATCTCTACCTTGCTTTATAACAAACGAGCCGCCGGCGGTTGTATCTGAAAAATTATATATTATGTTGTTTGTATCGGTATTGGTAATCAGCAATATTTCATTACTGTTAAATTTACCTAAAACTTTTATTGTGCTTACACCAAACTCTTTAGCCGGTACTTCATCATCGCCGTTTGTCATTACATTTGTTAAAATACCAACTAATGCGGTAATTCTTGCGGCGGCACCTGTTTCTGCATTGTTATCTAAAGTTTGTTGTACACTGTCAGTCTGCCCAAATGTAGGTGCGCTGGTATTAGTAAAAATATAAGTGTTAATTAAACTATTGATATAGTTTTGTCCAGCAACATCTTCAGCAGGACTATCGCCTAACTGGCTAACTCCGTTGCGCCAAAAATAACTTGAAAGATTTCTAGTTTCGATGTTCCCGCCGTATCTCAAGTCGTGTGCGTAAGCATCGACAGCATATCCTGCGTCTCTTCTGCAGTCTGCTTCGCTGTACAAAAATCCATTAAAAGGAGAATTACCTTCAGATATTTCGTTATTAATAAATGCTACAAGTTGATCTTGTATAAAGGTTTTGTTAGCTGTTAGTAAAGCATATGCATTTGGGTATAAGTTTGCGCTTCTACTTATTCCTGGATGAAAAACATAATCTTTTATAATCTTTTTTGCCATTTTATGCTCCGAATGCTATACTAAACGCTGAAATTCTAGTGTCGACATAATCTTTTCTCGTTGCGTCAGATGTTTGTGTTGGTTGATTATTAATAGTAATACTGTCCGATGTTAACGTGTTTACTTCAACTGTATCGGCTGCAATTCTTGCACCAATATCTGCGTTTCCTGTAATACTTAAATTTCCAGTTCCTATAATTTCTCCTTGAACCGAAAGCTCTCCTGCACTATCGCCTGGCCCTACATTCAAGGAAGTAAAACTTGCGGCTCTAGGAACAGCAAGTCCAATTTCGATATTATCAATCTTACCAATATTAGAACTACTAGAAATATTAACAACACCGTCTACTACTGAAAAATAAGGTGTTGATCCTTCACTGATTGTTAAATCGCCATCAATATCTAAAAAATCCAGTGTGCCTACTCTGCGTAAGTTACTACCTGTAATACCATCACCTAAGGAAATAGTGGTAGATTCTCCGCCTTCAACTAATTGGGTTCCTTTAATTATGATGTTGTCTACTCTTAAAACACTTTCGTCAGCACCCGAGTCTATGACTAATGATGCGAGAGAAACATTTCCTTCTTCGTCTACATTAAAACCCGGACTTTCAAATCCAAATTTAGATTGAAACGCCTTGTAGTTTACTGGCACCCATATCTCCTTAATAATAAGTATTTATTCATTTTTAGCTGTGTCAAGATCGTGTTGGATTATTTATAGTTTCGTAGTATGTGGCGCTAAAAATAGCCCTTGCACCGTCTAATAATGTACTGTTGTCGTATGTGCTTCCGTCTGGGCTTTCGGCAGGATTTATAATTACATTTACATTACTGTTGTCAACGGTTGCTGTAACATCGATAAGATTTTCTGAAAGTGTGAGAGACCCATAAACTATAACATTTGCTTCACTCGGACCTGCTAACACCGAACATTTTAATAGTTGTTTTCTTGCGTTTGAAATATCAACCACAATAGTATAGTCGGCAGCCATAAATTCGCCAACATACCATTTATCTAGGATTGTGTTTGATTCAACAGGAACCCAAGGACCTTTGTAAGAAAAGTTTACACCGTTTTGTAATCTAAGGGTTTTATTAAAACCACGAAAAAAATACTTTGAAAAATCCATACATACTACCTTACGATAGTATTTATTTAATTTTTAATGTTTTCGATTTTTGTTTTAAAAGCAACGGTTGTGCGTAAACCCTTGAATGTTTTGTTGGGCGGAAGACCGTGATGTTCTATACTACCTTGAAAGAACGCAACTCTTCCAGGTTTTGGTAAAATCTTTTTAATTCCTGATTTTAAATGCAGAATAGTTTCACCTCCCCAGGCGTCATGCCATTCTCGATTTGCATAGTATAATATTGTTATACTATCTTCAGTAGGATGATCAGTATGTGGAATAGTATCATGAATATATTGTTGCCCATTGACCATAATTTCGTGACACTTTACGTCATATTTAAGATTATTAATTAGTACCTTGTAAAACATTTTCCAACAGGTGTCAGTGTGTATATGTGATACCGCTGGAAAAATCTGTTGTTTTAGACATGGAGTTTCATTAGTGATGTTATCTTCGAAATAAGTTGTATGCCCCCAATTCCAACCATAAGAGTTATGAATAGTGTCGTGAACATGATCCACAAACCAATCAGGAAACAGATTATCAAGAACTAACAGTTTGTCTTGATAAGGATTAAAATCGTTAATCTTATCTGTTTCCTCTTGGGTAGATATCATCAGTTTTTAACAGTAATTAATTTACCATATTCAGGTAAGAACAGATATTCAATATCCGAATTTACCAGTGTTCTAACAGCATCGTCAAGTGTTTCTACGAGAGGTTCGCCTCCTAGATTAAACGAAGTATTAAACACAATCGGTACACCGGTTTGCTTATAAAACTCTGAAATTAGAGAATGATAGTGTTCGTTCTGTTCAGGAGTTACTGTTTGAATTCGACAGGTTCCATCTACATGGATAATACTAGGAATTTTTTCAGCGATCCCTGGCTGGCATTTTACTGCGTACATCATATACGGTGAGTCTTCCATTCCTCTTAGATCGAACCAATCATGCACATGTTCAGCAAGAATTGACCCTGCAAACGGACGGAAGTATTCACGACGTTTAATCATGTTAACAAAATCTTTACCGTCTTCAAATGTTGGATCGAATAGGATACTTCTGTTACCTAACGCCCTCGGACCTGCTTCTGAACTTCCTTGGAATAGAGATACAATATTTTTCTCTTTCATTAATGCTACAACGTTTTCATTATTTGCATCGGAAATTTCTACACCGTATTTTTCTACCACGCTAGAAATATCAGAGTCTGTATAATTGTATCGTGGACCATGATACAAATCTTTCAAAGGACGAACAGTCATATCGTCTTCAATACCGTGCCAGAACATCATTGCCGCACCTATTGCTGTTCCTGCATCATTAGATACTGGCTCTACAAACAGCTCGATTCCTTCGTCCTTTAACTCTTCAAGATAATAATAATTAGCCACACAGTTTAAGCCGTATCCACCGGACAGCACAACTTGCTTCTTTCCTGTTTTTTCAACAGCCATTCTAATAACTTTTAATACCTGTTCTTGGGTTGCTTTCTGACATGCGTATGCCATATCACGACGATTCTGTTCTTTTGTTAAATCGTCACTTTCAGGAATATCATTTATAAACTCGAACACATTTTGATTTACAAATGCGCCTTGTGGGTAATTAGGAATAAACAGGTCACGGTTTGCTCTATCACCGTAAGCAGTTGGTCTAAAGAACTCCGGAATTTTATCATTCTTTTCACCGTATGGAAATAATCCCATTGTTTTTCCTGCTTCGATTGCTGGAAATCCGCAGTATTCTGTAACGGCTTCGTATACTTTTGTAATGCCGCATGTATCAGAGAATACACATTCATGCGTATAACCGTCTTCTGCATAATATGAGCTGTCGAAATCTGGAACATAAGAAGATACAATAGGATCTCGTGCTCCTAGATGCTTCCAGACAGTTCTAAAATCTGCAGGATACGAACAATCGATGATACTTTCTGTTTCGAAGAAAGTTAAATGACTGTCTCCATATGAAATAGGAACAAATGTTCCTGCGCCATCTACAACAACAGCTACCGCATCTTCAAAACCCGAACGATAAAACGCACAGGCCGCGTGTAGCTTATGGTGCATGAATGCTAAATCCACAACCTGTGGATGATTTAGGCCAATATGAGGTTCGATTAGTCCTACTTTTCTTGCAAGTGCTGTATACACATCGTCAGGAGAGTAATCAATTTTTCCTGCGCTGCCTAGTTCAGTTGTGTGGGCAATAACTAGATAGTCAATTTTATCTGTATACTCTTTTATTTTAAGCATAGAAGCAAGAGGACCGCCATCATATTTCTGACGGCTAAATCTTTCTTCTTCTGTGGCAAAGACTAACTCGCCATCCTTTAATAAGCATACGCCGGAGTTATGGCCTCTAGCAATACCAGCTACCCATGTTGATTTTTTATCACTCATTCTGTCACCTTGGTTGATTCTGTAATATGTGTAATTATGTGATCTACAATGTCGTCTGTCATGGTCATGATATTCTCCATTTTTCGATCTACACGCTCGTCTATGGTAATTCTAATTGGACTATATTCTCTATCAATTTCTCCCAAATCCATAATTGTAATAAAATCACAATCTGGATAGGATACATTTATAGGATAAGTTGATCCTGTAATCACGGTTGCATTTTTTTCCATAGAATATGCTAAGTGTTGCCCTACACTATCGCATCCTAAAAAATGATCAGCATGCTTAATAATTGCTCCCCACTGTCTTAGTGGAACATTTTCCGGAAATGCAACTTCATCTTTTAATTTTTCATCGGTGAGATCTACCTTAAATTCTGACATTACAACAATGCCAAATCCTTCTTTCTGTAACCTTTTAATAATTTGCTTGAGATTTCTAAGCTCGATACTTCTAGCAGTTCTATCAATTAGAGTGTCATCGACTATTTCAATTCCTCTACCAAAAGGCTGTATAACAACGACCTTGTCTTTCTTGGTTCTAGATTTAACTTCGTTGATTACCTGTCTTCCAAAAAGCAATTCATCTTTTGAAAGATTTAAGGTCGGTGCTGGAAGATCTCTAACACCTTTATTATTAATTTCTAAATCAAATGCTTGAGATAAACTGCATTGTTGATTGTAATATTCCCATATGCGATATGGCTCCGTGGAAATAATATCCATATTGACAAGTTTGTCTTGGAAAATATTCTTGTGCCATGCATCATACACTTTGTCGTCAAGTGTTGGATGCCCTTTAAAAATATCAGATCCGCCTTCGCATACGATTATAAAATCGTCGGTAACTTCTTCTTGGTATTTTTCAAATGCTGGTATAGAACAGATCATTCTTCCTGCTCCACCGTTGATAAAAAATGCTTTAGGTCTTGTTGTCATGATGTTCCTGCTCTTGGTTACATTAAGTATAAAACTAATTATACAAAAATGCAACCGCGAGTAGGAAAAAAGAGTGTATTAATCTTCTGCGTATTGATAAATGTCAGGATCTGCTTTGAAGTTGATTTTCCAATGCGGAACTGTCTTGGACATTTCCTTAGCACTTCCTGCCCATGCAAGCCATTCATTGATTTCTTCAATTAGAGCGTCATCAAACTTATTTTGATTCTTTTCTTTAATTTTAGAAATCTGCTTGATCTTGCGATCTAAATTTTCATGAAATTCTGATTCGCTCATATGATAATTAGCAAATGGTGGACGCATATAAGTCTGCGATCCTTTATCATAATACAAGAAACCATCATGAATATGGCCTAATACGCCTGTTTCATCTGGATAATCGTATACGAATGTATCGCCGTTTGGCAATTTTTCTTCGTAGTTTTCGATATCACCGTGACTGTATGTGTTTGTTAACCAGGCCGCTTCCCAGGTATGTGTTTCAGCATCTAAAATAATTTGATAATGATCCACTAAGTTTGTTTTCTTCATACTTTCTAGTTGTGCAACACCATTAGCATCGTCGGAAGAAAAATCTACGCACCAAACTCTGTGATTTTCATCGCTGGCTATTCTAAGAAGAAGATATCTCGGACCATTATACATCGCCTGATATCCTTTGCCTTCATTGGTTGTTTTTCCGTACGGTACATCAGGTACTGGAATAAAAAATTCTTTTATCATCTTGTTCTATCCTTATAAAATGTTATTCTAACTGCGCCTAAGCCGCCTCTTGCACCTGTGCTACGTGAGTTATCGCATGGTGCTGCCGGAAATCCGCCGACACCGTAAGGCATAATGTTAATACAACCTAACATCTGGTTATTACCGCAAGCTTTAACACTGTTCCAACAGCTAAATTTAGCAGGTGTTCCTCTAGTCGGCGAACGAGCGGCCGCGTTCAACGAATTTGTAAACTGTGTAAAAAAGTTTCCGGTCCAATGTTGGAAATCGTTATTGTTTTCACCAGAGAATGTAACAACAGCACCTTCTTCTGCAAAAATTCCAGGTGGAATAGCAATATGATGATGGTGCTGACAAACACAGTCTGGCAAGCATCCTCTAAACGAAGAACAACTGAAGCCGCCACGACAGTTGACATCTCCTCCGTATGCTTCTGCACAGCAACCTACAATTTCTCTGTTGCCGTCGCCTACGATTCCTTCACCGTAATTGCATATCAGTCCGCAACATGTACAGCATGATGTTCCACAATGGCCGCATTTAATGAAGCAACAATACGGAGAGCCGCCGTCCATACAATATGACACGCCGCCGCGTCCACCTTGAGCACACATACATCCATCTTCGCCTGCACCTGCTCTGGTTCTTCCAAACCAACATAACTGCGTAGGCTCTGAACAACCTCTGAAGCACAATGCATCGGCATTGCTACAGCTACGTCCTAAAACACCGCAAACAACACAGCCGCTTATAACACAGATACATCTCTTTGAGTATGCGCCTGGATTACCCGGAAGACCAGTACCGCAACAACATTGCATTGCACCAGAGCCGCCAGCTCCCCACATTTCAATTTTTGCTACACCGGTGTCTGGAGCTTCCCAGCAAAAGAAATTCCCTGCTGATGGTGAATACATGTTACCATCTGCGAATGCATAGATTCTGCCTTCATCGAGATTAGATTCGTTGAGTTCGAGTTGGTCTGTTCTTGCTTTTAATAAATCACTTAAATTCGCCATTTTGTTTCCTTAACTATACGCACAGTATGAATTAGTGCCTATATACTTAATTCTAACAGCACCTTGACCGCCACGGCCGCCGTGGTCTCTAACGTTCGGACATGGCTGAGCTGGGAATCCCGGAACCCCATAAGGTACATACGGAATACAGCCTTCAGCTTCATAACATCCACAAGCCCTGCTGTGTCCCCAGCATTCATTATAAATGTGTCCGCTTGGTTGTCTACTCATATCGTCCAATGCATTGTTGTGTGGTACTAATGCACCGCCTGAATGCCCGCCTTCTCGGCTGTCGCTTTGTGGAGTATAAGAAAACACAACACCTTCGTCACTAAACACACCTGCTGAAGTTGCAACATGGTGCTGGAAGTGACAAACACAACGTCCCTTACATCCATAAAATGATGTACAACTGAAATGTCCTGTGCAGTTCACGTCTCCGCCATATGCACATGCACAATCTGAGCCTCGACAAATGTTACAGACTAATACACACCCTTGAGAAGCTCCGAGAGGTGTCAGACAAAGTCCTCTGCCACCATAACAACACTGTATTGTGTAATCATTTTGACAGATTGTGATACCGGCTCTGCCACCCTTTGCACATATACAGCCAGCAGTTGCACCAACTTCACAACATAGTCCGAAACTTGGGTCGTAATCGTGTCTGCACATTGGACCGTAACCTACATTTTTACCACAATTCATGGGTCTATTACCTAGTGCGTGAGGCGCACACCCTGTCCAACAAATACAGGTAGCTTCTGAACAACCTCTAAAACATCTGTTATCTGCATTACCGCAACTTTTTCCAATGATACCGAATACTACATTATCCGGACAAACGCATAAACATTTTTTAACATATGCGCCTGGATTTCCTGGCATGCCCATTGCACAACAACACATACGAGATCCAGACCCTGAAGCTCCCCATGTTTCTAAAACTATGCATCCGGTTCCTGGTGGTCGCCAGCAAATACCGCACTGAAATCTCGTGTATTCATTACCTTCGGCCCAAACAAAGATTCTTCCTCGTTCAAGATTTTGTTCACGAACAAGATTTCTTTCACCTAATAATTGAGTTAATCTATTAGCCATTCTATAATTCCTATGTTTGTCCGTTACCAATTTGTCCGAGAATTGCACAATTCAAACCGTACATGTTCTCGCCACAATATGTCAATCTAATCAATCCAGGGCCACCACGTCCGCCGTGATCTCGCACTCCCGGACATGGCTGAGGTGGTCTGCCGCCGATTCCATAACTGTTATACATTACACAACCGAACGATTCATAACATCCGCAGTGTCTTGAAGAGTCATAACACTGAACATACGGTGAACCTATGGTTGGACTCGTGCTCGCAACATTTTGTGAATAGTGTATTTGATTCTGGCCTCCGCCACTCCAGTTTTGGAATCCGTTGTTTTCTTCGTGCGGTATAGTTAAATGTGTTCCTGATTTTCCGTAGATATTCGCGGCAACAGCAACATGACTAACTTGGCAGCAAATATTATTCGCTTCGCATCCTCTAAAGCTTACACAACTAGGACATCCGCAACAGCCGACATCGCCTCCTAGTCCGCAAGGAACATGCATTCCTGCACACATATTACACACAATCGCACAATTATCATTGTCTAATCTTGTGTGACAAAAACCTGCGTTTGCATAACAACAATATGCTGAATTTCCTGACGTTGCACAGAATGCAATACCTGCTTTTCCGCCTTGAGCGCACATCCATCCTGCTTCGTAACCACAGCGATCTCGACCACACCAGCATAGCACGGTAGGTATACTACAACCACTGTCACACAATTCATGTGCTCTACAAGCCATTCCTGGACAACCGCAAATAAAGTCTCCGCAGTCTACACAGATTTGCTTTCTTACATATCCGGGTGCGTTTCCAGGTAAGCCGAAACCACAACAGCACATACGAGATCCGCTTCCTGCCGCTCCCCACATTTCAATAACTAAAGTTCCACGTCCGGGGGCTGGCCAGCAAAATCTCATATCAGAACGAATACACGCTTCGTTAAGTTCTGGCGCAATTGTGAAAACTCTATTTCTTTCTAGATTAGATTCGTTTCCGTACAATTGTCTTGTTGCCAATAAATCCGATAGAGATGACATAATTTTTCCTATTAAATCTTATAAACCGCTGAATACCCAACCGTATGTAGCACCAGAATAAACAAACGTTATTGCCGCATTGTCTAGATTCAAAATTAAATCTTCTGAATAATTTTGAATTTTTTCACTGTTTCTACCTACTGTAACATTGTTGACACTAAACTGTCCTGCAACATCAATTATTTGTAGTGTATCGCCTACAGTAGGTGACACAGGTAAATTAATTGTGAATGCAGAAGAAGAAGTGTCTGCAAAAATTCTTTCATTTGCAGATGCATCATATGCACTTGTTACAGTTACGTTGTTAGCTCCTGATGTACCAAATGTTGCTACTGATCTTCCCATTATTATTTCCTTTGTTAAACTGTTGAAGTCTCGATTCCAAACGCCGATGCCGAAACATTGGCTGCCGAGGAACGAACTATAATTCTATCGCCTGCACTAAGCATAATGCCTGTACGTTCTAACACACCGTAAGCTTCTATTTCTACATCGTATTCAATAAATTCCGATAAAGCCGGTGTGTCTGACTCCGCTAACGCAATTCTTACCTTTGTAGGATAACTGTTTCTGTTACACAGGTTTATGCTGGCCATCGTGAAAATACTCGGCGGTGTTTGGTATACCGTAGTATTTGTTGAAGCATTTAATGCTGCCTGTCCTAAAAGTCCTGTTGCCATATTTTAATTATCCTCCTAACAAGAAGTAGTTTAATGTTACTGCATCGCCGTCGATGCCACCTACGAAGTTCATCTTAGTATTTATAAAGATTTGCGTTTCTGTAGTCGTAGTAATTTCTTGCCCAGCAATGAATATAACACCTGCCGTTAGCGTATTTACGTTCAAACTGGAGCCACCGCCACCGATTTGGCTTGTAATATATGCTTTAATAGCTCGCTGTGTTGGAATAACGCTGTCTGAATCTGCTGTAAAGAACGGATCTGTACTAAATTCAGTGACTGTTGCGCCTGAGCCGCCTAGTGCTACTGATCCCAAACTTAATTCATTCAGTCCTGCAATATTAAATGCATCAGCATTCAATGTTGCAACACCGGTTGACTGTTCAACGTTAAACAATCCGCCAACTCGGAAGTTACCGTCTTGGTCCGTACTTGTGAAGAACACACGACCTCCGCCTGAATCAACCGTTTCGTTTGCAGGAATTGGATCTTGCAAAGGCAATCCTGGATAGTTTGTCTGTGTTTGGTTACCAGTACCTATATCTAAGAAATCGTGACCTGTTAAACGTACCTGCGAATAGCGTCTTCTAAATGTAGTCGAAGTCTCGTGTTCAGGTGCTTCTGCTACTCCAACTTCAGGAGATACCTGAATTGTTGCAGTATAAGGTGCCGAGGTTCCTACTAGATTTCTAATAGTTACTACTCGATAATAGATATCGTCAATTCCGCCTATTCTTAAATTCGAACCTTCTAACGGCACATTTGTTAAATTCTTAACATCAATAAATGTACCTGTCTGATAGTTATCAGCAAATCCGTCTCCAGTAATTACAGCTGACGCCGCAGAATAGTTAGCTCCTCTATTAGTAAACGTAGGCTGTGCTAATACGCCATTACCTATTCTAACAGTATGAGTTGCATCGGCTCCAATGTTGTTTGGATCTGTAATTGTCATAGTCGGAACTGTTGTATAATTACTTCCTGGTTCATGAATCTTAATTTGTGTTATAAGTTCGTCTGAAACAGATGCTCTTGCTCTAGGTGTCGCGCCAGCAAAGAACTGTACTGCATTTCTTCCGCCTGCACTTAGCGCAATAAATCCGCTATTGCTGTAAGGCCCGCCAAATGCTACGGCACTCCATAGTTTTCCAACAGTAGCGAACATTGAACCGGTGCCATCTGTTAACTGAATCGGTGTGCCACCTTGTGTTGCACTCACAGTAAATGTAGTTGAACTAGGAATACTTTCGATAAACAATCTTGTATCAGTATCTAATCCACCGAACAATTCAGTTCCTGCAGAATCATTTGGAATAAAGATTGTATCACCGACACTTAATTCTGCAGTGCTGTCAACTGTTAACAGATTTGTATTTGCTTCATAACCCAACACATTAGCTGTGTTTGTGTTAAATGCAACTGTTACAAATTCGTTATCTACATCGTTGCCGACAATATCTATCCAATTTGCTGTGCTCTGTGTAGTATCAGCTGTCCAAGTAATACCGTCTTCGCTGATTAATGCATCATTGCTGTTGTATGAAACCGCAACAAACACTCCTCCTGCATAAGATACAGCATTCCAGTTACCGCTTGGTACAGTTACGCTTGACCACGTTTCGCCACCGTCTGTCGAATATGCAAAGTTTGTAGAAGCTTGGCTAGAATTTCCAGCTACCGCTACAAATTTGCCGTTACCGTATGCAACACTACTCCAGTAATCGCTGGCTGGTAGTGTGCTTGCTGTCCAAGATGCGCCGTCATTTGTGCTGTATGCTCCTGCGGTGCTTGCGGATGATACTCCTGAAACTGCTACAAATGCACCGTCACCGTATGCAATGCTGGTCCAATCAGCAAATGCAGGTAAGGTGCTTGCAGTCCATGAAGTTCCATTGGTTGAAAATTCTGAAGTGTTTGTACCTATTTGAACAACTACAAATGTTCCGTTTCCGAAAGCAATATCTGACCAATCTCTGGTGTTATTTAAAACATTCGAGTTAAACGTCCATGTAACACCATCACTAGAAGTTGCAACATCGTTACTACTGAAATACGGTATTACATAAGTTCCGTTGCCGTAAGCAATAGCTCTTGCATCGTCAGAACCTGTAGGAATAGTCCTATTAGTCCAGGTTTTCCCGTCAGGTGAAGTAGCTACTGCAATACTGTTTCCTGCTACAGCAACATATTGATCGTCAGTTGTACTATAAGTCACCGCGCTCCAGTCTGAAGTCGACGGCAATGTACCTACCTGCCAATCTACAACAGTATCTTTAGATGTTTGCAAGATATCAATTTCTTTAACAGTAGCATTTCTCTCTGTCCAAGTTAAACCATCTTGAGACGTAGCGGCTACTTCACTTTCAGCTAACGCTAAGAATACACCGTTGCCGTATGCAATTTTTCTCCAATCATCACTGCTTGTAATAGCACTTAGATCTTTTCCTAAGTCTGCCCAGGTTTCTCCGTCGTTACTTACAGCAATTGCTCCATTTTTATCAGCAATCGCAACAAATATGTTGTTACCGAATGCTAAATCCTGCCAGTTTGAATCTGAACTATCGTTGTTTGCAGGTAATGTAGAAGCAGTCCAGCTTACACCGTTTGTGCTGTAAGCGGCTTCTGCACTGAAGTTGCCTTCGATTACTACAAATTTACCTAAGCCAAATTCAATTGCTTTTGCACCGCTCGGTAGCGAACCAGTGTTCCATGTAGTTCCTGCATTTGCGGATACAGCCCTTAGTGTGCTAGAAGAATCACTTTCTGCTATTGCAACTACCAAGTTATTTCCGATAGCTAAGTCAACCCAATCAGCGGCTTCTCCTAATGATCCGCCAGCAGTCCAATTAACTCCATCTAAACTGTATGCAGTATCTGTACTTTGCTTGGCTACTGCTACATAGTAACCGATACCACTAACTACACCGTAGGTTACAGCACTCCATTGAACACTTGAAGGCATTCCTGCAATTTCCCAGGTAATACCGTCTTCACTCTGAGCGGCAACATCAAGTGTAGAGTCTCCTACACCACCTACAGCTACCCATCTTGCAGAGATTGCAGTACCTGTGGATGTAATTGCATTAATTGCCCCACTTTCTGTAACTTCTGTTACAGTGATTGTAAGATTATTAACACCTGTAGTTCCGCCTAGTACACTACCGTTAATTGTGATAGTGTCATTCACTTCGTACAATGTACCAGATGCACCTATGTCTACTGTGTACACTCCGTTTACTCGGGTTATGTTAAAGGTTGCTAACGTTCCAGATGCACTTGTGGTGCTCGAAGGACTCACTAATGAATAGCTTCCTTCTCCGTTACCGTATGCTACGCCTGTCCAATTAAATCCGTTTGGCAGACTTCTGGTAGTTTTACTATATGGAGGAGTAGTAAACGTAATCCTAGGTGTAATCTCGTACTGAGATGTAATATCCGGATCCACAATAGTTGTTCCTGGCTTAAGATGATCCCATCCTTGTGCGCCATCGCTTTCTTTGTATACTGTTGCGGCTTTGCTTCCAGCATTATATGACTGAATATAACCGTATTGTCCTGCACCCGTTCCTGTTACAATGTAGATACTCATTCCGACATATGCCGCACTAGACTGAGTATCTGTTGCCGCAAGTGTTATTGTTCCGCCTGCTGTGCCACCTTGTGCGGCATTAGCCGCTGTGAGATATCCTTCGCCTCCAGTTCCGCTAGAATCACCCGGATCTGTTAAGCGTACCTGATAAACACCCCCATTTCGTGTTTCATCTCCAACAACTGCGGCTGAACTTCCTGCGCCACTAATACTAAAATCAGCAGTTGTATATTGCTCACCAGCATTTCCAAATTCAAATGCTAATACTTCATCGCCGTCGGTAATAACGTTGACAACATTTGCATCGTTGCCTCGGTTGTTAATTTCTCCAGTGATTTCTGTTTCTGTAATATCTACACCTTCAGATACTGATCCAAAATCACCATAAGAATTGTTACCATTTGTAGCACGAATCTGTCCACCGTTTTCTGCAAGATATCCAATGTGTGCATAATATGAGAACACTGATACAAGTTCTGCTCTACCTAAGTTAGTAATCCAAGCGCCGATGCCGTCTGAAATTACCTGTGTAAAGTCGTTTGATACAATAGAATCATTACCGCCATTATGTATCGAACCGTCAATCTTTTGTCCAGTTGCTCCGATACCGAATGTTGTTACGTTCTGTACATAGGTTGATTTATTAGTAACCCAGGCAGTTTCGTCGTTTGGTCCCCAACCCGGATCCAGTGATACATATGCGCCTGCACGTGGACGTTGTGTTCCGTATTCATTCGCATCTGTTAGTGCCGATTGCTGTCCGGTTGTGTTACCGTCCGAACTACCATCTAATCCAAGAACAGTTTGATTGCGTAAACCGCAACCGTTTCTAACATAATACATATCTTCTAGTTTAGAACCAGTTAACGCATTTCTGTAATATCTTGCGGCATAATGCGACTTGTAATTACCTGTGTAAATCATATCGTAAGCAATTGCTTCAATGTAATTTCTTACATCGTTTTCGCATCTCGCAGTTTCATAATAATAAGAAACTGTCATAGAGCCGGTTCCGTCTGCTAATGCAAATACCGAACCGTCGAGCTCTTCGCTAATAGTAAACTGTGTGCCGCTTACTACTTCTTTAACAAAATATGTAGTATCTGATACAACATTTCCAAACACAGTGCCAGAGAATCTTATAGTGTCTCCTGCAACCATCCAACTTGTGTCAGATATAGTAAATCTATCTGTAGATGCTGTGGTTGCTGTTACAGTATCTGTGTAAGTGTCATTAATATATGCAGTAGCTTCGGCTGCAAAGAAATCTTTGTTTAACAAAAGAATATTTGCACCATTAATTAAATCTAAATCTTCCACAGGAGTGTTAGTACCAACAACTATCGGTTTTGTTCCAGTATTAACATATGCAATGATTTCATCCCACAACTCTTGTGCGGTTACTACTGCGCCGGATGCCACAATATACGTTGCTTTCTTTTTAATGAAATCAATTGTTAATGACGTTGCAGTAAGTTGATCATTTATAACTTTGTTAGTGCTCACTGTTCCTTGTCTGTATGCTAACCCTGCCTGTATGCTTGCAAAGTTAGAATTAAACATTAAGTCATATCCTAATGCTTCTACGTGATAACCGTAATCTCTACCACATTTATCTTCGTCAAACAATAACGTTGGAATTTCTCTCTTGATATGCTGTATTCCGTCTGTTTGAATAGTAGTTTTTGCGTCTTCTAAAAGTGTTCTAGCTGTAACTAAGTCTGTGCTTACCCAAGAAGTTCCAGGTTCTACAACAGTCGGTAATGTTCCGTCGTTGTTAATTACGTCTATTAATAGTTGAATATTATCTTCTACCAGTGTTACTGAAGCTGCCGATCCAGCAGTACCAGACTTATCTTGGGTTTCTCCGTTTCCGCTAGACTTAGAGACATCATTTTCTTGCACAATATCACTAACTACGCTTTTTAATCTAGCCCACCAAGCAAGTGTTTCTGCTTCGCGATCAGCAATTTTAATTAGATCTCCGTCGTAGCTGAAGAATCTATCAGCATTTCTAACAGACTGATAATTTCCGCCATAAGTTAGCTCGTATTTTAGAATGTCTAAAATATCGGTAATTTCGGCCGTAATTGTCTCTTCATTGTATGTAAAACTAGAAGTAAACGGTGCGGTTTCTGCTGTAACCTGATCATCAATCCACGCAACTATTTCTTCTGTTATAAATGTTCTGTTTGCATCTAGTTGATCTCTTGCATCGCCATATCCTGTTAGGTATCCAACATTATACCCAGTCGGGTCTGTGAATACAAAAGCATCTGCCGCTCCTTCACCGTTTTCTAAAATATCTTTTATTTCGTCGGCATTATTTTCTAATCTAGTTATCGCAGTTGAACTACCAGTATTACCGGCTTTTTGACTGCTTGTATCTTGAGTTACTGTATTTCCTGTTGTAGGAGTTACTGAAGTGTTTGCAATTACTTCATCAGTTATACTCTTAAGATGGGTTAACGCCGCTACTGATTTTGCTTTGTCATTATCAGCAATGATTTTGCCTGCAGGAGAAACTCGTGTTGAGCGCAATTCATCCCCTACAATTGCTGTTTCGGCAGGAATAATAATTGGTAAAACTTCTTCAAACAATCCAGTTTTAACAAAAATTGAATAATTAATTTTTACTTGTGCTGGAAGGTCATCAAGATCTCCTGCTGTGATAGCATCTGTTACAATTTCTATGAGCGATGATGCTAATGTAAACGCTCCAGCTTCAGCAGTATAACCAAAATCAATATATTGCTTTATTCTGTTTGCGAGAATTATACCATTTTCTGATTGATAGTTTGTATCCGGTGCCAAATTTGCTAAAACTTTTTCAATAAGAGTTACACCGTAATTGATGCTTGCAACAGTTTCATCTTCTTGTCCTGAAATGTAGCTCGCACCTAATTCTGTAAAATAACTTTGTGCTACCTCTCTAATTTTACGATTACCGCCATGCGTCAAATCATAAACAACCGCATCTAAAAGTAATCCCATATCGCGCTGACACTTAGATTTATCATACGTGAACGCACTTGTAAACGGAGCAATATCATTTGCAATCTGATAGTCTGTCCATTCAACAATTTCTTTTTGAACAAACGTTCTGTTTCTTTCTAGCAAATATTTTGCGTTTGGATTTTCTGGACCTTTATCTACCTGTTCAGAAGCATATCTAACAGTTCTAAACGGTCTATCAATACTTAGTCCCCACAACGGAGCTGGGCTGTCTGTTCCTTCTGTTGAAACATAATAAGTTCTAGGAACATTACCCCAAGTATACCATGCCGGTTGTCCATCAACAACAGCTAATACTTGTCCTTCATTTCCAATAGGAAGTCTTGTCGGACCTGCGCCGCTATAAAATACTATATCGCCAGCAGTGTTTAATACACTTTCTTCTAAGCCAGCGGTTAAAAGATTCCAATATGTACCTGTTAAATCTTTTTCAGGACTGTTGTTAGTTGGTGTTTGGGTGCTGTCGTCATCGTCTGAAGTGTGTTTTAAAACACAAACATAGGAGTTAGACCCGAATCTAACAGCATCACCTAAAAGATACTGTGTTTCATTGTCCCATTCGCCTCTCCAGCGGAATCCAGAATTTAATCTTACCCAATAAGTACCTAAGTTGTCATCTGGTGGGAATCCAGTTCCGTCTTGTATTGCATAGTAAGTGTAAGAGCCATGTCTAACAACTTCACCAACTTTATAAGCAGTTGCCCCGTCCCAGTCTCCATTAAAATTGAATGCTTCCAGGAACAAATCCCAGTTTGCAGTACCAGTCGAAGGAGTACTGTTGTCGTGAACAGTCTTAGCAATATAGCTGTATCCACCGTACTTAACAATGTCGCCTGGTTGGTAAGTTGTTCCGCTATTCCAGATTAGTTCATACTGAATACCTTCGGAAAACAATGCAAAATTAGAATCATTAAATGAGGCAGAAGATGTATGTTCTGTTGTACAAATCCATATTCCTGCGCCATATTTTACAAGATCGTTAATCTTATATCTTACTGAAGAACCTGACCAAGCACCTTTGTACTCAACACCTTTATGGAAATAATCCCACTTGGCTTGATCGTCTTCTAATCCAAGTGTTTCAGTAGCGGCTGATGTGTGTCCGGTGTTACAAACATAAATTTGTCCGCCGTACTTAACTAGATCGTTTAACTTATATCTTGTTCCGGTTGCCCACTCGTCCTTCCAGTCAAGTCCTAGCGAGAATGTATCCCAGCTTGCTTGATCGTCTTCTAGTCCGTCGGCAGCATCTGCGGCTGATGTGTGTCCGGTATTGGCAATATAAGAAATACCGCCATACTTAACTACATCATTAACTTTATATGTTGTTCCAGTAGCCCAATCGCCGGTCCAATTTAAACTTTCGGCAAATAAATCCCACTTGGCTTGATCGTCTTCGAGCAAAGATTGCGAGGTATGGCCTTCGTTCGCGATGTAAAGATATCCGCCATATTTGACAATATCGTTTACTTTATAAAGTGTGCTTCCACTCCATGTTCCTGTCCAAGTTTGACCATCAGCAAACTGATTCCATCTAGTTGGAACATTTTCTAAGTCCGTGTAAAAATCTGAGGCAGATGTGTGTCCTTCAACACACAAGAAAGTCTTGCCACCGTAATTAACAATATCATCTTTAAAATATGTAGTAGAAGAGCCCCAAGCTCCTTTCCATACAAATCTAATTCTACCAAGTTTAAATTCTGCCATTTATTGCTCCAACTAATTAATATTTATTGTTTTTACTCATTGTTTCCTGAAAGGAACACTGATTGTTGTAACCAAACTCCGTCAATACCACCTTGGAAAGTCATTTTAACAGGAACATTAATTTCAACCCCTGTTGTTGTGGTAAATTGATTTGGACCCATAGTTACTACCCCGGCGGTCATCTGTCCTGTAATAGCATCGGAGCCACCGCCTGACACCCTTGCAGTAATAAACGCTTTAATTGCACGTTGTGTAGGTATAATGTTGTTACTGTCGGCGGTAAACGTCGGATCTGTTGAGAATTCTCTAACCACAACACCCGATCCGCCGACACTAACACCACCTAATACTAATTCTTCTAATCCTTCTAGATCAAAGAAGTCAGCATTGATTGTTACAATACCAGTTGACTGCTCTACAGCAAACAATTCGCCAACTCGGAAATTACCGTTTTGATCTGTGCTTGTGTAAAATACTCGTCCGCCATCTGCTTCAATAACTTCATCCTGTGGTGCTCTAACTGTTCCAATTGGAAATAACACGTTAGGGTAGTTAGTTTGTACAAAATTGCCTAATCCTATATCTAGGAAATCGTGTCCTGATAACCGCACTTGACTGTATTGCTGTCTAATTTCTAATGAATCGCCGTGTCCTGGACTTTCGTCTCTGTCTAAATCTTTAGCGATTGTTAAACGTGCTGTAACATTAGGAAATTCTCCTTCTAATACTGTTACTGATAACAATTTGTATGTATAATCTGTAATTTCATCAAAATTAACGTTGTCGCCAGGTCCTGGAATTCTAGTTAATCCGCTTACAATTATGTCACTGCCGGTCTGGAACTGATCTTTAAATCCATCGCCGGTAATGGTTACAAATGTTGTGTTATTTTGGAATCCTGTACCTGCGTTTACCAAGGTTGGGTTTCCTAATACACCGTGATGTGTTCTAACATTAACAGCAACATCACCTGTATTGTTTGGATCTGTTAAAACAAATGCCGGGGCACTACCGTATCCACTTCCTGGTTCCCAGATGCTGATAGCACTTATTCTCTGACCAACTACACTGACCCTGGCTTGTGCTCTTACACCTGTTCGAATGTCTCTAACAGGGTTGCGATTTCCAGTATTTCTAGAGATTACAATAAATCTTCCGGTGTTTTCCGAATTACCGAACGCTACTGTTGACCACTCCGAGCTCCCTGATAACGTTTCACTTTCCCAGCGGATACCGTCTTCTGATACCGCACAAGAACCAGAATCTTCTGCAACTGCAACGAATAATCCTTGCCCGTATGTAATATCTTGCCAGTTGTCAGCAGTAGGTAAATTTCCTTGTACCCAGGTTTCACCATCGAAACTGATAAAGCTGTTGTTTGATCCTTCAAACCCGCCTTCAATTGCAACAAATCTATTATTACCGAACGTAATTGCATATGCGCCGCCTGGCATTGAACTTTCTGTCCAAGTATCGCCGCCATCAGCAGAGTATGCCGATTCGGTATTACTCGAAGCACTTTCAGCAATGGCTACAAATTTTCCTTTACCATATGTTATGGCTGACCAATCAGACCCTGATGGTAATGTAATAGTAGTCCAAGTATCGCCGTCATCTGTTGATTTAACGGCAGTGTCGCCGCCTGAAGCTACTGCTATCCACACACCGTCACCGTATGCGACACCTGTATAGCTTAGTGAAGGTGCTCCAGCAAGTGCCCATGATATACCGTCAGTGCTTATTGCTGATACACCATCGCCGACCGCTATATAATTGCCGTTACCGTAAGCAATGCTTTTCCATCTAGCTGAAGCAGGAAGTGTACTGAAAGTCCATTCTACACCATTATCGCTGGTTCCTACTGCTGTAGAAACAGTAGTTCCGCCTGCGATTGCAACAAATTGACCATCGGCATATATAACTTTTGTGAACGGATTACCCGAACCTGAAGAATACATAGTAGCAGAATTAACTGAATAACCTGGACTAGAAAATGTAACTCTAGGTTCGATAGTGTAATTTGTTGTTGTGTTTAAAGTAGTTTCGGCCGGTGTTCCAGGATTAATGTTGTTCCATCCTAGATGATGTAACTCCATATCGCCTGTTTCGTTAATCAATCCAAAGGCTGTGTTTGCTACTGTGGAAAACTGATAGATTGTTGATGTACTACCAGCAGTAATATACATTTTTTCTCCGCTGTTTGCAAATTCAATTGCTCCTATTGCAGAGGCTACCGTACCACTAAAATCATATGTTACACTGTCGTACGAGGCAGAGCTTAAATCAAACGATGCGCTTAACCCGTATCTATACACAGCATCCGAATCATTTACAAATATTTTTGTGCCATCATCATTGAAATATGCTCCGCCTAAATTATCATTAGTAGTTTGAAGAGCAGTATCTAAGGCTATCGAATCATCTGTAGCAGTTGTGATATCAAATTCTGTTGAAAGAGAATATTGATGTATTTGTTGTGACGCGACAGTAGATTCAACGATATACATTTTGCTTCCTGAATTGTTAAAAAGTACATCCGTCGGATCAATGCTTGAAACTGCATTTGCATCATAAGTTGCTGGAGTAGGATCAATTGAAGTTACATCATAAGCAACAGACAAATCGTGTTCGTAAATTAATCCAGTTGTTTCGTTGGCAAAATATAGTTTAGTACCAGTAGCATTGAATGTTAGACCGGTATGGGTGTTTAATCCGCTGTCGAAGGTATTGATAGCAGTGGCGCTTTCAATATTAAAGTTATCATACATAAAATATTCTGTTACCACACCGCCTTCTAGCACAAATGCTTTGGTTCCTATATCGTTGAAAACTATTCCTCGAGGAGTCCCGCCTGTGTTTAAAGTTATACTGTCGGAAACAGCATTAGATAATGTGTAACCTGTTTTGTCAGGTGATGTGGAAATAGTAATGTTACTTCCGCTAACACTGTTAACATAATATATTGTAGTTTCTTGGATATTACCATAATGCGTTCCTGTAAATATTACAGGATCACCTATGCTTAATCCTTCTGTACTGTCAAGAACAACTAAATTTCCAATCGCTTGTGTTTCTAAAACAGTTTTCTTAGGATAATACTCGTCGCCAACATAAACAATTTTTGATGTATCGTCATATTCTGCAACATAGCCGTATTGTCCTGCGCCTGTTCCGGATTGAATATAAACACGCATTTCTCTGTATGTTGCAGGAACTTCTTCATCGGCCGCCGCGATAGTTATCGTCTTGTCAGTGCCTGCCTGTGCCGAGTTAGTAGTAAACTTATAACCGGCACCACCTGCAATTCCTGAATCACCAGGATCGGTAATTCTAACTTCATAAACAGCGTCATCTCTAATTTCATCTCCGAGCAATTCTTGATTTAATCCAGAACCAGAAACTGTAAATGTTGCTGACGTATATTCATTACCAGCATTGCTGAAAAATAACTTTGATATTTCTTGATTTTTAGTTTGTACAGATGCTACATCAGCTTCAAAATATCGGTTGTTAACTGATGCTTGAATTGGCGCTTCACTTACATTAAATCCTTCAGCAACCGCACCAAAAGTTCCGTAAGAACAGTTTCCGTTAGTTCCTCGAATTTTTCCGCCGCGTGTACACAAATAACCTATGTGATTATAGTATGTAAACACCGATACTGCTTCTGTTTTTCCAGTTCCGTTACACCAGACACCTATACCGTCAGATAATATTTGTGTAAAATCGTTCGAAACAATTGTTTGATTACCGCCGGCGTGTAAGTCGCCGTCGATTTTTAAACCGATACAGCCGTCGCCGAATGTAGTAACATTTTGTACATAAGGAGATTTAGAACCTACCCAAACAGTGTCATCTTGTGTTCCCCAGCCTGGATCTAGAGATGCATAAGCTCCTGCCGTCGGTCTTCTTGTTAAATTAGCATTAAGATCACCTAGTGTTCCGCTTAAGCCTGTTAAGGTACAGTTTCTTAATCCAGTACCGTCTCTTAAAAGAAACATATTTTGTATTTTATTTCTATCGTAGCTGTTTGCATTTAAGAAATATTGCGATTCTAGTCCTGTTCTGTAGTTTCCTGGATATTGGGTATCATAAATTATAGCATCAATTACTCTAGCTATATTAGAATCTAACTGTGTTTCGTTGTAATCGTATAATGGTTGTACAGTTGTAATGTATGCTTTTAGTTCAGCGAGTATAAAACTTCTATTTGCTACTAACAAATTATATGCATTTACTTCTGCTTCATCGGTGGAAGCTGTGTTAGTACTGTTTACCGATGCAACAAGACCGTCATTTAAAATTGACACTAATTGTCCTAACAGTGAGGAATAGTTAGTGGCTGTATCATCTGTTGACGGCGATCCTAAGAATACTTGAGATTCATTACTGTAAAGATTTGTTCCAAATGTAGGCTGTAATTCGTCAGCAGTGCCAATCTCTTGTTCTAACACAACAAACTCAACTATGCTTTGGAAATACTGTATAATCTGTATTAGATAGGTTAAATCTAAATCTGAAATTATAGGTTGGGTGGGGCGAATTACAGTGCTTCGTAATTCATCACCTACCACTGCACAGAATGCAGGAACTGTTAACGGTAAAACTTCGTCAAATATACCTGTTCTAACATAAATTGTCGAATTTCCTGATACATTATCTCTTACATACTCTAGTGCATATCTTAGTGTTTTCCATGGAGCATTTTGATCTCTACCTAAATTAGGGCTATCAACTCCATCGTTTGCAACAAAGAAAACCGAAGTTGCAGAATTTAGATTTTTCCAAGATATATCGCTATCTTGAACTGCTAATGTTTGTTTTTCGTTACCGATAGTTATTCTTCTATTTCCGATAGAACTTCCATCTTCTTGAACTCCGTAACTGAGAATATCACCGACTTCTTTTAAGACGTTATCTGGATCTCCTAAAATTAAAGGTTCCCAATAAAAACCTCCGTCGTCTTCTGGGCTGTTACCTGCATCAGAAACGTGTCTTCTTAATGCTCTATAAGAACTAGATGTCAATACAACAACATCGCCTTCTACATACGTGTTGCCTGCACCCCAGATTCCTACCCACTTTTCGCCTGGAATAATTAAATCCCAGTAATCTGAGTTGACTGTACTATCATCTGTTAAGATATCCGGATCTTCACCTATAGAATCTGCCACCGCAACAAATACCTGGCCGCTTCTTCTTACTACATCGCCTAAACGATACGAAGAAGTTCTTCCCCACTCTCCTCTAACATTTGAGTTTTCAAATAACAACGTCCATGACGCATTAGGTTGTGCAGTATCATATGTAGGTATTATTCCAGACCCAGTAGCTCGATTTACAAATAAATATCCACCGTATCGAACAATGTCTCCTATTTGATAAACAGTATCTTCGTTCCATTCGTTATCAAATTCTTGTCCTGGACAATATATTGAAAAATTTCCTGCTAAAAATCCATCTGCTTCTCTGGAAGTATGTGCAACAGTTACTTGGTACAGGTATGAACCGTATTTTACAATATCATTAGCTTTATATCGATAACCTTCAGCAACATAATTGCCAACATATTCAACTCCATTAACAAACACAGACCATTTGTCGCTATCGTCTTCTAATCCATCCGCAGAAGTCGCCGATGACTCGTGTCCTTCGGTACATCTATAAACAATGCCACCATAACGAACTATATCATTCACTTTATATCTGTTAGAAGTTGTCCAATCTCCTTTCCAATCTTGTCCAAGATTAACAATTTCCCACTTGTCTTGATCGATTTCTAAACCAGTAACATCGGTAGAATCACTAATATGTCCTTCGGTACATCTATAAACGATCCCACCGTAACGAGCAATATCATTTAATTTATAAAATGTACTTGTTGTCCAATCAGTAACCCAGTTATCTGAACTGACTTGAACTGTCCAGTAACTTAATGATAAATCGTCATAAAAATTATCTGAAGAATCTACGGAGGTATGTCCTTCAGTACAAAGGTATACAATACCTCCGTATTTTACTAAATCACCGATATTATAAAAAGTAGATGGTTGCCAATCTCGGCGCCATTCAGATCCTTCTGCCATTAAAACCCATCTTGGGTCTGGCGCAGGTGGAATATTATCATTTAAAAAATTTAAGTCGTCATAAAAATTTGGTTGGCTGTCGTGCAATTTGATACAGACATATATTTTCGATCCGTACGATATAATATCGTCGGGATTATATCTGTAGAGAGATCTCCATTCACCTCTCCATGTATATCTAAATCTGTCTAGTATAAAATCTGCCATATTAATCTTCCGAATCTAAATTGTTATATTCTACGCTTCTGTTAATTTTAACAACCAATTGTCCGTCATCGTCTACATAATAAAATAGACCTCGATCGTCCCAGCGGTACTGATCATATTTTAAATTATCAAAAACTTTTTCGTGATTTACATCAACTCCTTCATAAAAATCTACGCCAATTTCAAAATCGTTATAGTTTTCTGCTTGATCTCCGGGAGTATTCAATTCAATTGTGTCGTCGTCTTTGAGTTGATCACTTCTTAAAAGAAATAAACTACCATTTTCGTTTCTTCTTAAAGCATAGAAGTATCTAGGATTATCCCCTAATACATCAGCTGGATTCTGTCCTAAATAAAAATTACTCATTGTTCACTCCTATGATAACTCTACAAAGCTAACCACAGCATCTATACTGTCATCTACATTGCTGGATATTCGTAGAGTTGTGGTTTCTGGTAATATTAATTTTTCACCATTTGTAACTATTTTAACGGTGCCTCCCGGAGGTATTCCGAGATCTTTAGCATAATAAGATGCGTTACTGCCTTCGTCTATAACAAAGACATCAACGAAAACATTATCGTAATCTGTAATGTTTGTTAAATTACAACCGATTACAGTTGTACTAAATCCAACAGGAACAGTTATTACATCTATTGGAGTTGTTCCTATGGTTGTGTTCACCGCATGTTGAAAACTCGTTGGCATCTTATTATCCTATTGTTAATGCAAATCTAATTGCAATATCATTTGCTTGTACTTCAGAAACAGCACCAGTTGTACCTGCTGGACTTGCCCAGCTTATACCGTCCCAAATTTCTAAAGCACCTGAATCTGTATTATATCTAGTCATACCTATCTCTGCATATGCAGTTGGTCTATTTCCTGAATCACCCACAGGAGGAACAAATCCGTTTGTACCAGCAATTTTAAAATAACCATCTCCTGACTGCTGTAAAATAGATATACTGTCCTCTACCGCATTTGTAATAGTATTATCTAATATCTCAAAATTTCCTAAGTTAATACTACCGGATCCGTTTGCTTCTAAATTTAAATCACCCGTAGATGTAGTAATTTCGTTGTTTGCAAAATCTATATTACCTACTGTGAACGTATTTAAATTTAGGGTGTCGGCAAATAGATCGTTAGCATAAACATTTTGCCATTTAAAACTGTTTGATCCTAAACTATAAGTGTTGTCTTGGTCAGGAATTAAATCACTGTTTATGCTTGCATTAATTTCAATCGAATCTGTAATCTCGTCACCAATAATAATGTTACCGCTTATTGTAACATTACCTGTAACATCGATATTACCTGTAACTGTTAAATCGCCTTCGACATTAGCGGAACTTTGTATATCAACAATACCAGTTCCGCTCGGTCTTAATTCTAAATCACTGTTGCTTACAGTTGTGCTTATTACGTTGCCATTTAGTTCAATATCGTTTACAATAAAACGACTATGGTAAACTGTCGGTTCTAAACCACTCGGAGCAAAAGAAATAGTATTGTTGGTGCTTACAATATCGTTCCCTGATATTGTGATTTCGCCAATGTCAAACTGTGTGTCAACATCAAGATTGGTTACTCGGGCAGTGCCGTTAACATCTAAATTATATTCAGGGGAAGAAGAGTTAATACCGATTCTGCGATCTGTAACGTCTAAATATAATAAATCCGTCTCAAATGCTAAGTCTACTCCTTCACGAAGTAGATTTGCTTTCAAGAGCGGACCGCTAATACGACCGACTGCCATTTGCTCTCCTTACACCCGGGGATCCTGTCCCTCTAACCTAATTTTCATCCCTAAGGCTCTTTGCTGGTTAACCACAGTTTGTCCTGTAAGATTAATAGGTCGTTATCTTACATTAATAATATTTATCAAAAAAATGGATTTAACCGAAGATGAGGCTGTAAATGTTGCCGAGATCTTCCATGATAGGTTCTGATATCACTCGACCTCCACCAGTTGCTACTTGGTATACACTACCGTCGAAGCATTCTAAATAACCAAGATCCGTATTCCATCGAGTATCGCCAACTTCTGGAGAAGTTCGTTCGTCTGTATCTCCTACCGGAACTACAAAACCATTTGTGCCTCCGAATTTAAGATAACCGTCGCCGGTATGTACTAATTCGTTTTTTGTATCTAACAAGTTGGTTATTATATTATCTGAACCGCTTGCTTCGAACTGCAAATCTTCTAAAGTAACAACACTGGTGTTTGAATTGAGCTGTAATGCATCGTTTGATTGAATTGTTTTAATTGTGTTTGGAGATTCTACTAATACTTGATCACTTGTAATCAGATTGTCTACTGTTACGGTATCAACGCCGGCAAATGCATAAATGTGTATCTGTCCCCATCTTTTCGGATCAGTACCTAGACTAAATCTTTCTGTTTGTCCAGGTAAAATATCTTGTGAGAAATCAGGTGCGATTGCAACAGTGTCTATAGGATTATCGCCAAGTATTATAGTCCCTCCTGCGATAGTGAGATCTTGATCTGTGCTAATGTTCTGACCTACAGTTAAATCTCCGTTCACTGTAGTATCTGCTTGCATATCAACAATACCAGTTCCGCTGGTATCCATTTCTATATTCTCATCAGTACCTAAAGATTTAATATAATTGTCTTTAATTTGAAAACTCGGAGTTAGTGCTTTGCCCCATTCGATATAAGCATCCGGACCTGTTGGTCTTATGTTTATTTCGCCTAAAGTTGTTGACCAAGTACTTTGATTATCTAAAGTCACTTTACCGAATATTGCGGTGTTCGTAGCTGTAAAATCGTCAGTTGTTCGAGAATTTCCCGACAAATCTAAGTCGTAATTAGGGCCGTCGGATTTTAAACCTACTCTACCATTTGCAACATCTAGGTAAAGTAAATCAGTATCGAATGCCAAGTCTACATCGTTTCGAATTAAGTTCGATTGCAGTAAAGGACCCGATATTCTACCTATCTGTGACATTAGTTTGCAAATCCAAATAGCAATGTTACGTTCTTGCCGAACGGTACAGGAGACGTGAATTGTATTCTTGTATCTCCAGGTGTTCCTAAATAATCATAAATCAATGTGTAATTTGTATCGCTAACTTGAAAAACGTTTTCAATTAATACAATAACATTTTCGGCGGCAGCTGGTTCAAAATCTAAAGGCCCGAACACAGTTTCAACTGCATCACCAGGACCTAGTGTTTGTTTTTGTATAGCAGTAGCGCCAGGAGCTCTAACTATTTCCCATGCTCCACCTACATATGCTTCTATGCTGTCTGTATCAGTATTATAACGAATTGTTCCGTTTGCGCCGCCTGCTTGTCTTATACCAGATAGTGTAGGACGTTCTGCTTCAGTTCCTTTTGGTAATCGCAAGCCTCCTGGAATATTCATTACAGCTCGTCCGGCGGCATTGACAAACAAATCCGTATCACTAGGACTAAATTTGTTTAGACTTGCTCCCTTTAAATACTTCATACCGGTAATGTACTCACTGTTATCGAAATCAAATTTCCTGAACTTGCTGTAGCTCTGATTTGATCTCCATCTTCTAAAACAATTTTTTCATCGGAAAAAATAACAGTTTCACCTGCTGGAACAACTAATTGCGATACTACTGTATTTGTGATCGAAGTCACACCTCCGTCTGGTACTAAATTAATAGTAATATTTGAAGTGTTGACAGTTTCATCTGTAGCATCGGGTGTTCCTGTATTACAAATCATCATAGTTACAATAGCGTTATTACCACTACTTTCGTAAACTAATTCGTCACCTGTCGTTGTTAATCTTGCACTACTAATTGCCATTGTATAATCCTAAAATAACATGCTAAAAAGCAAAGCTTTATCTTTGCTGATAATTTCACCGTTCGATGACGGTCCTACAAAATATAATCCTGTTCCGCCTGAGCTTATAGGGTTAGCATGCAACGTAGTATATCCGTTTGTATGAGCAGGCGCTGACCCTGTATGCTCTATGATAACGCCGGAAGAATTTATTTCAACTTTACCGGTATTATTAGTTCTAAAACTTATATTATCGTTTGTATTATTGTTAGTAATTTCAGAACCTAAAAATTCTAAATCTTGTATTTCGGCTCTATTCGGATAAAATTTTGCACCTTGTAATCCATCAACAATGATTGCAACTTCACTTTCGCCAACTGCGCCACCTAGGTAATCAGTATCACCTTCATCTGCATCAGAGGCAATTACTCGAGTGTCGCCTGTTCTTACCTGTCTTGCAGGATTATTCTGAATAGTATCATCTACATATTTTTTGTTTGGTATATCATCGTCATCAGTAACTTGATTTTCATAATTAGTGGTTCCTGTTACTTTAACTACTCCGGTACCAAACCCTATCAAAGTCAAATCGCCAAAATCAGTATCTGCATCAGTTCTAATTCTTCTTACTCTTAAATTGCTATCTTGAAAATTATAACTGTCAACTGCTCCGGTTGCAATAAACCATGTATCACTTTCTTCATCAAAAGCAAAGCTTGCAGTACCAGATGATGCTGTACCTCTATCTATTTCGATACCACTATACCTTAAGCTAACGCCGTTGCCTGTTTCGCCGTAGTTTAAAGTAATAATGTTATCTTGAACCTGTAAATTTTCGGCTGAAACTGTAAGTGTATCACCATCAACTACAAGATTACCGGTAACACGGGTAATTCCTACCCCTGCACCGGTATCTAGTGTTATGGTTTTAGTTTCGCCAGTGACAATATTAATATTGCCATTAGATTGGATAACTTTACCCATATATCACCTTGCTGTTAAGCGCCTGGTCCGCCAACTTTTTCTGTTAGTAAAAGCTGATTGGAAGTTGAATCATCATCAACTGTCCACTTATAACGCTGATCATTAAAATCGACAGCAATTCTGTTGGTTAGCTTTTGAATAGTTACTGCCGCGGTATCGCCACCGTCGTCGACAAAATAACCAACAATAACCATTTCTCCTGCTTCTAGGCCTAATGCAGTCGAATCATCACCCGATCCTGCTTTGTCTACCAAGCGACAAACTGCTTGTTCTCCGTCTTCTGAACTTTGAACTAGGAATCTGCGAGAAGATTTTTGCTTTACAATAAAAATATCAGATTCTGGATCTGCAATAGTCATTTTACCGCCGATAAAAGCCGCTTCGACTGGTATATTTGGATAATCTCCTTCAGAACTACTTGTTTGTGTTCCGAAATACTTTTTGTTAATAGGACGTCCCATTATTTTCTCCTTTATTAGAAGTCCGATGCGGGTTCTAGCCGCTACGGGGTGGGTCCCCCATAATATATCGAACACATGTATTTATTGCTTTGATAAATGTTTTAGTATTTCTATTCGTTCGACAGTTTTAACCAATTCATTAATTTTATATATTTCTGTTTCTGCTTTTTCTATATAGTGCCTACTTTTAGTATTACGATACTCAACCATATACTTGCTGTATGCCGTTATATGAGATTCTGCGGTAGATTGGAGACGTTCAACATCTTTGTTAAACATTGGATATTTTCTACGATATTTTTTTAAATGATTTCTCAGACGAGTAAAGTCATCTTCATCTTTAACTATCATAAATGTATTTAAGTCAAAAAGAAAGGGCCTTGCGGCCCTTCTTTTGTGTTACTCTAAAATATATTAAGAGAAACGTAGGTTATTAGTTGTAACTTCAACTTTACTCAGGTAGTCAGCCGCATTACCTAGAGATGATGCAGTGTTTGTTAACTCTACATAACCATATCTAGTCATGAAACTTACTACTGGCTCGAACGTTGATGGATCTAGTACAACACCGCTTGACATCAATGGGATGTATGGGCAGTAGAACGCAGGTGCGTCTGATTCGCTTGAACCTTTGTATCCAACAAGTACGTTGTCGTCTGTAGCATAACCGTTTACATATACTCTCATTGCACCGTTAAGTGTACCAACGAACTTAGTGTTAGTTGGAGCTTCGAAAGTACCTTCAGTTGTTCTTGCGAACGCTGAAGTTGTAGCACTTTGAAGAAGAGTTAATGTAGTTGGTGAAACGACAGCATAGTTACCAGCACCACGACGTGTACGCTGGGCAATTAAGTTTGCCGCTCTGTTGATTTGAACAGCAAGAGCCGCATGCTCGTCACCTACGAATGTAGCAGTACCAGAAACGGCTGCCTGATCGTATGTTAAAACAGTACCAGCTAGAGCATTCAAGCTTCCAATCACTTCCTGATCAATTTCAGCAGTAATTTCTTGTGCCAAAGCAGCCATAATCTCTGCTTCTACGTCGATACCTTGCTGAGCCTGTGCATCTTGCGCAGATTCAAAAGTCCAACGTGCAGAAAGCTTTCTTGACTTAGCTTCAACAGTTTGCTTCAAGATCTGAATGCTTAAACGATTACCACCAGTACCTTCTAAAGCCGCTGTATTAGCTGCCTTATCATCAGCTGCCGCGCCTGAATAGCCTTCAGCAATCTTAAATGGTGATAGTGCTTCTTCGCCAGCAGTAGTATCAGTACCTGATGTGCTGTCAAAGTTGTCCGCATAACGAACACGTAGTGTGTGGATCTGACCCACTGGTCCAGTCATTGGCTGTACGCCTACCAATTCGTTAGCAATAACGGTTGGCATTACACGTCTGATCACTGGAAGGATCACACGATTTAGTGTTGCAACATTACCGGCGGAAGTAGCACCAGCGGTAGCACTTTCTGCAAGATACTTACGGGTATTTTCCAGAGTTGCTGCCATAACTGTGCGCTTGTTACCATTTAGACCTTCAAGTAGGGCCTCTTTGGTTTCCGACCAGCGTGACTCAAGTAGTTGTGACATTTTTGTTCTCCTCAAACCTTTAGTCCCGCAAGCCTGCGGATATCAAATACTTCGGCAGTGTTCACTTCACTACCAGTTGATTGTGCCTTTGTTTTTTTGTCGCCTGTAATTTCTTTTGCCTCTGTTAACGCTTGTTTTGCTGGTTTACCGCCATCCATTACGGAAGGCATATACTTATCAAACTGTTTGCGTAACTTGTCAGTTTGAACAGATTCTAGTAAATCTTTCATGACTTCTCTTTTTTCACTGTTTAACGGTGCAAGAAGTTCGTTCATAACATTACTTCTTTCAATAGAGTCATTGATAGATTTGATTTCATGATCTTTCGATTCTAATAAATCCCTAGTTTCAGCAACAACTTTCGCCGCTTCTTCTAGCTCTTGTGTTTTTTGATTCACAACTTTTAGCAGTTTAGCGGTTTCGGATTTTTCATTAAGATAACTCGTGTTATATTCAGTAGCGAAAGCTTCAAAAATTCTACGACCAAAGTCATTCTGTCTTGCAGATTCAATATCTTCTTTAAGTTGATTAATTTCACCTTTAAGTGTTTTAGATACTGTTTCTGAAACCATGCTTGATGCAGTTTTAATAAACTTATTCTTAACTTCATCAAACTTAGCTTTGTTTTCTTTAACAAGCTTAACTTTAGTTTCGGCAAGATCTTGTTTATCTTCGTAAAATTCAGCTATTTCTTTAGCTAAAGCTTCGACAATAAATTCTTCTAGCTTTTGAATATTATTTGCAACAGAATTGCGATCTTCATGAAGTTCTGCTATTTCACCTTTTAAATTCTGCAAAACAAAAGCTTCCATAGCCTGTGTATCTTGCTTCATTTTTTGTGCATAGCGAGCTCTTGCTTCAATCAAACCCTCACGATCAGCATTGAATTCTTCAAGTTCGCCTTGTAATCTTTCAGACAACATTGACTCAATGGCTTCGACCATTGTAGATTTGTCATGCTCATACTTTGTTGCAAACTCTTCGCGTAATTCTGTAGCTACCTGTTCACGGTTTTCTTGAATCTTGCTTTCCCAAGCAGTTTCAATTTCCGATTTAATTTCTTCGGAAATCACATTGTTCTCGAATAAATCTTTTACTATGTCAATCACTGTGATTCTCCTACTTTACTTGAGCCCTGAAATTATATTTTTCAAAGCTTCAGCGATGTACTTTTGTGCCTTTGGATCGCCTTGGACTTCTTTCGAAGTTAAAATTGCCTTATAACCCCCGTCGGTATTCATTAAATGTTCATACACTGGGGTTGGATATGCTCCCGGAGCACTTGGTTGAGCAACAATATCAACTGTAATGATTTCAAAACCTTTAACATTGCCGCCACCGTCGACTTCTCCCGAACCTCTACTAGAAACGCCTAATTTTACACCGCTTTCTAGCATCGTTTGAACGAGCTGTCCCATAGGTGTTGGAATAATTTTAAGCTTTCCATACCCATTAGGACCGTCCATCCACATTTTTGTGATCATATGACTAACACGATCTAAATTAATTTTCAAATCGTCTGGATGATCAACTTCACCACATACAGAATATCCACCTGATACTTGTTCATTGAGCGTGTTTACAGCCGTTCTAATTTCATCAGAGGAATATACCCTTTGATTTTGATTGCGAATATCGCCTTGTATACAAATACCAGACATATACAAAGACTTTGTTTCGCCCTCATCACGCTCCAACACAATTTGTGCTTGATCAAACGACAAATGTTCGCTGAGTGGTTGTCTCACTTATTTCTCCTGATTCTTACTTGAATAAGCTATTCTTGTTATCAGCTTGCTCTGCAGAACCTTTCTTTTCAGCACCGTGTCCGGGCTCATTACTCATTTTAGTTGCGTTTTTAGAACCTGGAGTATTAACATTACCAGTGTTCATGTCTTTAGGTGAATTGCTCGAAAGTCCGCTTTCACTACCACCTTTAGCTTCTTCAGCTTGGTTTAAATTGCTTGCTGTTCCGCCCATATCATTTTTCATATTGTCAATTGTGCTTTTCTTGTTGTCAGCTGATTCTGCTGAACCTTTTTGCTCTGCACCGTGACCGCCTGCAACCCTATCTACATACTCTTTAATAGTTGCAAGTTCATCGTATTCTTCTTTGCTTTCAAAAGAAAAATCTTCTTCAGTTTCTTCAGCGTCCATATCCATATCCATGTCATCTTCGCCGTTACCTTGGAGTTCATCAAACTTTGCTTGAAGTTCGTCAACAATACTTTCTAGATCTTGGAAAAGTTCGTCGGTATCTTCTTCACCTTCGTCATCATCCATATCCATTTCTTCTTCGTCGTCTACATCATTAATCAAGTCATCTGCAGGATCGACAGTATCGTCATCTTCTTCGTCAAGATCTAATTCTAAAAAAGACTCTTCAACTTCTTCTTTATCCTCGTCCTCTTCCTCGTCTTCCTCTTCTAGGTCTTCAACGTTTTCGTCTAAAAGAGTTTCGTAAATTTCACGAGACTTTTCAACCACATACTGATGGAAAAGCTCTTCTGCTTTTTCTTTGTCTTCATTAACAAGATGCTCTAGCATCTGTTCTAATAGATTGTTATCCGCCATGGTATTCTCCTTGATGATTAGGCTGCTGTGTATTATTTACATGATTGTAACATTTTCTGCTTTAAATGTTGCTTTTTTGATCGTTTTTGTCGGAGTAAATAGATCCTGGGTAGATTTTTTCAAAATCTTCGAATTTGAAATGTCTTAAATTTCTGTGTTTCGGTCCTAATTGATCAGGTATAAACCCTTCATGTTCGATCACTCTAACAAACTCTATATTTTTAAATTCTTTAATAGTTTTTTCGGTTTGATTTAACCAATTTCCATGATATGTTGCACTATCGGAAGATTTTTTATAATTGTATGTATTAGCGTACACATTATTAAACTTTCCTGAATCTCCTTTGTAGTCAAATCCAAAAATGTAGATTTCGTTAAATCCTTGAGTGCAAGCAAAATGCAAAGCTGTTGGGCCTGAGCTCCAGCCTTTATGAGGTGAGAAAAAATTTATGCCTTTTTTACTGTTAACGCCTTTGTTTGGGTTTGTCCATACTGAATGCTTTTTATGATATCCACTTGCAATAATTTCATTGATCATTTTTACATCTACTGCAATCAGATAGTGCGGATCGAATTCCCTATAAATTGCATTACAGCCGAATATAGTTCCTTCATTTCTAATATGATTGTGATTAAGTTTTAGTCTACTTTTGCCGTTGCCGAGTACAAATGCAACTTTTTTACTCTGCTGGCTCACTCGGCGCTCCGTACATAGCTTTTACAAACTGAAGATCATTTTCTTTTTCTTTATCATGTGCTTCAGTTTGCTTTCTTAAATAATTGATCTGTTTCAGTGTTAGTTTTACTTTTCTCGAATCACCAAAACGGACCACAGAGCTATCACGATCTGCATCATAACGCATATCGTTCTCTAAATTATTTTCATTATTAATATAAAAAAATTCGTACAAGAGCATAATGTATTTATATTGTTTCAGTTCCTGTGTCGGTGTCTGTTCCGCCAACATCTCCAGCACCGGTATCTGCACCTGTTTCTGATTCAGGAGATAACGGCGATTCTGCTGATTGAACATCTAAATCAGCAGAAATATTGCCTGGTGTAATACCAACTCCTCTTAATTGAGCTCCTGCATCTGTCGGCGAAGACAACATTCCGTTTTCTTCTCTCCACAGAGTTTCGTTTTCTGCAATTTCTTCTTCAGTTAATCCTAAGAATCTTTTCATTGCAAATCGCTTTGAAAGATAAGGATTTTCTGCAATAGCACCATATAAATTTGCTCGTGTAGTATCTAATTCTGCTTGTCGATATGCCGCAAAATTTTGTGGCGGTGTAAAATTCAATTCAAATAAACTGTTATCTATGTTATATCCATTATCATACAACCAGATTTTGAATTCTTCATCAAACACATTGATTACGTTTGACTGCAATCTTTCGCAGTATTTGTTAAAACGGAGTTCTTGTATATAAGCTGTGCCAACTTTTCCGTCTGCAATAACGTTCGCCGATTCGTCAATACCTGTGGGCAAATACGATGCAGGGATTCTCAAGGCACGGAAAAGCTTATTAGTAAAAAATCTTAGGTCAGTAATTTCGCCTAGGTTTGTTCCGCCTGGTAATGTTTCTACTTTTGATCCACGTCCTTCAGCAGTTTGTGGGAAGAAGTAATCTTCATTCACTGATAACGGATTATAACTGGCGTCTATCATATTCTGACCGCCGCCTGTCGAACTAGGTATTCGTCTTTGTTGAATTTCGTTTTTTACACGTTCCACAAATCCCATCGCCATATGTGCTGGCATATTACCTACATCGACATAAAAAATACGTCTTTCAGGAGCTCGTTGTATACGATAAATGATAATCGCATCTTCAAGTAATTCTTTTTGTTTGTAAACTTTAAACACAGACTCTAGCAGTGAATTGCCAAACGGATAGTTATTATCTAGGCCTTCGCTCATGCTAATATGGATAACATGTTTTGCATCGATACTGACTTCGTTTTCTCCGTTTTGGAATCGTGTTCCTGGAGTTTGATTTACATTTCCAACATAACCTCTTCCTTGTGCTCCGCCGGTTGTGTAACTAGAAACTCCCGAAGGCCCATAATTCATACTACCCTGATCTTTAGTAAATTCGAGATCTTTAAGATTAATATTAATATCTTTTACAACATAGCTGGTTGGGATTTTTCCTTCGCTTTCGTTTACTATAATCTTAGTAACCTTCGACGGATCAATGTGCAGCCATTTCTTAGTTTCTGGGTCTCTTACAAAAAATGAATCGCCGTACTTGAACGTATTGCGCACAATCCTAAACATTCTTTTTTCAAACTGTTGATGCTTGCACCATTTTTGCAAAGCATCTTTTAGAAGTTTGACTTCCACAGCAGTAGGATTTTGTTTAAAATGAAATCTAAACGGAATATCGTTTTCTTTGTCTTTCTGTGTGCAGAATTCTGCAAGAATATCTAATGCGGCATTAACTTCGGAATCCATATCCATAGTATCGTACTGTGTATAACGCTCTGTCCTATTCGGAGAACCTGCATAAACATCAGGTAGATACGAAGAATAATTTGTTTTTGCAGGGCCCGGACGACTTCCGTTTCCTAGAGGACTATACGTTCCTTGCGGATTATCGCTGGTTTGTACTGGTTTAAAATATTTTTTCCAACTCATTCTATGTTCCTGCGTATACATTGCCTGATAGTGCTTTTATTGCATCTATCTGTTGTTTTGAAAGTCTAAGTTGTTCTGTAAGTACAGCAACTAATTGAGACACTGAAGTAGTATTTAAGTCATCTGCATTTGTTGGGCTTCCGCCTTGGGCAGTTGAACCTGTGGATCCGCCAGTTGCCTTTGTTATTTCAGCTATAAGCTGTTTCATTGTTTCTTCGGTCATCTTATTTTCAGGATCTAAATTTTTAGCCATTGCTACTATTTCTTCCATAGTTTTCGATCTGTTTCCGTTCGCAGAAGCCGTTTCATCGTCACTGAACCACGAAGTAACGCTATCCCATGCACTAGACGCCGCATCAGTTGTTGCATCAACAATATCCGATCCGCTTGGTATCCAATTAGTAAACATTTTCCAACCTTCTTGAAGACTATTATACATTCTAGTTCCAATATCATCAACCCAATTAAATGTTGAAGTAAATGCTTCGTTTATGTGCTCCCTTGCAACTTGTCCTTGGGCTATCCAATATTCGTCAGTTAACCACTCAGGCATAGAAGGGAACTTAAAATCAAATAGATCTTTCAAAGATCCAAATCCTCTAGTACCTGAACTGCCTGCCAATTCACTTTCATAGGTTGCCATCGTAAGATCGTTTCCGAATATTCCGGTTTGTGTGGTTGTACCACGCCCGCCGGCGGCGGAAGTTACATCGGTCGCAGTATCTCCTGCGAGATATGACCCTTGTTGTTCAGCAAACGTTTTTAATAATTGATCAGGACTTGAATAATCTAACAAAGATGCATTGTTGGCGTTTCTTATTTCAGTCTCACCTAGAATAGAATTTTCTAGTTTTTTAATATACTGTAACCGCGACTGTTCACGACGATTATCTCTGTCTTCTCGATAGCGTTGTTGTGCCTGTTGCGCGGCTTCGTTTTCTTCGGCAGATCTAAACAAGCTCATAAAGGCAAGTGCCGCATCCATAAATGAATCTCTTAAGAAAAACAGAGCATCGCCTATAGTAAACATGGCATTGGTGAAGAAAATACCCATATCTATAAGAGCCGCATCGAGTTGACTTCCAGCATCTGTAATATCTTCAAAACCACTGGTAAGCTTTCTTATAGCTCCTGTTATTGAATCAAGAATAATCATAAATGGCTGTAATGCAACTCTTATAACTTTTCCAAAAAATTCAACAAGGTCAAATAACGGAACTAATAACGATGTAAAGAAACTTGTTACCGAGATCAGTGGATCTATGAACTGTCTTAAGAATCCAGTTATACTGTCAAACATATCCATAACATCTGGTAAAATTCCACTGTCTGCCATTAATCGACTGAACATGTTCGACAGTTCGTTTACTCGTTCTAAAAATCTTTTACTGACTTCTGCTAAAGCATCGGTTGTTGAAGTCGCCTCTTGCTGTGCTCTTACAGCGTCTATCAAGGAGTTTTCTTGTCTTCTACCTGCATCCGTTAATGCATTAATTTCATCGCCTAAGACTCCAAATTGTCCTATGGTTGAAACTTGGGCACTTGATTGTCTAGCTGATTGTATAGTTAAATTAGTAAGAGAATTAGCTGTTTCTAAACTAAATCGCCCAGTCTGATCAAGAGCTCGACCAGCTTCCATTGCGGCAACTCCTGCTTCTCCTAAGAACGGAACTAATTTTCTCGATGCTTCTCCTGATGCTGTTCCAGAAATTACAATTTCCTTAAGAGCAGTTCTTAATGTCGGATCGTCAAACTGATTAATAAACAATCTTAGATTTTCAGCATCTGCTTCTCTTCCGGAAGCAATCATTGAATTTAATTGAGATTGAAATGCCGCGTCGGCAGCTAGATCTTCGTTTCTTCGCTGGGCTTCTTCTCGGGTTTGACCTGTCACTTTCGCTAATAGATCTAATTCTTTAAGATAGGACACAGTTCCTGAAACGTATTCTTGATTAGTTCTGTTTTGTCTAATCCCTACCCTGTTTACAATGCTGATGTAATTAGCCAACCCTTGATTTATATCTTGTGTTGTAAAACCAAGATTTGCAAGATCGTTTGCTACTTCGCTTGCTCTAAGCTGTCTGCCTAGTTCGGCAAATCTACGAGCTCCTTCGGCTGTATTTCCACTTAGCAATCTCAAAGCATCGCCGTTACTCTTTAGCAATCCGGCAAAATCTTGTAAATTTAATCCTGCATTTCCTGCGGCAACGGATACTTCAAGTATTTGTCCTCCAAATGATGCGCCGGCTTGAGAAGCTGTTTGAAATGCCCGTATATTTCTATCTATCTGTTCAGTATATCTTGAAAGAAATCTACCAAAGATAAAAATTTCGTCTGTGGCTTCGGATAATGCAGAACCTTGTAAATTTGCGATAGCAGACTGTTTTCTTACTATACTGTCAAGAACCTCTGCGGATTTTGTAAGTTTACCAGCAACAGCACCGACTGCAAATGACAACGAATCAAGACTTGATTCTACAGCTCCGGTGCCTTTTAGAGATCCGCCAGAACCTGACCCGCCAGAAGTGCCGCCTCCTCCTCCGGTGTTTTTAATTCCGTTGATAGCACTTACGAGTTGTTTGAGGGTAGATTCAGACGCTATTCCGTCTACTACTACATCTCCAATGTTGGGAACATTAATTGTTACAGCCATTTAAAAAAATCCAAGTTTTCTGCTTATATAAATATCTACACTTATTTATTGGAGAAATATCGTGGAAGGACAAACTGGTCACAATCCATTAGCACAATATTACAGACAGCCTAAGATTTATATAAAATTACCAAGCAATGGAGAATTTTATCCCGAAGGAGCACTTGATAAAAGTGTTAACGAAGAATATCCTGTGTATGCAATGACCGCAAAGGATGAACTTTTGCTAAAAACACCAGATGCGTTGTTAAACGGACAAAGCACGGTTGATGTAATTAAAAGCTGTGTACCAGCTATTCTAGATCCATGGAAGATGCCTGTAATTGATGTTGACGCTGTCTTGATTGCTATAAGAATTGCAACATATGGAAACGAAATGGATGTCACACATATCTGCAAAGGTTGCGAATCGGAAGCAGATTATGTTGTTGACCTGACTGACAGTCTAGGACATATTCAATCTATGAGATATGAAACCCGAGTTGATCACCCACCATTGATTATTCATCTTCACCCGTATTCATACAAAGACATGACCACAGTTGCACTGAAAGCATTTGAGCAACAGCGAGTTTTAAAAATTGTGTCAGATCAAAACATGGAAGAAACAGAAAAATTGCAAAAGTTCAATGAAAGTTTTAACAAGCTGACGCAATTTACAATTGATACAATTACGTCAAGTATTACATCTATTGAAACTCCAGAAGGCGTTGTAACAAATTCAGAAATGATAAATGATTTTATTAACAACACTTCAAAAGACATTTTTGAAAGCATTCAGACACACGTAAACGATTTTCGTGACAAGAGCGTATTGCCTACACAGAAAATTCAGTGTGAAAAATGTAGCGAGATTGCCGAAGTTTCAATTAGCATGGACATGTCTAATTTTTTCGCAGTAAGATCTTAAGACTGCCCGACGACCAGATCTTACTTGAAGGAAAAAAATTAGACAATGAAGCAAGGGCAATAAAAAAAGATCTCCTGCGTATCTGCTGGTTCATGCGCGGTTTAAATTATCAAGATGCACTAAATCTAACTCCGGATGAGAGAGAAATCGTCGGAGAAATAGTAAAAGGTAATATGGAAACTACCAAGAAAAGCGGAATGCCTTTCTTTTAATTTGTTTTCAGTCCGGTGAACAGAGTTTCAAAATCTTCAAGGTCCATTTCAGGCAATTCACCCTGTGCAAGTTTATCCATAACGGGTTCGAATTGATTTTGGGCTAGATTATATCTCCCTGCTCTGAGATTATTTTTCATTTGTTTGAGCTGTGTAGCATCAGCGGTGTTTAATTTATCACCTCTAATCATTTTCTGTAAAATCTTTTGTTCAGGAGTTTCAGCTTGTCTCACAATGTTTTGCAATGCAGAGGTATCTTGAGAACTGATCGCATTTCCTTTGTATGCTGACTGAAATCCTTGCTGGTATGAATCAGACGCTGATCGAGCTGTTCTGCCCACGGCTTTAATCGCGTCTCCAGGAGCTTTTAGTGCATTAATGCCTGCTCGGGCTACACCTCTAGCCGCACCTGCTACGGCTTGTTTAGCCGCCGCACTAGGCGATGAAGGTATTAATGTTCCTATGGCTTTCTTTGCTATACTACCGGCAGCACCTATCATCGAAGGCAACGGAATTGCTTCATCGATATGATTGTCTCTCAGTAATTCTTTTTTGAAATCACGATACGATGTATCAAAATCATTTATTTTCATAATCATATTTATAACGAGCTAGAGCTCGTTTGCGTTTTCGCTAACGCTCAACGCATTTTTTTAATTATTAACTGCGAAGCAGTTTAAGTATTATCTAGATTGTTCGGTCATAAAGAGCCCGTTGCGGGGCTCAATATTTTCTGCACATTATCTGAGTTGCACAGTCATAACAGCATTAGGATTATATGTATTGCTACACTCACAGGCGGTTGGCCGATACCTGCTCATCCCGTTCGAGTTTCTTGTTGTCCAACGGCAGTCATGCATATAAAATGCTGTCTTCTACGCATGACCTGGGTTTATTCCCATCCTTAGCCTTTAATGAATTCTTTTTTGTAAACGTGTCAAATCAGTTCATTAGGCATATCTGATCAGCATCATTTGGTAGTGACACGAGTCTCCGCCGTCAAACGGACATTCAATTCCCTGCGCTACACATGTGCCAGGTATAAGTCCACCATATCTGCGCCGGTGGGGGCTTAATTGACGGTGTTATTCGTCCAACTGAGCGGGACGATTTCCATATATTTGTTCTAGTGTTTCTGTGAGTTGCCTTGAACTGCCTACACGCACATTGATAATACCGTTATAGTATTCGTCGGTTTCCAATACTCGCCTGTCGAACTGCTCTTTTGCCTCTAGATATGATAGGACGCCTCTGCTGGGACAGAAATGTAATATTTCTCTAGTGAATTTTTCTTCGCCTAGTGCTTCTACGTCAGCCTGTAACTTGTCTGAAGATCCCCAATAGAGTCTCCAGTCTGATTCTTTTGTTCCACGCCTACGATTTTTTCTGCCTTTGAGTGGGGGTTTTGAAGTTTTGAACCGTGCCAGTTTTTTGCCTATGTATTTTTTATTGTTTGTTAAGTTAGTAATTAGATATACGAAGCCTTCGCAATCTTTTGGTAATTCATCAATCACTTTTCCCTGATAGGTCCACTGGCTCATGATTATATGTATCTTTAGCCGGTCTCCCATTCTTGCCGTTTCTGGCTTTGCGTCGCTCCGCTCGCTTCTCTTGAATTTCTTTGCGCCTCTCCGAGGCATGGTTTCTAATTTCGCTGAGCGCAAGCCTAGCTTTTAATCCTGCATCGTCTGAACCTTTGTATTCAAAACGATCTTGCCACTTAAAATATTCTTGAAATGCTTCAATCATTTTATCGTGACTGTCAGTAGCCATTACACTATATCCACATCCGTGTTGTAGGAAGTGAATCCATTTTCTTTAATCACTTTCAAAACTTGGCTGACTCTATTAGTTAAGTCATCTCTGTGAGATATTAAAAACACATTTTTGTCACGCTCACGAGTCATTTTTTTCAGCACACTTATGCTGTTTTCAACACCGTTCGCATCTAATCCGTTGTCAATCAGTTCGTCAATAAACAACAAGTTAATTGAGTGATACAGATTCTCCCACACATCTCTAAACGCAAAACTTAAAGACAAGATTAATCTGTTACGTTCACCTCTTGATAGGTTGTCAAAATCTAAATCCTGACCCAGCTGTGTGATAATCACGCTGAGATCATTCTGAAACTCTACCAGGTGCGGCAACCCGGTCTTGTTCAAATAGTATGTAAGACGTTGGTTCAAAAATGCAAGATTCTGATCGATAATGCGTTTACGAATGTACGAATCTTTGTTTGTGAGCAGTTTGTATAAAAACTCTTGATGATCTTTGATTCGAGTAAGCTCGTTAACTGTGTCCCAGTTAATTTCTTGCATTGCGCTGTCTTTCAGTTCTGCAATCTGATCATCGTAAGGATTAGTTTCTGCATTTTTATTTTCTAATTCTTTTCCTAAACCGTCAATTGTAGCTCTATGATTAAGTGCTTCTTCTAATGTACTGTATTCTACATTAGGGCAATTACCGAGTTCTCCGATCAAAGACAATGCTTCAGCATAATCCTTCAGTTCGGATTGTTGAGCTGTAACACGAGACTGATATTCAGCAACCTGTTCTGCTTTCTTCTCCATCATTTGATCGTGTTGCTCGTCATGAACATCTTGTCCGCAAGCATGACACTTATGATCCGCAAGTTTTTCCAGTTCAAGAACCAACTTATCGTAATGTCGCTGATCGTTTTCCATTTGTGCAGTCAATCTAGCTACGGTCTTTTCAAGTTGTTCCTTTTCTTTCTTATGTTCACGCCATTGTTGCAGTGCTTTTTGATTTTCAATTTCTACATCAATGTCGATATGATCTAACACAGAAATACTTTTTGCAATGTCTTTAAGAGTCTGTGCTTTGTTTTCTCCCCAAAGGCGTTGCTTACGTTCCAAACTTTCAATGCTTTGCTGTATGCGCTCGTTTGAGGCCCTCACGGCGTCAATGCGTGTAGTCTCCTGTTGTATCTCGTCTCTAGTAAACTTAATTTGTTCTTTGAGATTCTCTGCTTTTTCGGAAAGCAGTGTGATCCCTAACAGTTCTTCGATGATCGCACGTTGATCATTGCTCCGCATGCTGAGGAAAGGTTCGGTATAAGTGTTCAACGCCACAAGATGCTTAAACATATCATGGCTCATACCGAACAGATTTTCAATTTCTTTCTGTGTTTCTCGGCTGTCTCCTTGTGATTCATCAGCATCTTCTGGTTTTTGCTCATGTCCATTTATGGTAAGCTTCAACAGATTAGGTTTGCGCCCTCGTTCGATATGATATTCTACACCATTTTTTTCAAATGTACAAGTAACCAGCATGTTTTTGCCGTTGATCTTGTTAATAAGATTATCTTTCTTAATATTTGTAAGTGCTGACCCGTAAATTGCATATGACAGCCCGTTTACAATAGTTGTTTTTCCCGTGCCATTCCGTGCGCCACCGTCATCACCACCGAGATCGAGATTTTCGCCTAGCACTAACGTAAGATGCCCTTTGTCGAAATCGATAGCTTGTGTTTGATTTCCGATACTCATAAAATTTTGTGCGGTTAAAGTTTTAATTTTAATCATAAGTTCTGATAGATGTCCAATAAGATTTTTTGATCGTAGTTGTCGCTTTCGATTTGGTTAAGTTGATTCATTACGATAGTATCTACACTTTCGAAACTTAGATCTACCGGCTCCGACTGTGAATCCAGTTCTACCTTTTCCGGAATCATCATTAATTCACGCAGTCCGTACTTGGGAATAAGTTCTTCTTTGATAAAGTTTGCTTCCTCAAACGAAATTTCAACGTCAATGGTTGCTCGAACATGCATTTTTTCTCGAAGAACTTTGTCTGTATCTACTAATAGGTCACTTAACTTCATAGTTCTATACACGGGCTGATCAGGCCATGCTTCGTACTCCGGAGCACCACCCCACTCTAGTGTCATCATACCGCGTTCGTCGTCCCAAGCATCAGCATAGTTGTGAGGAAATGCATTTCCCATATACACAATATTTCCTTTCTGCTGACGCTTATGAAAGTGCCCTGAGAAAACATATTCTTGATTTTTAAAATGACTGGCCCTGAGATTACCGTGGTCTGGCATCTGTACCATTGCATTCATATAAAAACTAGGCAGTTCAAGATGTCCAAATATATATTTTGAAGTATCTTTTTCGATTTCTTTCCACTCGTCTCCTACAAGCCAAGGCAAAATAGTAACATTGCCTTCGCGTAACGGTTCTCTGATAGGAACAACATTAGGAAATAATCGCATAAACTCTACAGAGTTAATTTCTCGCTTGTCTTTGTAAAACAAATCGTGATTACCGAGGATAAAATATACTTTTTCAAAGTTCTGACTTAGCCTTTCGAGATTACTAAGAGTATAATTCATAGTCGATACATCTGTCGAACTGCGATTGTGATGCCAGTCACCTAAAAAGATACAGGTTTCTGCACCTTTTTCTCGTGCTCTTTTGCAAAACCATGCTACAAAATCTTCACAGTCTGTATTATGCACACGGCTTCCACTTTTCATACCGAAATGTATGTCAGTGAAACAGGCCGCTTTTTTAAATAAGTTCATAATTGTATAATACCTTATTTTGTTTTAAAAATCAATCATTATCTTTGTCAGACGAACGATCGCCAAATGAATCTTGCCATTGTCTTGTCCAACTTGGATTCATACCGTTTATTTCAAGGATATCGTCACGAATGTTTTGATTTCGTTTTTCGATATTAATGATCCTCACAAACGAATTTGTAACAGCGGCCGTATAATATGCAAAAGGATTATCCGATTTTGACTCGTCGAACTGTAATCCAATCTGTGTTAGTTGAAGGATTGCTTGCCCACGCATTTCGTCGTTGTATGTATACCCTCGAACATTGCTTCGTGTTGCATATCTTTCGCATAATTTCATCCACATTTTTGCAAGTTCGTTAGTAGCTTGTCCGTGTTCTTTACAGAATTCGCCTTTTTCTAAATCTCCTTTCCAATGACTTTTACCTACACAGAATAAATTTCCTTCATCGTCGAATTTCCAGTGCTGGAACGGTGGAAAATTTACTTTTTCGTGATGATCGGCTACTGATTTGGGGTTTTTCTTACGACCCGGCGCAAGCGGAATGTGTTCGAACGTCATAATACGAAATACAACATCTGTTTTTTGAATTTTTTTATAATCGATATCAAATTCTTTTGCAGGAATTTTTTTGTTTTGCTTCCTCATTTCAGCTTCGTGTGCTTGTTTAGCAAGTCTTGATGCTTGATTGCGTTTTGCATCTGCAATTGTTCTTATATTAATTTTATCTAAACTCGGAAGAATAAGATCGTACTGATTATACTCTGGTTTTGTAAAACTACAATATGTAGTTTTGCTTTTATGAATTTCTCTTAGTAAATCACGATTATTTAAATACTTTACACGTGGGAATGGACTAGACACAATAGATAATCTCCTTATAAGATTATAGTAGCATATTTTATCTAAAATAAATACCATAAAGGAGTAATTTTGGATCAATGAGTAGACCAACAAATCCTCTTGCAGAACTTGTATCTAAAGTCGAAGAAGAAATAGGAGCCGCATCAAATGCCTTTAGCTCAGATTTACAAGCGGCAGGCGAACAATTTGCAAAAGACAAAGCAGAATTAAGTAAAAAAATTGCAGAATTATCTGACGCCGTAGGCATTCCGGACATAGGAGATAATCTTACATCTCTTGGTGAAGAGGTAGGCGGCTTCTTTGATGGTTCTGGAAGTTCTATCCAAAGCAGTATAACTGACGGTATTTCTACATTACAAGAAACAACAGGTGCGATTAGTCAATTTACCAGCGATATATCAGGTGCTTTAGACAAAGTAGGCTTAGGAGATATTGCTGGAGGATTGCAATCAGCGGCAGGAGCCGCATCGCAAGTTGCAGGAGTTATAGATGATGTTCTGAGTTTAAAAAGAGCTTCGTCAATACCTCCAGGTGCTGAAACATTTAAACAAAAATCTGACGCGATTGATGTAACAGTGAATTATGAAAATGATTGGCGTGTTAGGATTGATTGTGAAAGTTGGAATGCTTTTAACAGCCAACTATTTGATCAGATAAAAAATACAGGAGGAGTAGTATTTCCTTACCTTCCGGAGGTAAAAGTTGCGACTACAGCAGAGTATTCACAGATAGAACCGGTTCATAATAACTATCCGTTTCAGGCATACAAAAACAGTCGTGTAGATGACATTACAATAAGTGGAGAATTCTCTGCAGAAACCGCTAAAGACGCAGATTATTGGTTAGCATCTAATTTGTTTTTTAGAACAGCAACAAAAATGTTTTTCGGACAAGGCGAAAATGCAGGAAATCCTCCTATAATTTGCAGGTTGCACGGATACGGAACAGGTATTTTTAATAATGTTCCTGTGGTTATTAAAAACTACAATGTAGATTTAGGATCAAGCACACAATACGTTAAAAGCGTAAATTATAACACATGGGTTCCTATTGTAAGCACTGTGAGTGTTACTGTTGCTCCGATATACAATAGAGAAAGATTAAGAAACTTCGATCTTGCAACGTTTGCAAAAGGCGGAATGGTAGGATACATATAAATGGCAACATATTCTAAATTTAGTCCTTACAGAAACACACCATCTAATGATTTATATCTAGAATTATTAGAAATTGTTCCAGTGCCGGCCGAAGATGATGATTTCTTTTATCAAATTGAAACACAATATACGCATCGTCCTGATTTATTGTCATATGATGTTTACGGAACTCCGAAGCTTTGGTGGGTGTTTATGCAAAGAAATATGGACGTTATTAAAGATCCTATATATGATTTTCAGCCAGGTACACAGATTTACCTACCTAAAAAACGAAACCTACAGAAATTTTTAGGAGTTTAGATGGCAGATATAATAGAAAGAAGAATACAATCTAGCGGAAGCACTACTAATTTTAATATTGACAGGACTCAGCCTTCTCGTGTGATTACTGTTAACGGACAGAAAACCAAAGTCTATGGATCTAAGTCTCAACTAGATGCATACGAAGAGCAACAAAACAACAAAGCGTCGTCCACTTCAAATGTACAACAATCTACAGCAAACAGAATAACAGATCAACAAGGAGCCTCGGCGGTTTTTAATTTGTTTAAAGACGGTAAAAAGGAAAAACCACCTACTGATCCGAATAAAACTTCATCTGTGCCCGGAATAAATGTAGAAGCCGCAGTAAATCCTCTAGAACAATTTGCTTCTTATACAACTCTTTTTACTTTAGCGGCAATACCTCCAGAAATGTACAACGATCCAGAGACATATCGGAATGATCCTAGTGCTTTAACAAATGTAGTGGTTGCCAGCGCAGGGAGGTTCGGCGATGCAAGACCTCAAACAGTTAACGGAACTCCGGAATTCTATATAGACAATGTTGAAATCGACTCGTTTGTTACAGGTTCGAAAAAGACAGGTAACAGTAATGCAGTTGGATTCAGTTTTGATTTGTTTGAACCATACTCTGTTGGACTGTTTTTAGAAAGTTTGCAGATAGCCGCATTACAAACTGGTGCGTATGCCAGCTATGGAGAAGCAGTATTTCTTTTGAAGATAGATTTTTTAGGGTATAAAGATACTGGGGAAACTTTTGAAGGTGTAAAATCAAAATATTTTACGGTTAAGATTAGAGAAGTTAAATTTGAAGTAGACGAATCTGGTAGTCGATATACCGTTAAGGCAATCCCCTTTAATCATCAAGCATACAGTTCTGTGATCAATAAAGTTTATACTGATATCTCTATAGTAGGCGAAGGCGTAAAAGAAGCATTATGCATTGGAGAAAAATCTCTAGTGAGTGTCCTTAATAGAAGAGAGCAAGATGCCGTTAAAAAAGGAACACAAAGTGTTGCTGATCAATTTACCATAGAATTTCCAAAGACCTATTGCGAAAAAATCAGCCAAGGTTCGGTCTCTAAAGATAATAAAGCGGTTGTTCATCCATTGTATGGGTATCCAACTACTACTTCTGTTGGATCTAATTCTCAAACTGGTATATCGGAGTTTGGAGATAACAATATAGGCTCTAGCTCGTTTGGGTTCAGCTCAGCAAACGGCGGAAATTTTGTAATGCCAAGAGAAGCAGATGTAATAGATTCTGAAACTGGCAAGGTTAACAGAAATTCTATGATTATTGATCCTAGTAGAAGACAATTCCAATTCCCCCAGGATACATCTATCACAAGAATCATTAATGATATTGTGTTAAGCTCTGAATATGCCGGAGACGCAATAACTAAACCTTATTCTCCGGAAGGGTTTGTGAAATGGTACAAAATAGATGCACAAATAGAACTTTTAGAATTTGACGACAAACGAGGGCAGTATGCAAAGCGAATTATATATAGGGTATTGCCTTATGAAGTTCATATTAGTATTTTCTCTAACACTCAAGCAGTGCCTCCGGGATATGAAGAACTAGAAAAACTAATAGCAAAACAGTATGATTATATGTACACAGGACAAAATAATTCTATATTAAAATTCGACATAAACATTAATAATTTATTTTTTACAGGATTTAATCCGCAAGCCCCGCAAGATACAGGAGATCAACAAAACCCTAATCTTAAAGGTGGACAAGAAGAAGGTCCTGATATTGTAGAAAAAGAAGAAGGTATTGAAACTAGAGCACGAGTATCAAATACAGGAACTGTGAGACAACAGCAAGATCCAGAATTAAACAATATCAATACTTCAACAGGATCAGAAACCAGCCCCAAAGAATTAGTTGCAAGAAACTTTCAACAGGCATTCCTTAATAACAGCGGAGATTTGATTGATATAGATTTAGAAATTTTAGGAGATCCGTATTGGATAGTCGATAATTCGATAGGAAATTATTTTACCTGTCCTTCGTCAAATAAGCTGGTAACACAAGACAACACAGCTAATTTCGAATCCGGCGATTCGTACATTTATATAAGATTAAGAACACCGAGCGATGTTGACCCTGATACTTCTCTCTACAAGTTTGCCAACGAAGGAAAAGACAGTCCATATTCGGGAATTTACAAAGTTGTAAAATGTGTTAACAACTTTTCTAACGGAGTGTTCACACAAAAATTAAAGTGTCTAAGAATGAGAGGTCAAGCTATTGATTATGACGGTAGTTTAAATATTGATCCTTCGTCAACACCACTATATAACTACAACGGTAAAAAACCGCCATCAACATCGATTGTCGATGATGATTTAATAAGTCCATTTTAAGAGAGCATAGATGTCAATAGAAACCAGACAGCCCGACGACAGTAATAATAAACTCAAAGAATCTCCTTACCTTGCTAAGGTAGTCGGGCATCTTGATCCTTCATTCGGCGGAGGGTTAAAAATACAACTATTAAGGACACAAGGCAATCCTGCTTCGGACGACACTACAACTTATACCGCAAAATATCTTTCTCCGTTTGCAGGAAATACCGCATTAGAATTTAATGGATTTAATAAAGATAGTTTTGACGATACTCAAAAATCTTACGGAATGACATTTATTCCCCCGGACGTTGGAAACACAGTTGTTGTGATCTTTATAGATGGCAACATAGGAAAATGTTACTATCTAGGATGTGTATCTGGAACATTTGTGAACAATATGATTCCAGGAATCGCCAGTAGCGACAAGTACGAAGCAACACCCGAACAAAAAGCCAAATACGGAAATGTTGATCGACTTCCTGTAGCAGAAATTAATAGAAAAATTTACAAAGACGCTAATGGATTAGAAGTAGATCAAGTTAAACGTCCGGTTCATCCTATTGCAGATAGATTCTTAGAGCAAGGTACTCTAGAAGATGATGTTAGGGGCCCAACAACCAGCAGTCAACGACGAGAAACTCCTAGTAATGTATACGGTATATCCACGCCAGGACCTCTCGACAAAAGACAAGGAAGCAATCGAAAAACAATAGGAACTAAACAAACCAAAACACTGTCGCCTGTTCCTGTTAGCCGATTAGGTGGAACCCAATTTGTAATGGACGACGGTGATGACCAATTTCAACGTGCAACTCCTGCGAGCGAAGGACCGGTAGTTTATAAAGATATACTCGCCGGCGAAAAAGGTGATCCGACAATACCCTACAACGAACACGTAAGAATACGAACAAGAACAGGTCATCAAATTTTATTGCACAACAGTGAAGATTTAATTTACATTGGCAATGCCCGCGGAACTACTTGGATAGAATTAACTTCAAATGGAAAAATAGATATATTTGCAGAAGATTCGATATCTGTACATACAAAAACTGATATGAACTTTTATGCAGACCGTGATATTAACATGGAAGCTGGTAGAAACGTTAATATTAAAGCCAGTGCCGAATACAGTAAATTAGCTCCTACAGATGAAAAAGGCCTCATCAAAGATGCAAAAGAATACGAAAGTGGTAGAATACAACTAGAAAGTGCTTTCAATACAAATATTCTTATAGGTGCAAACGGTAAAATTGAAACAAGAAAATACGTGAACGAAAATAGTGAAGAAGCGGATGGTAATTTAGATATTAACATTAAAGGTAATACTAAATTAGCAACTGGTACTGGAGATGTCGAAGAGGCATACAGGTTAGATCTAAACACAGATGGAAATGTTTTTATTACTACAACAGGAAGTTTAGATTTGTACTCAGAAGACAATAATAAGTTTACGGCGGCATTAGGAGCGACAGATATATTAAGCGGAAGTAACCATACAGAAACTGCCTCGGTTATTCACATGAACGGTCCGCAAGCCGCTGAAGCCGTCCAAGGAGAAGTGGCAAACATTGTTACAGATCTAATCACGCATGATAATTTAGTTACAAACAAAGATCTAACATGGTCTTCTAGTAAATTTATAGAATCGTATACACTAAAAAGTATTATGCGTCGAATACCACAACACGAACCTTGGTTGTTACATGAAAATCAGGCACCGCAAAGTGTTGCGCCTGACTTTACAGATAGGGAGTTAGAATAATGGCAACACGATTATATAAAACAAAAACAGTAGCGGAAAACGCACAAAGTTTAGGAAATCAAAACGTTGAAACTTTCACTTATGTAGGATTTTCAAGTAACAGCGATAATACAAATTATAAGTTGTATGATGTAGAGTTAGTAAAGCAAGATTTAATAAATCATTTCTACATCAAAAAAGGAGAAAAACTAGAAAATCCTGCATTTGGAACAGTTATTTGGGATCTGTTGTTTGAGCCGTTTACAGAAGATGTAAAAAAATTAATTGCAAAAGATGTTCAAGAAATTGTTAACTATGACCCAAGAATCTCAGTTAATTCGGTTACTGTAGATTCTACGTCTCAGGGTATACGTATTGAAGTATCTTTGGTTTATATACCATTTAACATTAATGAGCAAATGACTTTTAATTTTAACAAAGAAAATCGAATAATAAACTAAGCACTTAATTTTATCAGGTAAATATTGATATGACAACTTCTGTAAGACAAAACAATTTATTGGTTAATCAAGATTGGACTAGAATCTACCAAACGTTTAAAAATGCGGACTTTAAATCTTATGATTTTGAAAATCTCCGCAGGGTAATGATTAACTATCTGAGAGAAAATTATCCTGAAGATTTTAATGATTATATAGAATCTTCAGAATATATGGCTCTCATCGATCTACTGGCATTTTTAGGACAGAGCCTTTCTTTCCGATTAGATTTAGCAAGCCGCGAAAACTTTATTGAGCTTGCAGAAAGAAAGGATAATGTTTTACGAATTGCAAGATCTCTTGCGTATAATGCTAAAAGAAATATACCAGCAACTGGGTTGCTAAAGTTCGATACTGTGTCCACAACAGAAAGCGTTTTAGACAGCAGTGGAAGAAATCTAGCAAATCAAACAATCGTTTGGAATGATCCAAGTAATTCCAATTGGGCAGAACAGTTTATTGCTGTTGTAAATTCAACGATGGTTGCAAATACTGAATACGGTCGCAGCCAAGGCAATGCAACAATTGAAGGTATTGAAACTGATCAATATCGATTTAACACGTTTTCTAACGATGTTCCTATCTATGCATTTAATAAGAGTGTAGCAGGAAGATCTATGGTATTTGAAGTTGTATCAACAGCATTTACTGGTGAAGAATTTATATATGAAGAAGATCCCGAACCAGGTAATCAACCGGGGTTTGTGTACAGAAATGACGGCAAAGGTCCAGGGAGTTCTAACACTGGATTTTATATGCTTTTCAAACAAGGAAGTTTAGAACTTGCAGATTTTACCATAGAAGAGCCTACTACAAATGAAGTTGTTGCTGTAGATTCTACAGGAATCAACGATGCTGATGTTTGGTTATATTCGTTAAACGGTGCAGGGATTCAAACAAACCAATGGACCAAAGTTCCTAGTTTAAGCGGTAATAATATAGCCTATAATAGCATTGCAAATAACATAAGAAATATTTACAGTGTAATTACAAAAGATAAAGATCGTGTGGATCTTGTTTTTGCAGACGGTAATTACGGAAATTTGCCTCAAGGCCCTTTCAGATTATACTATCGTGTATCAAATGGATTGAACTATGTTATACGTCCTACCGAAATGACAGGTATAAATCTTACTATCCCGTATGTTAATTCGTCAGGCGATGCACATACTTTAACTGTCGGGCTAAGTTTAAAATTCACAGTAGATAATGCTTCTGCTACTGAATCGATAGCCAGTATTCAGCAAAATGCACCTGCAACTTATTATACCCAAAACAGGATGGTAACTGCTGAAGATTATAATTTAGCACCCTTAGCAACATCGCAAAATATTTTAAAAGTAAGAGCAGTTAACAGAATCAGTAGCGGCATATCGAGAAATTTTGATTTGATAGACAGCACTGGAAGATATAGTGGTGTAAATGTTTTTGCAGACGATGGATATATCTACAAAGAAGACACGGAAACAATTTTAAATTTTAAGGCACAAAATAGATTTGATGCCATAAACTTTATCAGAGATTCGATTGAACCTATATTTTCTAGTAATTCGGTGTATAATTTCTATATTACTAAATTTCCCAAAATTTTATTTACGGATTTAACCACTGAATGGGTAGAAATCACAAACGAGATAAATCAAAACACAGGTTATTTTATTAACAATGTCGATCAAACAGTTTTAAAAACTGGAGTATACACAACAAATACCCTGAAGTATCTTTCAGTCGGATCATTAATTAAGTTTGTAGCACCTTCTGGTTATTATTTCGATAAAAATAACAATTTAGTACAAGGAACTGCATCGCTGTCCACTGATAAGACATATATATGGACTAAAGTTGCAAGCTTAGTTGGCGACGGAACCAACGCAGGTCGAGGTGTGTTAAGCAATGGGCTAGGACCTGTAACTTTTACAGATCGGGTTCCTTCCGAAGCAATTGCCTCGAGGATTGTCGCAAGTTTTTCTAATAACATTCAAACAGGGTTAGAAAACGAAATGGTTAACCTTATATCAAACGGGGTTAATTTTGGAATTCGTTATGATTATGAATCAGGCGAATGGAAAATTATCGATAAGGATAATTTGAATCTAAATGATAGATTTGCACTCGGTAAAGCAGGCGACACAACTAATAATAATTTAGATTCTTCGTGGTTAGTCTCATTTGTAAAAGTTGCAGACACATATAAAGTAACTGTAAGACAAGTAGACTATCGATTTGGAAGTGTTAAACAAAATAGATTTGCAATCGAAGAAAATCGTAAAATATATGATCCTAATACAGGATTAACAGTTTTTGATCAAATTAAAGTTTTAGGAATAAACACAGATTTTGCTCAAATTGACCCATTGAAACAAGATAAAGTTTTCTTTGTAGATAGTGCTATACAAGAGCCGGACGGGTATAAAAAACCTGATGAAGTTAATGTTGCCTTTGCTGATTCCGACGACGATGGTGTAATCGATAATCCGGATTCATTTGTTGAAATAGCCGGCGATGACAGCGAATTAAAATTTCTGTTTTTTATAAAAGACACAACTACTCAGTTCGATACATATAATTATTTTGATAATTCAGACGAAACTATTATATTAGTTAATAGAGAAGTAGATGCTGATATCAATAATTATACAGACGGCCAGTTAATCTACTTTTATGACATTGATGAAGATGTTGTAAAACAGGTAAACAGAACCACAAATACATTTGATATTCAGCCTAATTACAAAGCAAATTACGGCAGAGACAATTTAAAATTTCAATATATTCATAACGCCGGAAACGACAGAAGAATTGACCCTAGTGCAAGTAATTTGATAGATGTATACCTTCTTCCAAAAAATTACGATACCGAATTTAGAAATTTTCTAAAAGGAGCTGTATCTACAGTGCCGGTTGCACCTACGTCCGACGAGCTACGAATTGCTTACGGAAGCACTTTAAATCAAATAAAAACAGTAAGCGATGAAATTATCTATCATCCAGTAACATATAAAGTTTTATTTGGATCTAAAGCTGAGCCTAATTTTCAGGCACAATTTAAAGTAGTTAAGAATCCAAATAGAAACATAAATGACAACAATTTAAAAGTTAGAATTATAAGTGCTATCGACGAATTTTTTGATATTAACAATTGGGATTTTGGTGATAGATTTTATATAGGAGAATTGATAACCTATATAACAACAACTGTTGCTCCGGACATTAGCAATATGGTTATTGTTCCTCGACAGTCTAATCAAACATTTGGCACTCTATTTGAAGTACAAAGTTTAAATGATGAAATTTTTGTTAGCGGAGCAACTGTGGACGATATAGAAATTGTAGAAGCTATAACACCTTTTGAAATTTCAAGATCAACAGGATCAACAACCAATACCGGAGGCACCAGTAACTAATGGCCGTTAAAAAGTATCCAGAAAGCAATCTTCCTATACGACAAACATCGGATTTATTGCCTTCCATTTTTAAGACCGAACAGAATGAAAAGTTCTTAAACGGAACTTTAGATGCACTTGTTCAACCAGGCGTTCTTAATAAGATAACCGGTTATGTTGGTAGAAGATACGGTAAAACATTTAACGGAAATGATGTTTATTCCGGAAACGACGAAACACTTAGAAGTAGATATCAGTTAGAAACTGGAGTTACTGTTGAAGAAAACCAAGAAGTTAAACAATTTTATGACTATCTAGATTTTAAAAATATACTTAACTTTTTCGGAAATAATACCGATATTGATTCTGTAACTACAGATGCTAAACATTATTCTTGGAATCCGCCTATTGACTGGGATAAGTTTATTAATTATAGACAATATTATTGGATTCCTGAAGGCCCGCCTGATGTTAATATATCGGGACAATCTCAAAGTATTGTTAGCACATATAAAGTTAGGACCAGCGATCCTCAGAATTGGTTAATTACACCTGACGGATTAACACCGAATCCTACTTTAGAACTATATAGAGGTCAAACATATAAGTTCGATATTAATTCTCCTGATAATCCTTTTGTTATAAGAACAAATTACGATACAGGTAGTTTACTATTTGATTCTAACAAAGCATATGATTTGGGCCAACTTGCTCTTTATTCGAATGTTTTATATCGAGCCACCGAGTCAATACCTATTCTTCAAGGAGTTTTTAACCCTGAACAATGGGAAATTGTCGATGCACAAGAACAAGAAACTGTTTTAGATTATAATGATGGTGTTGTTAATAATAATATTGAAAGCGGAACCGTAACTTTTACTGTTCCTTTAGATTCTCCAGATATTCTTTATTATCAAAGTTCCACAGAACCCGATCGTTTAGGACAGTTTGTTATTAAAGATATAGAAGAGAATTCCTTTGTTGATGTAGAAAAGGAAATTATTGGAAAAGAAACTTATACAAGCGGAAACGGTATAGAATTAACTAATGGATTAGTAATTTCATTTATTGGACAGGTTACTCCGTTGTCCTATTCTTCAGGAAAATATTTGGTCGAAGGCGTAGGTGATGGAATACGATTAATACAATTTGATGATTTAGTTGTTCCGCCTACTGTTTCTAGTTCTAACCTAGATGTAATTTTTGATAATGAAGGGTTCGATACTCAGCCTTTTGATAACGCTTCGACATACCCGGGCGAAAAGGATTATATCACTATCAATAAGTCTAGCATAGATAGAAATCCGTGGAGTCGGTATAACAGATGGTTCCATAAAGATGTTTTAGAGTTTGCATTTGCACAAAACGATAGTAGTTTTTCAGCTAACGAAGATTCTAGAGCAAAACGGCCGATAATAGAATTTCAACCTGATTTACAATTAACAAACCACGGCGGTACAGCGAAAGATACTGTAGATTTAATTGATACTTTCACTACAGATGTTTTTTCTATTATTGAAGGAAGCCAAGGTTACAATATTGATAATATTAGTTTATATGCCGGAGCAAGAATTCTTTTTACCGCAGACACTGATTCTTTAGTTAAAAATAAAATTTATGAAGTTCAATTCATTGATCACAATGGTACTAACATAATTCATTTAGCAGAAACTGAAGATACCCTGCCTCAGGATAACGATTGTGTTATTATAAGATATGGTCAGGCCAATGGCGGCAAAATGTTCCATTATGCTAACGAAACATGGATAGAAAGTCAATCAAAAACCGAGGTAAATCAAAGTCCTTTATTTGAATTATTTGATGAATCTGGAAATCAGTTTTCTGACATAACGATCTATGATACTACTACATTTGTAGGAACTCCGATTGTATCCTACAAAGAAGGAACAGGGAACAATGATGCAGAATTAGGATTTCCGATAAGTTATCTTAATATTAGCAACGTAGGTGACATTGAATTCGATTATGACTTAGATGTAGGTTCGTTTGATTATATTGATAATCAAGTACTGGTATCTAAACAGTATTCAACAGGGTATTTAAAATTTAATAATGAAAAATCTTATGACAATTGCTGGACAGTATCTGATAATACATTCCATAGTCCTATTGTTGACAGTGTTGTTATATCTGAATCAACAACAGAACTTACATTAACCACGGTAAACTTTAAAGAAGTTACAGATGAACAAATACACCTATATGTAAACGATTTAAAAGTTGAAAATTATCAAAGATCTGTCAACACTTTTGTTTTTGATACAGCATTAAAAGAAAACGATGTATTAACAATTAAAATTTTTGCCGATGTCGAACCAGTAGATGGATATTTTGAAATACCTAAAGGTCTCGAACAAAACCCATTGAATGGCGATATCCAAGAATTTACACTCGGAACAGCGATAGATCATGTAGCGACTGCGGTAGAATTTAACAGTTCGTTGATTTCTACTGCTGATAATTCTGTTAACAAAGTAATCGGAAATAATAATCTAAGAGATTTATCGGGTTATATTCAAAATGCTACCAGATTTATGAAGCATGATGGGATTAATGCACTGGCTCTATATTTGCTGTGTGATAAAGAAAATAATGTAATTAAATCTTTAGAGTATGCAAAAAGTCAATATCGTGTATTTAAAAGTGATTTCATTAAGAACATTACCGAAGAAGAAATATTCGATAACCCATCCGAATCTGTAGATAACATCATGAAGAAAATGACTGATAATAAAACAAATCAGTCAGCGTTCAAATATACGGACATGATAGGTTTCGGTGCGTATACTTCTATTCAATTAACAGTTGATGATACAGAAATAAAAACTTTTTCTTTATCCGATAATTTCGATCTAGACACTTCTAGCAATAAAGCTGTATACGTTTATCTAAATAATGTTCAGCTATTTCACGGCTACGATTACGAGTTCAATTCTGATTTTGGGTTTGTTACATTGGATGTAGAATTATCAGAAGGCGACATTATCGAAATAAGAGAATACTTGTCAACAGTTTCTGGGTTTATACCAGCAACTCCTACCAAGTTAGGACTATACAAAAAATTTAAACCTGAAATTTTCATAGACGACACATTTGTAGAACCTAAGAAAATGATTCAAGGACACGATGGTAGTTTGTTTGCCGCGTTTGATGATTATCGAGATGACATTATTCTAGAATTAGAAAAAAGAATCTACAATAATATTAAAATTTCATATAACGAAAATCTTTTGGATATAGATTCGTTGCTATCGAGTTATTACGGCAACGGCGATTTTGAAAAAGAAACATTTGATTCTATAATCGGAAAACAGTTTTTAAAATGGATATCTAATAGCACACTTGATTATACTCAGAATGAATACTTAGATACTGAAAACAGTTTTACCTACACGTATTCAAACATGCTAGATCCAACAAGATCTATAAACCTTCCAGGGTATTGGCGAGGAGTGTATCGATGGTTTTTCGATACAGATCGTCCACATACAAGACCTTGGGAAATGTTAGGATTTTCAGAAGAACCGTCGTGGTGGCAAACAGAATACGGTCCTGCTCCCTACACTAAAGGAAACTTAGTTCTATGGGAAGATATAGAAAACGGAATTATTAGACAAGGGTCTCGTGCAGGAACATATGACAAGTATAAACGTCCAGGGCTGACTAACTATATTCCGGTGGATCACAGTGGAAATCTTCAAAGCCCTTTAAATGCAGGCATTGCTAAGAATTTTGTATTGGTCAATAACCAAGGTGCATTTAAGTTCGGAGACGTAGGCCCGGTTGAAAGTTCTTGGAGATATAGTTCAGATTATCCTTTCAGTGTTATTATAGGATTATCACTTTTACAGCCTTTTAAAATTATATCACAAAATTTGGATAAGGTCGGATTTACCACAAATTTATTAGGACAAACTGTTGATGTCGATACATTTAAATTTAAAAATGTAGATCAAATTAATGTTCCTACAGCAACAAACATTACTGGAGGAATAATAAATTATGTTACAGACTACATTTTAAGCCAAGGACGAACTTCGGAATCTTTACAAAATGTATTCGAAAACTTTAATGTAAGATTGTCGCATAGACTATCTGGCTTTGTGGATCAAGATAAACTTAATTTTGTTTTGGATAGTAAAAATCCTAGATCTGCAAGCGAAAGCGTATTTTTGCCTGCAGAAAATTACCAGTTATTTTTTAATGAGTCTGCTCCTATAGAAACTTTAGAATACAGCGGAGTTATTGTAGAAAAAGTTTCTACAGGATTCAAGATAAACGGTTACAATCAAAATAAGCCATATTTTAACTACATTAAACCTGTAGAATCAAAAGGCGATCCGGTGTTTGAAGTCGGCGGAATTTCTGAATCTTTTGTAGATTGGACTCCTGAACAATTTTATGCCAACGGCACACTTGCAAGATTTAATAACAGATATTATAGATCCAAGCAATCGCATACAAGCGGAACGGATTTTGATTCGTCTTTATGGTCAGCATTACCTAAGCTACCGATCGAGGGCGGTGTTGAAGCATTTAGAAGAAGAACTTTTTCTAATAAAATAATAGAAGTTCCGTACGGAACTATCTTTACAGATATACAAAGTGTTGTTGACTTCCTTTTAGGCTATCAAAAACATCTAGAATCGAAAGGTTTTGTTTTTGATTCTTACGATACTGAACTTAAAGTAAACAGAGATTGGCTCACCTCAGCAAAAGAGTTTATGTTCTGGAGTACACACGAATGGGCAACGGGATCTTTAATCTCATTAAGCCCGATGTCGTTACAGGTGAGTATACGATATCCTGTAGGAGTTTCCGAAGATATTTTTGATTCGTTTTATGATTTTAATATCTTTAAGAGCGACGGCACTCCATTAAAAACAAATGAAATAGACGTTAAGAGATCTTTTCAAACTTTAGAAGTTACGTCAAAGTTATCTAACGATGGAATTTATTTCCTAGCAGTTAACTATGTGTTAAAAGAACACGTTGCATTGTTTGATGACAGAACTGTTTTTAACGATGTTGTTTACGAAAAAACTTCTGGTTATCGACAGCAACGAATAAAAGTTAGAGGATTTAAAACAGCAGATTGGGACGGAGACTACACAAGTCCGGGATTTATATTTGATAATGTAGATATAAATGATTGGCAACCGTTTATTGATTATAAACTAGGCGATATAGTTTCGTATAGAGAGTTCTTTTATACAAGTTTAATGAACCAGTCCGGATCTGCTGAATTTATAGAGTCTAATTGGACCAAACTAGATCTAGTACCTAAAAAAGAGTTAATTCCGAATTACGATTACAAAATTAATCAATTTGAAGATTATTTCAATTTAGATAGTGATGCAGTTGTCGGAAGCCAACGAGAATTAGCACAGCATACCTTTGGCTATCAACCAAGAAACTATCTATCTAATATTATCCAGGATGAAGTTACACAATTTAAGATTTATCAAGGATATATTAGAGAAAAAGGTTCACTGAACAGCATATCAAAAGTTTTCGATAAGATAAGTCGAATTGACGGAAATTCTATTGATGTGAAAGAAGAGTGGGCATTTAAAACTAATACATTCGGCGGAGTGAACACCTTAACTGAAACAGAATTTAGATTACCTTACGAAAGTTTTGATTTATCTCCACAGCCTATAATAATTCAAGAATCTGATAATATTGAACAGTCAAACGATCAATATACTCGGATTACTCCGAAGGAATTTACAATTAATAAATCTCCGTTTACAAAAAATATTTTTTCAAAGAAATTATTTAACGGAGACTCGAGAAATGCGGGATATGTTAGCACACTAGATGTTGATTATATTGTAAGAGATATTCCGGAACTTTTGTCATTGGATATTTCTGATATTAGTGAAAATCAAAATATATGGATTACCTTTGAAGACGCATCCTGGAATGTATATAGATTTAATAGATCTGAAATTTTAACTGTTGAAAATGCAGAAGTAATCGATAACAATGTTGAAATTACTTTTAATCGAGCACACAATTTTTCAGTAAACGATATCATCGGATTCAAACAAATACCAGGAATAAACGGACTCCATAAAGTTACATTCGCTGGTTTAAAAACCTTAAGATTTGAGATAACGCCACCTCTAGAAATTTCGTTTGATTCAAGCACAGTGATAAGAATTTATCAATTAACCAGTGCTAGATATTCTGGTTACGACAGAATATCCGACGAAAGTATATCGGTTCTTAATACCGGATCTAAAGTATGGATCGATGAGAACGAAAATCAAAAATGGGAAGTGTTAGAGAAGGCACAACTTTATCAAGATAAATCTATTGTTGATTATGGTGTATCACTGCCTGTAAAAACAGGGTACAATGTTTTATACTTAGAAAATCTTAAACAGTCTGTAGTGTCTATTCCTGGATCTAACATTGTTTCAGTATTAGTAGAAACTGCTAACGGATTAGCGGCTAAGCAAGTTTTACAACCGCCGACTGGATTTAATTTTATTGATCAAAGCTTTGGTTATGGACTAGGTGTAAGTCCTGACGAAAAATATCTAGTGATCGGCGCACCGTTAATTTCAGATATTCCTACTCCGTACAAAGGGAAATATTCGCCATCGGCAACATATGCTTCAAACAGTATTGTTGAACACGACGGTAAACTCTGGAGGGCATTGGTAGGAATAACCGGTGCCGACGGAAGTACCATTAACATATATTCCGGCGACTGGACCGAAGCAACTAATATTCGTGTAGATACGGATGAAACAGGCAGTGGGTTAACTTCGCAAGGATTGGTTCTTGTATATGAAAGATCAAATAATAGATGGGAATTCCACTCATCTTTTGTAAGTCCAAGACCGAACGACAACGAACGATTTGGCGAAACTATTTCTATTAGTAAAAACGGATCCAGCTACCAACTTGCTGTAGGAGCACCCGGTGCGTTAAGAAATCGAGGAAGAATCTACTTTTTTGATTTAGTTGCAAACGAGTGGAAAATCCAACAAAATGTAAATTACAGAGGGCTTTACAGTTCCGATGTTGATACTTTTTATCCAGCCGGCAGTATTGTTTACTATAATAACAACCTCTGGAGAACAAGTGTAGATGTTTACAGCGACGGAAGCACAATTACAGTAGAAAACGAAGAATGGCAGCTTATAGATCCAGTATCTACACATTGTTCGTTGCCAACTAATATAAGTTTGCCATTCGATGGTTCGACAATCGACGATAGCACATCTAAAATAGGAATATTGTCATCCGAACAAATTGCTGAATTAACCAAAGAAGGCGATCAGTTTGGTAGAAGTTTTGCATTAACATCAACAGGTAATGTGTTAGTTGTCGGTGCTCCGTTTAGCGACGAAAAGTTTTTCCAAAATTATCGAGGTTCTTGGCAACCGTTTGTTGAATATCTAGAAGGAGATGTAGTTAGGTATCAAGGTTCGTATCATATATTAACCGATCCTAGCGGAAACGACAGTGCAATTACATCTAATAACGAACGTCCCGACGACGGATTACCTTGGGAAAATATCGGAGATAGCTCCAGACTGTTTATAGGAAAGGTATTTGTTTATGTTAAAAATGAATTTGGATTCTACGATCTAAAACAGACAATCAGTTCTGAGAATTTTGACAATGGACCGTTTTATGTTTACGGCACAAATGATGACATTAAAGGACATTATTATCCGCTATATACCAATGAAAGTTTAGCTAACTCTATAGGCGAAACATCGCAAGCATTTACTTTTACTGAGTATCCTGGTGTAACGTTCTATATGCCTAGCACTGATATAAATTTATACAAAAAAGAACAACCGCAGAATTTAAGAAATTACGACGATAAAGAAGTGGTAGACTTAGGAGATCAATTCGGATATCGAGTAGATGTAGACGGATCGGGATCCACTATTGTTGTTAGTAGCCCACTTTCGGATATTGAATTACAAGATCAAGGCGCAGTTTATGTGTTTAAAACGGATAATCTTGTAAGCCCTCATTACCAGTTGCTACAAAAATTAACCAGTTATGAAAATTATGTAAGTGAATTTTTTGGATCTGATGTTTCAATAAGTAAAAACAATGAAAAAATTGTAGTAGGAGCTAAAAACTCCCCATTTGTAAAACCAACTTCGTTTGACTTAGAATCTGGAACTTCTTTTGATTCTGGCACTACTAATTTTATATTCGATCTCGGCTATCCTGGACAAGCTTATGTCTTTGAAAGAAAGCCGGAACGTTATTTCTTAGCTGAAAAACTGCAATCTGAAAACTTCCAAGATGACGAGAGTTTCGGATCGTCTGTTGATTGCTCGAGTGATAAAGTATTGGTAGGTTCGCCTGATTTTATAGTAGGAAATTCTGCATTCGGAAACGCAAGGTTATTCAGTAATGCAGGACTAAAAAGTATTTCTACAATTGGTATACAAACAGAACTAACTGATCCGTTCGAGATACAGAACATAAGTTTGTTTGATAATTTTACCAACACTAAGACTGGTGATATCGAGATTGTCGATTCCTATAAATTTAAATTTTTAAGTTTAGTTGAACAGGAATTAAGTTTTAAAACAATGTACGATCCTGCAATCTACACCGCAGGAAATAATGAAACTACCGTACAACAAAATCAAGCGTGGTTTGAGAAAAATGTCGGAAAGCTATGGTTAGATCTTTCTACAGTAAAATGGTTAAACTACGAACAAGAAGATGTCGGATACCGTATTAGCAATTGGAATCGTACTGCATACGGATCGTCTGTAGATGTTTATGAATGGGTAGAAACAAAATTACTCCCTAGTGAATGGGCAGCCATTGCAGATACTACAGAGGGATTGTCTGCAGGGATTTCGGGACAACCTTTGTATGCCGACGATACTGTATATTCACAGAAAATACTTTATAATATAGAAACAGGACAAACTTCCGAGACTTTGTATTATTATTGGGTAAAAGATAAAAAAATTACTCCTAACTTGACTACTAGGTCAATAAGTTCGTTCGATGTTAAAACTTACATTGAAAATCCAGCAGCCGCACAAATTCCGTTTGTTGCATTAATAGATGAAGACAAATTTATTTTATATAATTACGAAACAGTTTTAAGAAATAATGAGACATATATTAACTTCTTAAACAAAGATAGTGAAATTGTAAACCCTGTTCACAAAGAATATCAACTATTAACTGAAGGAAATATAGAAAAAGAATTAAGCGAAGACTTAGAGTTGAAATGGATTGATAGTCTAATAGGCTATGATTTAAATGCAAACAAAGTTCCCGATCCAAATCTTCCAGAAAGACAAAAATATGGTATCGGTTTTAGACCTAGACAGGGTATGTTTGTCGATAATAGAGAAGCTTTAAAAATCGTCGTCAACAGAATAAATCTTATTTTAAGTTCTCAACCTTATGTTGAAACATTAGATTTAACTGATTTCTTTGATAGTCAAGAAATTCCAAATTCTACGTTAAACTTATACGATACATCCGTAGAAAATTTTGCTGACCTAGACAACGTCGGAGCTATAAGATTAACTTCTGCTTCTTTGCAAGCCAACATTGTGAATGGTGAAATTGATACTGTTGATATAATAAATCCCGGATTTGGGTACCGAGTACCGCCAACTGTTGAAGTAATCGGAAACGGTGAAAATGCAGAAATTACCACAGTTATTAATTCTATAGGCCAAGTAACAGCAGTTAATGTTGTTAATGCAGGAAGAAAATATACAACTGTCGATCTCAAAATAAGAGCATTTTCTGTTCTTGTAGAGAGTGACGAAACTTCAAACAATTTTTGGAGTGTATATGAATATGACGAAAATAGAAATACTTTTTATAGAAGTATAACTCAAGATTATGATGTATCTCGTTATTGGGATTATGTAAATTGGTGGCAGGACGGATACGGCCCAGATTCTAAAGTTTCGTTCGAAATCGAAAACTTTAGTTTAATTCCTACATTAAATTTAACGTCCGGTAATCTTATAAGAATCAAAGAATACGGCACAGGCGGTTGGGTTGTTCTAGAAAAGAATGAATCTAATACAGGCGATATTGGAACAGATTTTAATATAGTAGGTAGACAAGACGGAACTATTTCTTTAAAATCGAGCTTATATGACGATACTGCATTCGGACTAGGGTTCGACAGCATAGATTCTTTTGATACAACTAAGTATGATAAAGAACCGTATTTAGAAACAAGAAAACTATTGTATGCAATTAAAAATAATATCTTTGTAAATGAACTTGCCACTGAATGGAACAAGCTGTTTTTTGCAAGTATTAAATATGCATTTACAGAACAAGAATATGTTGATTGGGCGTTCAAAACAAGTTTTGTTAATGTTAAACATACTGTTGGGGATCTTGATCAGCCTACAAATTATCGTCCAGATGGATTAGACAGTTATCTAAGTTACCTAGAAGAAGTAAAGCCTTTTAGAACATCAATACGAGAATTTATTAGTAGCTATAATGAAATTGAAGATACTCCTACTATAACCACTGACTTTGATTTGCCTCCTTACTATAACACTAATGCAGGAAAGGTGTTAAGCGTAAATCAATATGATTCTAATCTCCAGAATTATCCGTGGAAATATTGGTCCGATAATCAAGGGTATGCTATAACCGAAATTGAAATAGCCAATGCAGGTAGTGGTTATACAAATCCTCCAAGCGTAGTTATTACTGGCACTGGCTCCGGCGCATCCGCTAGAGCTTTTATTAGAAACGGTTCAGTAAGTAGAATACAGATTATTAATAAAGGCTACGGATACACTTCTAACACAGTAGTGTCGTTGGTTGGAGGTAATGGTAGTAATCCTGATAATGCAAAAGCAGTTCCTATACTTGGCGATAATTTAATTAGAAACATCGATACAAAAATTAAATTTGATCGTATTTCTAAAAATCCTCTATACTCAACACTTACTAAAGAAGAGTCGTTTATTGCAACAGGAAATACATCTGTATTCACATTAAGTTACGCTCCTACTCGTAATAAAAATGATATTGTAGTTTATAGGAATAATCAAATATTATTAAACAGTGATTACTCTATAACACTCTTTACTCAGTATAACAATCAATATACACAGTTAAAAGGAAGGTTAACTCTAACAGAAGTTCCTGATGCTAATGATGTTATTACAGTAATGTATAATATTAACAATGAATTACTAGATTCAGTAGCAAGAATTAACAAATTCTACAGTCCATTGGCAGGAATGAAAGGTAAAGAATTAAATCAACTAATGACAGGTATAGATTTCGGCGGTGTGCAAATCCAAGGAAATACATTCGATGTTACTGGAGGATGGGATGCATTACCTTGGTTTACTGATAATTGGGATTCAGTAGAGAGTAATACTGATTTCTATGTAGTCGCCGATGGTAGTACCACATCTGTAACATTACCGTATACCCCAGAGTCTGGCGAAATCATAACGGTTTATTTGAAACGGTCGGGGTCTGATTTAGTTCAAACAATCGATGATTTGCAATATTCAGATGTTCCAGATGAACCTAAAACTGTTCGTATAGATGATCCTTATTTTGATCAGTATGACGGAACTACAGTACAACCGAACGGAAGAACTACTGCTCCGGATAGTGCGTTGATGCCTTCTTTTATTGGAGACGGTAGCACAAAGACTGTTGAAATAGGGTCATACGTAAGAACCTATGAAAATGATATTTTAGTCTTTAGAAAGTTAGAAAGTGATGGTACTGTAACAATTGAAGATGAAAACATTGTAGATACAAACCTATCCGGAGGTAATTTAAATTTTGCAGGAGGCGCATACAGCACCGCTAATGGAACAACTGCTGAAGAGATAGTAATAGAAGGTGGAAAATTTATATCTCCTGAACAATCAACAGGCCCCGAAGAAAATCTTCCGGGACAAGTTTTAGAAAGTCTTAGTTTTAAAGTATTCACTAAAAAAACAGATGGAGCCGCACCTGTATTATCGAAAATTTATGTTGCCGACGGAACTTCTTCGACGTATTTTATAGGACAACCAATTTTAGAAAACAGTTCTATTAAAGTTTACTTAAACAAAGTAGAACAAGATGTAACTTCGGATTTTGAAATTGATTATGTAGATAATTCGATAAGTTTTGTAACAACACCTACTCAAAACGACAAGATTGAAATTTTCAGTATAGGAATCGGCGGTGTTGGAATAATAGATTATCAGGAATTTATCGGCGACGGCGAAACTGATCAATTTCTAACCAAAGCTCGATTTGATAGCACATCTCAAATTTTTGTAACAGTAGATGGAGATCCGGTTACCGGAACTTTCGAAGAAAGCAGTATCACAACCGATACCCAAGGAAAAACATTGGTTAAGTTAACAGTAACTCCTGGTTTTAGAAATGTTGTAAAAATCATATGTTTAGAAAGCAATATAGGAGAATTAGAAGGTGTAGTAAGAGTTAATGAGCAACAATTTATATATGACGGCTCGACAAGAAATTATCCCGTAGATAATTTTGTAACTTATGAAGGAATAAATGCAACTTCTAGTGTATTGGTTACTAAAAATGGTGCAGAATTAACAGCAGTTGATACAATTGTAGAAATTTATGACGGAACTAACGACGAAATAGAATTAGGTATTGATCCTGTAGAATTAATTGGTTCGATAACATCTGGTAACATTAAAGTTTATGTTAACGATGAATTAAAAGAGTTTGTTATTGATTATGTGTTTGACGGTAATCGTAATGTAATAACTTTAGGCGAAGGCACAGCCAGCATAGGAGACAGAATAAAGATCGAAACTAATGTAAGAGCTGACTATGCAATGATCACTTCGTTTGACAGTGCTACTGACGGAGTATTACAGTTATCTGAAGACTTATCGATAAATCCGGGAGACACAATCGAGATAACATGGTTTGAACAATATCCTTCGATGGATATAATTTCCGATCAATATACTGGCGGACAACTAAAATATAAATTGTCTAGACAACCAGTTAGTGTAAATTTTGTTAAGGTGTTCTTAAATGGAGTTAGACTAATACAAGATTTCGATTATTATATCGACGAACCTGGATTAAATGTTTATCTTAAAGATTTAACCACTACCTCTGATGATTCGATCAAGATAGTCCAGTTTGGTACTTTGTCTTATTCTAGTCCAAGTATCTACGAAATACACAAAGATATGTTGAATCAATATCAATTTACTAGAATTTCTATCTCTTCTGATATAAAATTAGATAGAAATTTAAATTATTATGATACTGAAATAGTAGTATCAGATACTTCTACTTTATTTGAACCTATTAGAGAACTTAACCGTCCCGGTGTTCTTTTAATAGGTAAAGAAAGAATTGAATATTTTGTAAAGACTGGAAATGTTCTTAGCCAATTAAGAAGAGGCACTAAAGGAACCAGCGTCGGCGAGGTATATCCTGAGGGATCAGATGTAGTTGATGTCAGTCCGTCAGAAGAAATTCCTTACAACGAAACAATTATAAAAGAAGATTTTGTCAGCGATGGAAGCACAACTTTAATAGGACCGTTGAGCTTTACGCCGTCTAAAACAACTATTACAGGCTGGTACAGAGATACTATACCTACGGATTATGGTCAATGTGATGATGTAGAAGTGTTTGTTGCCGGTACTAGATTAAGAAAGCAACCGGTTAGTTATTATAGTGAATCTTTAGGAGATTTAGGTAATGCAGATGCAGAGCAGACTTTAGAAGCAGAATTTTCAACCAATGGCGAAAATGCATACATTAGACTTACCGAAGCACCGCCAGCCGGCACAAGAATATTTGTAATTAAGAAGCAAGGATATACTTGGTATGACAGGGGATTAACTACCGCATCTGCTGGTATATCACTACTACAGAACGAAACTGACATTGCAAAATTCTTAAGACAAAAATCTAGTGAATTACCCGAATAAATAGCTTATGAAGAAGAAAAAATCTCAGCAACAAGAAGATAAAAAAATGAAAAAACCTGATGAAGTTACTGGCTGGAAGTTCGATGGCCATATTAAAATTTTTGATCCGGAGACTGATAAAGTTTATGTAGATCAACGAAATGCGATTCATTATGAAAATATGAGTATTGCAATTGTGAATTCTTTGTCAAATCAAAATCTTGGTTACATTTATCAGATGGATTTTGGTAACGGCGGAACCAATGTTGATCCTACCGGCTTAATTGCATATTTGACTCCTAATACTGTAGGTACAAATTCTAGTTTATACAACAAGACATACAGTAAAATAGTGGATCAAAATGCTACCGTAAACGAAGACCCAATTAGAAATAAAATGGAAATTCGTCATATTGCTGGTGCAACCTATAGCGATATTATTGTAAGTTGTACTTTAGATTATGGCGAACCGGACGGACAAGAAGCATTTGATAATAGTCAGGATTTAAATGGTGAATTTGTCTTTGATGAGTTAGGATTAAGATCCTACTCTCCATCAGGAACCGGAAAATTGTTAACACACGTTATTTTTCATCCTGTACAAAAATCATTAAACAGATTGCTCCAAATTGATTATACAATTAGAGTACAAAGCTTAACAGGCTTCAGCGAGGAATAATATGCCGTATCAGGTTAATTTTACAGACAGAGAAAATAAAGTACCGATTACTGTTTTCGACAATACTTCAAATGAAGACACCAGCTTAACCATACCGGGAAGAAATGTCACCGGCTACGGTCAAATAATTGCTGAAAATTTTGTTTCTTTATTAGAAAATTTTGCAAGTGAAACTGCACCAGCTAACCCTATTGAAGGACAGTTGTGGTACGACGTAAGCAATAACACTCTTCAAATTTACGATAGTACTAATTGGAAAGCAGCCAGTAGCATACAAAAAAGCATAACCGAACCGAGTGTAGAAACTGCTAATGTAGGTGAACTTTGGGTTGACACTATTAATCAACAACTTTATATTTTCAGCGGAACACGCTGGATTTTGGTAGGCCCTAACTTTAGCTCGGGATTAAGAAGTGGACCTATTGTAGAACAAATTGTTGACAGTGACAACTTAGACAGAATTATATTAACATTCTATATCGACGATAATCCTATATTCATTGTTAGTAAAGATACATTTACACCTAAAACAAGTATTGCAGGATTTACTACTATCAGTAGTGGATTAAATATTACCGATTCAAATGTCGATGTTGCAGGATTGGATGCTATCTTAAACAGTAGAGCCCAGTCGGCAGATGCATTAAACATCTCAGGCACTGAAGTTCCTGCTACAAGATTTTTAAGATCAGATGTTGTTAATACTTTAGAACAAGGTCTTAATATTAGAAATAATTCTGGTATTACTTTAGGAGCAGACGGTAATGTCTCTCTATCCAACACAGCGGCGGGTGTAAGGTTATATAATAACTCTCCAGGCAGCAGTATTGATTTACAAACTAATAGAGATGGTACACCATCGACTGTTTTGCGTGTTCAAAATCAAAATATAGGTATTAACAAACAAGATCCGGACTTTGCGTTAGATGTTGTAGGTGATATTGCTTTGACTGGAGAACTAACAGTTTCTAATACAACAGAATCTACAAATTTCTCTAACGGATCTATTCAGACAGCCGGCGGCGTAGCTGTATCTAAGAATTTGTTAGTAGGAACAACTGGTGACATCCAAGGAACTTTAACAACATCTAATGTTGAGCCTAGAGTCACAGAAACTTATGATTCTGGGACTGCAACAAAGCGATGGAATACAGTAAGAGCAAAAACAATTATAGCAGACGAGTTACAAGGTGTGTTATCCGGTAATATTGTAGGTAACGCCAGCACCGCTACCAACTTACGATTTGCAACTTCTTTTCAGCTTTCGGGCGATGTAACTTCGCAAAGCGTACAGTTCGACGGACAAGTAGGCGGACTTACTAAAATTTTTAATACAACTCTTACAACAGACATTATTAGTGGAAAGTCCGAACCTACCGGTGTATATGGGTTACGATCAGTAAAAGATGACTTTGTTTTAGTATTTAGAGCAGGATCCGGACTTTTAAAAGTCAAAAGAGATAATTTTATAGCCGATCTGGGAGTTCCAATCGGAACAATACTTCCTTTTGCAGGTGCGAATGCCCCATACGGATATCTTTTATGCGATGGTAGTGAAGTAGAAAGATTGAAGTATCAGAATTTGTATGATGTTATTTCAACAACTTATGGAACTCCAGCAGTCGGATTCGATACATTTGTTCTTCCGGATTTAAGAGGAAGATTCCCTCTAGGTAGAGATAATATGGATAACGGTGAGATTGTGCCTGATGATTCCGGAGCATTTGTAGACGCTGGCGGCGGAAATGCTGACAGGGTTGCTGGTACAGCGGCAGATAATCTCGGCGGCTCCGGCGGACAAAGCACTAACACATTAAGTGTAACTAACTTGCCAGATCACGAACATAACATGCAAGGTAGTACCGGCGAACAATATTATGCAGTTCGACCAGATACTGCTAACCCGTTAGATGACGGAGCATCATTAAGAGTAGGTCCTACTGTTGCAGGACAAATGCAATATCTTCCAAGTTCCGGAGGTGTAAAAACCGCAGATATTTTAGGAGATGCTTTTGCGTTAATGAATCCATATCTGACTATTAATTACATTATAAGATCTGGACCACCAGCTGAGGATTATATCTAATATGGCATACACAATTAATAAATCAGACGGAACAATATTAGCTTCGGTCCCTGATGGACAGTTAGATCAGTTTTCGACTGATTTAGCATTAATAGGAAAGAATTATAGCGGTTTCGGCGAAGTTTTCAATGAAAATTTAGTTAAACTTCTTGAAAATTTTGCAGATAGTTCTGCACCTGATAATCCTATTTCAGGACAATTATGGTTTGATACAACAGAACTCAAATTAAAAGTTTATAGCGGAACAGGATTTGTACCGGTTAGTTCCGCTACAATTTCAGAATCTCAACCCTCTGATTTAGGAGCTGGCGATTTATGGTTTAATAACGTTGATAGTCAACTGTACTTTTTTGATGGAACAAACATTATTCTTTTAGGACCTGATTACAGCTCTAGCCAAGGAATATCGGGATTAAAAGTTGAAAATATCTTAGATACCTTGAATCAAAACAGAGTTGTAACTTTTTTATATAATAATGGAATATTATTAGGTATCTTTTCAAAAGACACATTTACACCTAAAAATCCTATTGCTGGGTTCAGTGGAAGCATTATTCCTGGCTTCAACGCAGGAACATTAGATGGACTAAAGTTTGATGTTACTGTTACTAATTCGGAACAGTTAGGATCACAACCCGCAAGCTCTTATGTAAGAAACGATACTTCTAATATTGTTAACGGACAATTAATTCTTGCATCGAATTTAGGACTAATTATAGGTGACGGCTCTCAAGCTCAGGTGTTTGTTAGTGATGGTAATATTTTCTTTGCAAACATTGCTCGAGAAAAAGATATAAGTTTCAATGTAAGAAAAGCAGTAGAATCAGAATCCGCCATAAAAATAAGTTCTGCAACACGCCAGGTTAGTATATACGAAGATTTTACAGATAGCAAACTATTTACAGGCGGAGATGTAGAAATCACCGGCGATGTTACCATTAAAGGTAATCTAGTAATTAATGACGGGGATGTTGCCCAAATTAAAACTTCAGAATTGTTGGTAGAAAATAAAGCAATTATATTAGCAGAAACTGGAGATAGTGCGTCGAACACAGATGAATATGCCGACGGCGGCGGGATGATTTTAAAAGGAGCAAGCCCCCACGAATTTTTATGGAATAGAAATACTGAGGCATGGGAAAGTACTGAACATATTAATCTTGCTACAGGCAAAGCAATTAAAGTCAACGGAGTTACTGTAATTGACGGTTCTAGTTTAGGACCAGGTATTACCAGCATTCCGGGTGTAACCAGTTTTGGTACGCAGACTACTGTGTCAGTAGGACCTATTTTATCTCCAGGAAATCCTCCAACAACTTATTTGCAAATACAATCTAATAGAATTTCAACGGTTACTGATAACTTAGATTTAGAATTAGATCCTAACGGAACTGGAAATATTGCATTAATTGACAGTCCGAAGATTACAGGGTTAGCAGATCCGACATCTGATCAGGACGCTTCAACTAAAAAGTATGTAGACGATACTGTTGAAAGCAGGCCTTTGGCATTTAGTTTAGATATCTCTGATGGTTTACCAAACTCCGGTATTGCGGCAATACTTGAAGACATTGCTCCTGTTGCTGATTATGCAGAAGGAACATATGCAAGGGTTCTTTGCAGTTCTGCATCCAACAGTCCTAACACAGTTGATGTTCAAAGTAATGTTAGTGTTAACCAAACAGAGGTAAACACTCCAACAGGAACAGCATTTGTTGTAGGTAATTTTGCAATATCTGATGTGACAGTTCCTGGACAGGCAATATCTATTACCAGGGTAACAAAAATATTTAGAATTGTTTCTGGAGCATGGACGTTTATTTCGTAGGATAAAACATGGCATATATTATAAACAAATATAATGGAGAAATTTTAGTTTCATTACAAGATGGAACTTTAGACAATAGCACAAGTTTAGGGTTGCTCGGCAGAAACTATACAGGCTATGGAGAAACCCAGAACGAAAACTTCCTGTTTCTCTTAGAAAATTTTGCAAACGACACTGCTCCTCTGCGTCCGTTAGCTGGCCAGTTGTGGTATGATACAACAAATGATGTTTTAAAAGTATACGACGAAGCATGGTCTGTTGTAGGCTCGGCAATTGTTGGCACTGAACTTCCAGATACCGCAGTTAACGGAAGTTTGTTTTTAAAAAACAACGAGGAAAAACAGTTTTATGTTTATGCCGATAATGACTGGCAACTTATTGGGCCGAGTTTTGTTGAAGGGTTTGGTGTAACAAGAGATGTAGGGTTATCTATTGTAGATACTCAGGGTGTTTCACACCCTGCTATATTAAGAATTGTCGATAATATTGTTATTAGTATAACATCTAGCGATGATTTTTCTTTTAGATATGCAGATCAAGACAGTATTTCTGTAACAGGAAATCAAAATTTGGTTAGATCTATATCTCAAGGAATTAATGTTGTTGAATCTAATTATCCGTTTGTAGGCAATCTTCAAGGAACGGCGCAGTTTGCTGACCAATTAAAAACTCCCAGAAGTATCAATGGTGTTCAATTCGATGGAACACAGGATATAACGATCTCCTCGGCAACAACTAATTCACTCATTGCTGGAGATTATATATCAGGAAACAGCTTTGACGGATCGAGCGATGCTACATGGAGCGTTTTTGCTACACCTAACAATACTGTAGGTGCTATTGTAGCGAGAGATAATTCAGGGAACTTCACTGCCAACGAAATCACTGCCGATCTTGTAGGGGATGTTACAGGAAATATTACTGCATCGTCTGGAACAAGCACGTTCAACCGCTTAGAAGCTAACGAAATTGTAGGATTGACTTTTTCAGGAAACTCTTTTACTGCACAAAAACTTCAAACAGCTAGAAAAATAAATGGTGTAGATTTTGATGGCACAACAGATATTACTGTTCCTGCAAGTGCTAATACATTAACAGGAAATACACTTGCTTCTGGAGTAACAGAAAGTAATTTACAAACATTAGGAACAATCTCCAGCTTAGATATCGGTACAACTGGAATAAATGTTAACAATTTAATGACAATATCTGCCAATGATACACCTACAGTTTCGGCAGATTCAGAAATTGATCTAACAATAGGTATTAATTCTCCTCTTAAATTAGTCGATGGAGATAAAGCATCGATTCTAGGCGGAGATGACGTTTTAACTTTATATTCTCAGTCTATAAATATTGGAATTCCTTCGGTTCCTATTAAAAAAATATACGCTAATGAGTTAAATGGTGTTGCCTCAAGCGCACAGTATGCCGATTTAGCAGAAAACTATGAATCGGATTTAGAATATCAACCAGGGACTGTTGTTATTTTCGGAGGATCGCATCAAATAACACACAGTGTTAAATCGAATGACCATAGGGTAGCTGGAGTTGTATCCGAAAACCCTGCATACTTAATGAATCGCGATGCTGTTGGAACACATGTTCTTCCGATAGCACTACAAGGTTTAGTTTCTTGTAAAGTTGTAGGCCGTGCGAAAAAAGGTGATTTATTGGTAACAAGTCATTTACAAGGAATAGCAACAGTAAATAATACTCCGTTGCCCGGAACCATTATAGGGAAGGCAATCGAAGATAAAAGTAACGACGGTGTAGATACAGTTATGATCGTTGTGGGCAAACACTAATAAATACATAGTTAATGGAGCACTTAAATGGCATATAGAGTTGATAAATTTAACGGTACGTTTTTAACATCAGTAGATGACGGAACGATCGATACTACTACCGACATAAGATTTGTTGGTAAGAACTATGCAGGCTACGGCGAAGTTCAAAACGAAAACTTTCTTCATCTTTTAGAAAATTTTGCCAATACTTCTGCTCCGCCTAAAGCTATTACAGGTCAGCTGTGGTACGATACGACAAATAAGCAGTTAAAGTTTTATGATGGTACACAGTTTAGAGCAGGATCAGGAACAGAAGTAAGTGATACTGCTCCTTCCGGATTAGCAACTGGCGATCTTTGGTTTGATTCTAGTGCAGATCAACTGTATGTTTGGACAGGAACAGAATTTGTATTGGTTGGCCCTGAGTCGACCCCGGAATTAGGTAATACTACATTCCTTGGACAGGTTGTTAAAGATGACCAAGGCTCTAACCGAACATTAGGTAGATTGATTATTGGAGATCAAACGGTTGCTGTAGTAAGTAAAGATTCATTTACTTTAGATAGTTCATTGAATCCGATTGCTGGTTTTACTTATATACAGCAAGGTATAACATTAATTAACAGTGCTTCAGGCGACACTACTTCTTCGCACAAATTTTACGGAACCGCAAGTAACGCAGAGTCATTAAACGGATTCACAGAGGATTCTTTTGTTAAAACCGGCAACGAATCGTTCGCTACTGTGGTTACTTTTTCAGACAGCGGGTTTACTGTAGGTGGAGTAGAAAAAGATTTATTAATTTTTATTGATGGCGGCGACGATGCTACTATTCGAAATCAGCTAGGTAAATCTATTTTCATGCAGGTAAAAGTCGGAGATCAAGATATTCGTACACCTGCAAAATTTACTTCTACATCTATGGAGCCTGGTACTAACAATTTTTATGATCTAGGCGCAGTGAGCAATGTTTGGAAAACTGTCTATGCAAATTCTATAGTAGGTGATCTTACAGGAAACGTAACTGGAAATACTACTGGCATACATAAAGGTAATATCAGAGCAAATGATAATTCTGTAATGCTAGACGCAGATACTAAAACGTTTAGCGGAAGTTTCGCCGGAACACTAACAGGGACAGTAATTGGAGAGTTAGTCGGAACTGCTAACAATTCAGTGACATTAGGTGGCTTAAGCGCCGACGCCAGCGCAACAGCAAACACAGTAGCTATCCGAGATAACGATGGTAACATTACTGCTAATCAATTCGAAGGAGTATCAGATAAAACTGATAGGGTAAGAATAAATGATTCAGCAAATGACTCTGATCCGAATTATAGAAGTGCAAAAACCACTGCTTCTGCTTTAACAATTGCCGCAAGAAATTCCTCAGGAGATCTATTCGCAAATATTTTTAGAGGAACAGCAACCAGTGCTAGATTTGCAGATCTAGCAGAAATTTATTCTACTGAAACTGAATTAAAAACTGGAACTATTGTAGCAGTTAGCGCAGATGAAGATTATGAAGTATGCGAAGCAATGCATACTGATGTTCCGATAGGAGTTATTTCTGCAAATCCTGCTTATCTAATGAACAGTGAAGCAGAAGGACAAGCTGTTGCTCTAAAAGGAAGAGTACCGGTAAGGATTAAAGGATCCGTCAGAAAAGGAGATAAAGTCTTTCTTGATGGCAATGGAATAGGTTCTTGCTTAAATACAGGCGACTTAATAGGTATTGCATTAGAATCTAATGATAATTCGGATGAAAAGCTTGTTGAATGTGTTTTGAAGGTATAAATTATGGCAATAGGTGATAGAATAACCGCCGCAGAATATAATAGAATTAGAAATAAAGCGGCAAAAATACTCGGTGAAGGAACTGGTAACTTTGGATGGGGACAAACTGTTCAGAGTTCCACAGTATCAGCGGGTGAACTAATTACAGAAGAGCAGTTTGACAATTTAAGATTTGATATATTTAATATTCTTAAACATATCGATGGAGTAGATCCTGTTATTACTAATATTTCAGACGGAGATATTATTGCATTCGGAGCTACCGAACCGGTAGAGCAATATGAAACTCTTGTTGATACTGCAACGTTGAATAGATTTAACTTAGGTACAGGAAATTTTGATACAATTGTTAATCAAACAGGAGCCGCTGTAGATTTTGATCCGTCCCCTTGGTCTAACGCTATAGTTTCGGCTACTACTGTTGGTTTTACATCTGCAACAGAAGCTAGATATTTTTGGAACTCTGGAGGAAAGTTACGTTTCGATCCCGAAAGACCCAAGCAAGTGGGCGATTCAGACCAAGAAGACCAGTGGTCAGAGTTTCTTGACGGGTTAGGATTTGTAGTGTTTGATGAAGAAAATTCGGATACAAGGGTAACACTAGGACCTTACGATCTAACAAACACTTATCAAACAGTTTTTCAAGAATTTAATACCAGTACATATGCGGCCAACAGTTGGAAAATTGAAGCAAGGGTAAACACCCCTACAAATGCAAACGGAGAAGCAGACACTTTCTTCTTCCAATACACGTGGTCAGATGCTTATACAGATCCCGACTTAATAGACGGAAGACCGGATACTTATGTGCTCCCAGCAGATGAAGTCGGAGGAACTTTTTCGATTCAAGTAGACGAAATACTACCGTCCGGAACATTACAACCTGCTCCTGCAACAGGAGATTTTTTAATACTCGGACCGAATTCCTATTCTACAACCACAATAGTCGGAACGTAACTTAAACAGTTGACTCACCCATAAATATGTGCTAATATAATACAAAAGGTACATATTTATGGATCCACGCTTTGAAAAAGCTCTTGATTTTGCAAACTATCAAAAAACTCTAACAGTTCAAAAAGAAACACTAAAAGAAAAAACCATTAAAAAGATGCTAATCGGCTATAACGGTGGACTATTTTCTGTTGATCGTAATTTAATGTGTTTTGTTAAAATGTTAGTTGACTCAGACAGAATCAAAGATATTCCACTTCTAGATTTAAATGATAATCCAATATTAATTGAAGATTTAATCGATTTTTGGGAAACAATTTTAGATAATTATCTTCAAAATATGAACGATTATTATAAAGGGTACGAAGATTTAAAAAAACAAAGATCGGTAGCAAAAATTATCGAATCATGAAGCAAGGAATACTTTTATACGCACATAATAGTCGAGAGGTTGACTATGTAAAAATTGCTACATTAGCTGGTAGTCTTGCATCAAAAAATCTTCAAAAAAATGTTTCAATTATAACAGACTCCGCCAGTTTAGAATACGCTAAGACGCAAAGTTACTACAATACTTTTGAAAATGTTTTTGAACATGTAGTTTTGACCGATATCGAATATGATAAAAACTTCAGAAATTTAGCTGATGGCCCTGATTCTAAAAAAGTTCCTTTTATAAATCATAATAGACCAAATGTTTATGATTTAACACCTTACGATCAGACTTTATTAATTGATGCTGATTTTTTAATTTTTACAGATCAGTTAAACAAATATTTTGATATCGGTTCCGAATTAATTTTATGTGATAGTGTGTACGATATTGGTAATAGACTAAAATACGAAGATAACTACATTTCGCAGACTGGTCCTAAAATGTATTGGGCTACCTGCATACTCTTTAGTAAAACCGAATACACTAAAACATTTTTTGAATTGTCTAAATACATTCAAGAAAATTATAGCCATTTTGCGAATATTTACAACTATAATCCTAACATGTATAGAAATGACGTTTGTATAAGCATTGCTAAACATATATTAGACGATTTTCAAAATAACGATAGCGGCTGTTTTGATAATTTATTTTTAACTATTGACAAAGATGTATTATTAAAAAAAGAACAAGACAACTTGGTTTTTATTTTAAGTTACCCTACAGACAATTACGTTGCTTGCACACTTAACGAAGTGGATATACACATAATGAACAAACAGAGTATTTTGAGGAATTTTGATAATTTAATACAATGAATTTTGGATATTTAATTTTTGTAAAAACATCAGATAATGCTGATTATATTAAATTGGCCTATACTCTAGCTATGAGCATAAAACTGACACAGCCGGAAGGGTACAACGCTGTAGCTCTGGCTATTGACGATTTATCTGAATTAAAAAATGTAAAATCTCCTTGGGTCTTTGACGAAGTATATGAAGTTTCGTTGTTTAGTGGATGGGATAACAGGTCTTTAATGTATGATATTAGCCCTTGGGAGTATACAGTTTGCTTAGACGCAGATATGCTGTTTACTCGAGATATCAGCCATATAATAAAATATTATGCTTCTTTATACGATATCGGACTTCCTGGACAGGTTTACAATTATAAGGGAGTTGTTGCCGATGACTCGTATTTTAGAAAAGCACAAAAACAAAATAATTTTCCGTCAGTATATACACTATTTTCTTTTTTTAAAAAATGCCAAGATAATGAAAATTTTTTCGATTTGGTAAAAAATATTACAGAAAATCAAGAACCATATAAAAACTTATTTTTAGAAAAATTTAAGCCTCAGGTATTAGGAACAGACGAAATTTTTGGATTAGCTTCGTACTTGTTGGATTATTCAATAATTTTTAAAGATGATTATATAAAAGTTTTACATATGAAAGGACAGATACAAGGCTGGCCCGGAAGTGAATCTAGAGTTTCGAACAGGGTGGGATTTTATATTGATGTCGATACCGAGATAAAAATAGGGACATATAAACAAAATAGTATTGTGCATTATGTTGAAAAAGATTTAATTACGGACGAAATTGTCAGTCTTTATGAAAATAAAATGTGGGAATTAGATGTTTGAAAATTTATCGATCGATGCATCGAACAAATCGTTTTGTGTAGGGTATGATCCTGCTAATGGAAAAATATTAGGAATATTCCGAGAGAATAGCAGAAATAAAACCGATTTTGTAATCAGTATTGATGACGAAATTGCAGATAGATTTAATTGTGGAGAATTTAATCCTTCGAAGTTTGTAGTTGATATTAAATCTAAAAAACTTAGAAGTTTAGAAAATAAAATTCAGGATTATAACGATGTATTATTGCGTGTTCCGCTCTTAGAATATATTGAAAATCCTGAATGTGTAGTTACATTCGATTCTGCAGAGAATACATTGGAGTTTAATTTAAATACCCAGTTCGAGTATCCGGATCATGTAACCACAGTTTTTTACCTTACTAAGTACAACGATCCTACAATTTTTTATGAAATTGTTGAATTGTCCGTAAAACAAATTAGAAGAAATAGCAAAATTAAAATTAAATCTAGTTTTGATAATCAAATTAGTTTTTTTACAAAAAAACTTTTTCACAGTTATGGTTTAGAAATAAAATGAAAGTATTAGAATTGGACATTATCTTTTTAAGTTATGACGAACCGAATGCAGATCTGCACTATGCAGATTTGTGTTCAAAGGTTCCATGGGCAAAACGTGTTCACGGTGTTAAAGGATCCGATGCCGCACACAAAGCCGCCGCACATCATAGCGAAACAGATTGGTTTATTACTGTAGATGCAGACAACATAGTAGATAGATCTTTTTTTGATCTTGATATAGATGTCGATAACCCTGCCATCCAAGTATATGGGTGGTGCGGCCGTAATGCAATCAATGGCCTTCGCTATGGCAACGGAGGTTTAAAAATCTGGAAAAAAGATTTTGTTTTGAATATGAAAACACACGAATCCGCTGAAGAAGATAGAGCCCAAGTTGATTTTTGCTGGGAAGATGGATATCAAAATTTTCCAAAAACTTATAGCGAAAGCATTGTTAACGGTAGCCCATTTCAAGCCTGGAGAGCAGGATTCCGCGAAGGCGTTAAAATGACACTACTTGATGGAATTAAAATAGATAAAAATGAAGTGACCAAAAGGATTTGGTGGCACAACATACATAGATTGAAAATATGGAGCACCGTCGGTAGTCATGTAGAAAATGGAAAATATGCTATTTTAGGAGCTCGACAAGGTACCTATATGACTAACTGTACAGACTGGGATTATGTTCAAGTTCGTGATTTTGATTATTTGACATCTCTTTATGCAGAAGTTGTAGATCCGTTGCATGACAATATAGATCGAGAAATTGAGTTGTTAGGCGAAAAACTACACATGCAAATGGGATTAAATTGGCCGTATTTTTCTGCAAACGAAAGTGAATACGTTGTTGATTTATACGAAGAATCGATAAATCTCGGTCTTACATATTTTAGTAATCATAATGTATGATATCTTATTTTTAAACAAAGATCCAGATAAATGGAAAGAGTTCAGCAATGAATACCCTAACGCTATATGGGTAACGTCTGTTAATGATTGGCAACAATTAAAAAAGATTGCTTTTACTAGAATGTTTTGGGTTGTTTGGAAAGATATTGATTTTTTATATAATTACAATCTTTACGAATATGCTCCAGATTTCGGACAAGACGAGTATGTTCACATCTTCAAAAATGGAAACTTTTTTGACGGAGCATGCTTGTTTGCAAAGTATCATTACCCTACAAATAAAGAAATTGAACATAGATTTTTCATAAACAAAGTAGAAGTAAATCGAACAATATCAAAACCTAGACCTTATGATATTGTTTTTATTTCATATCAAGAACCTAATGCGGAAGAAAATTATAAAAAAATAAAAACCAGATTTCCTAATATAAAACGTATACACGGAGTTAAAGGAATCCACCAAGCACATATCGAAGCCGCAGAAATTTGTGATACTGAAATGTTTTGGGTAGTAGACGGCGATGCAGTTATTGATGATAATTTTAATTTCGATCATCAGGTTGCAAGTTGGGACAAGGATGTAGTTCACGTTTGGAGAAGTTTAAATCCGATAAACGATTTAGTTTATGGATACGGGGGTGTGAAGTTATTACCAAGAAAACTTACACTGGCAATGGATACGACTAAACCTGATATGACTACCAGTATATCAAGTAAATTTAAAGCAGTACCAGAAACATCAAACATAACTGCTTTTAATACCGACCCATTCAATACCTGGAAGTCGGCCTTTAGAGAATGTGTTAAATTATCAAGCAAAACAATACAAGGACAAGTAAATGAAGAAACAGAGCAGAGGTTACAAGCCTGGACAACACAAGGTCGAACTCGGCGATTCGGAGATTCCGCGATACGAGGAGCAATCGGCGGTCGTGATTTTGGTTTCCGTAATCGGAATAATCCTGTTGAGCTGGCTCGTATAAACGACTTTGATTGGCTCGAACAAGAATTTGCAAGGAATTATCAATGAAATCAATTAGACCATTAATAAAAGAATATTACCGTAAATACAAAAGATATATTACTAAAGGAAATCTCTCAATGACCGAAGGAAATACACTTTGCGCTATACCTTGGACACACCTAAATTTTGAACCGAACGGAAAAGTAGTTCCTTGTTGCTTGACAAGTACACATAATTACTTTGCTGGAGATTTAAATACCGATTCAATTGAAGAACTCTGGAACAGCCAGAATATGAAAAATCTAAGAAAAGAAATGATGTCCGGTATTGAACCTAAGATTTGTAAAAAATGTTTTGACGCAGAGAGAGTTACAGGAGAAAGCGGAAGATACTACAATAATAAAGCGTATCCTGAAGTGTTAAAGCAAATACCCGATATTACACTTGAGGACGGAACATGTACGACTATGGAGTTAAAATATTGGGACTTTAGATTTAGTAATTTATGTAATTTCAAGTGCCGTAGTTGCGGCCCGAGATACAGTAGTGCTTGGGTTCCCGACGCTAAAAAATTAGGGTATGCAGATCAAGAAAAGGTTTGGTCTATTGATTCTGTTGATGATATGAGTAATTTTGATTTTTTAAATGATCAAGTACAGCATGTGAAGGTAATTTATTTTGCTGGTGGCGAACCTTTGTTAATGCCCGAGCATTGGCAAATATTAGAACTCCTTGTAAAAAATAATAGATTTGATGTTAAATTAAAGTATAATACTAATGCTTCTGTTTTAGAGTATAATAAACAAAATGTTTTAGATTATTGGAAACAGTGGCAAGATTGGAAAATTGAGGTCTGGCCCAGTATTGATGAAATTGATGACCGTGCAGAATTAATTAGATCCGGAACAGTTTGGAAGACAGTGGAAACAAATCTAATTGAAATGAACAAACTAGATAACGTTACAGTACGTCCAGGATTAACTATCGGTGCTTGGAATGTATTTCGCCTGCCGGAAATAATTACGAGACTTGTAGACTTAGGTATTGTTCGAGAAAAACATAAATTTCAAAACTTTTTTATAAATTTAATTTTTGAACCAGATCATTATCATGTAGATATTCTACCTAACGATTACAAGAAAGAGATCTCAAAAAAATTATTAGATTTTATTGAAAGTTTTAATAAAAAACATAACACCAAAATAGATCATATCTTTACACACATTCTACACGAACTAGATAAACCTTTTAATGTTCGCCTTGCGAAAAAGTTTCTAGATGTGACTAAACAAATTGACGGGATTAGAAATGAAGATCTATTTAAAACAATACCGGAAATGGTAAAGGTAAGAGATGCTATTGAGCATAAAGAAAAGAATTTGATATCTTTAAGAAATATATAAAAAGGAGTAGCAATGCTACTCCTTTATGAAGTTATGCTTCTTCTTTTTTCTTAGAAGTAGTTTTCTTAGGAGCTGGATCTAAATCTTCAGCTTCTCTCCGCATACGAGCCGCTTCTTTATAAAGAGCATCTGCTTGACTACGCAGTGATTTAGCAAGGTCTTTATCCGACAATGCGGCATTTTCAGCTTGAGATGATTCAGCCGCCGGTGTTTGCACAGGAGATTCTGCAACTGGGTTGTTAGTAGTTTTATTTGCAGTCGAGTCTGGAGTCCCTCCTTGTACAAAATTACATAGATCGTCAACTGTGCAATTTTTTTGTACCGCAATTTGCTGGTTAAGATTGTCTAAACGGACTGACTGGCTGTTATTAGGAACCATTTCAACTGAATCAGTAGGAACTTTCTGCAAACGATTCTCTACTCTTAGCGAGTTCAGCATATTTTGTCCGTCGGCAAAATAGTTTCTAAATAACACTTCCCCAAATTCGTATGCATCTTGTCCAGGAACACTTTCAATTAATTCCATAATAGAATCGTGTTTATGATCAGGCAGATTGTTTACCGGTAATACCAGTGCTTGATCCGATTCTCCCGGTAGTGTTCTAAAAACTACAACAACCCTGGCACCTGTGTTAATAATTCTTCCAACATGCTTTAAATTTGCCATATTATTGTTCCTTTGATGTTACTGTTTCAATGAATGTGTTGAGTCTATTATAAGTTTTACCCACAGCTTCGAGTTCATTTGCTTTAAATGCACCTCGTTGCGAAGCAATATCGATAATACTTTTAATTGATACTAAATCGTTGATATTAAGCTCTGTACCGGCTTGCCCTTGTTCAGCATTCGTAGCTGGTTGGGGTTGTGCTGGCGCAGTTTCTTCAACATTGTCTTTTACTTCTTCAGTCATAACTTCTCCTTAATGTACGGACATGCTAACATAAAATATGTCAATTCTTTCTTAGTTTCAAATCCTACTACAAGTACCGGTTTATTTTTTCCTATTGAACTAGGCAACATACCGATGAAAAATCTATCCTGTAATTTTTTTGAAATCCAATTTTCTATTTCATATAATGTATACTCAGCCAAGTCTTTAAACTCGTATTTTGTAAAATGGCTAGGTATAAAATTTACCTGTCTCTTTTTTAATGCGTCTAATGGTTTAAGCATTGTTTCTTATTTATGATTAAAATAGTAGCACTTTATTTTTTTTGGTTTTCGATTCTGTTATTCATTGCTTTCGCATATCCATATTTTTTAATATCGCCTGAAAACAAATATAATTCAAAGGCAACAGATTCTTTAAAAACATATATTTTATGCTTATCTATATAATACGGAGAATCGATGTAGTTGTCAAGCCATAAAAGTACTTGAGGTGATATTTTGATTTCTTTTGGTAGATCTACAGGATATGATTTAATCTCGTTGTCATTTAGATGTTCAAATCCTTCTTCTGTCAATCGAAGTCCCCCTACTTGTTTGTCTCGTATATTGAACCACCACCTAGATTTGTATAAATGCAGATCTTTAAGGTTGTCGTCGATAAGGTTTAAAAAATTTTTAGTATATAACTCTTTTTTACTCATCTTCTACAAGAGTGCCGTTATTCAGTTGATAAACAGCAAAATCTGAGGTATTAAACAACTTGTTTAATTTTTTTGCTAAGTTGTGTGCATGCCCGGGATTTGAGAAGCTAACCTTCTTATATTTAGGACCTGGATAACTAGACAGCATATTTCCGCTTTTTAGATTAAAAGGGTTTCCTTTATAGAATACAGCCCAAATGGCTTCTGCTTCTAGTATCTGTTCTACTTTATAAGTTTCTTTCTGAACGTGTTCTAAAAGAATAGTAGGTTTTGGTCTACTCATACATACATATCCATAATATATGTATTTATTCTTTTAGAAATCGCCACCGTCGAATTTTACATCTACTACTTGTGAATCCTGAACCAGCTTTTCTAATTTTTGATGTATTTCTAACACTGTTTTGTTTAATCTTCCAGAAACAAGTGCTAATTCGTCTACTACTTCTTTAGCTTCTTTCATGGTTAATCTAATTTCTTTTGCATTAGATTTCTCTGCTGATCTAATTCTCATTAATAGTTTTTCGATATTTGGTAAATTATTTGGTATTTCTTGCATTGTACTTGTCCACTGCTTGAATATTTAACTCCTTCGTTGCAAATTCTGGAGTATTCCATATATACTTTTTAATAATATTTTTATAAAATCCTAAATTTAAATTTACGGGTTCGTCGTCTGTAAAAAAATTATAAATTTTTCTTGCTAAAATATTATGATTTGATAGGCATAGATGATTATATCTGAGATCCATTCCTTTCCACAAGACAAACGTATCTGCTTCATTACATTCGTTTTTTTGAACATTAGCTAAGGTACCTATCGAGAACGATAAATCTTCCCATCCTTTCTCTATATTATCGTTATCGAACCCTTGCAATATTAAAGGAGTTCTTAAATTTTTTGTTTTGTAAGCTAACCAGCCGAATCTCCATTCGTTCCACAAATCGTCTAGCTTATCTCGTTGTATTTGAGATATAAATCCTAAAATTGCATCTTGTTTTTCTTTACTTTCTATATATTTCGAAATACCTGCTGTTCCGCTACCGAGTATTGTTGAAAAATTAGATAATTCAGGATCTTCTTGAATAAACCAAAATCTAGATTTTTGGGTAGTTACTACGATTAAATAGTCTTCTTTGGTAATGTTGGAAAATACTTCTTTGTTTAGCTGATCGAAAATATAATCTTGAGCTACACCTGCTACACTGTAATTTTTAAGATATGTAACACCTAACATATTTGCAATTTGTCTGTGCCAAAAAGGAGCACTTTGAGCATGCGGACTATTTTTATATTCATCGCATCTGAAATGATAAGAAAAACTATCACCAACAATGTAAAGAGTACTATTTGTTGGCATTGCTTAATGCTTGCTTCATCTCTAGTTCTGTTTTAAAAGGTCCGTTGTACGGATATCTTTGAATTGTAATAAGTTTAGGACAAAAACTTTTAACCCATCCTTTATTAAATTTAATAATATAATATCCAGCACAATATAAACTTTTAGAATCTTTACTCTTTGTGAAAAGCGGAATTTTTCTATGCAAATCGTACATTGTGTTGAATGGTTTGCAACTTGAAGAAAATCCGTGAACAGTGTGCTCGTCTATTTTACTATCGTTTGTTGTATCGACTGGAATAAAGAATTCGCTTCCAAATTCGCTTTCAATATGTTTTTTATTTTTAAAGAATACTACACCGTTTTCATTACTCAACACAAACCGGTTATCTTCGTTTTTTCGAAGGGTAGCACAAGTAACTCCATCTTGTTCAACTAACCAAAATTTATCTTTTAATACGGGTTTTGCCCGTAACATAGTTTTAGATTTATTCATTTATGTACCTTGCATTTAATGGTTCAGCATAATACTGTACTTGGTCTGAAATTTTTTGTAAATCATACAAATGACAGAATTTAAGTAGTCTAATTCCAACTTGATTTATATTTTTAGGATTATCCGTTGCTTCGTTTATTGTTTCTTTGATTATGTTTCTAATGTCATCAGGTTGTGCCGTTAGATCTATAAGTTGACGATTACGTTCGTAGTCATCTAGCACACGATGCTCCTCACCTTTGTGATCAACCCAGCGTTGAAGCATTAGGTTATTCCAGTTAAACCCTTTCGAATTTTTATCTTCGAACGCTTCTAACAGGCCTACTTTGTTCTTGGTACCTTTTTTACGAACACCCGGATAAGCACTGAATACGTTATCGCTTGTGTCACCCCTTACACATTTTTCAAACAAAAGCCATTGTGGATCTGGAGCCGGTTTAGGTTCTCCGGTTTTTTTATCAACCACAGACTTTCCAGCATCAGTAAAATACCCTTCGTGTGTTGTTGTTGTATTACTTACACCGTTATACTGTTTTACATTAGGAGAAATTAACTGTGCAAAGTCTGAGTCAGTTGAAATAATTACATGATCTTCATTTGGGTGTTGTTGAATCCATCCTGCAATCAAGTCGTCTGCTTCCAGTTGTTTATGCTGTAGCACCGTGCAATTCGTTTTTTCAGCAATAAAATCCTTGAATGTGTCAAACGCTTCCCAAAATATTTTTTCTTCTTCTTGTTCTTTTTCAGTGAGTGCGGCTCGTGCCTCGGTCCTGTTTCTCTTATAAGGCTCATAATAATCTTTACGCCAACTGCGTCCTTCTAAACAAAAAACAACATGGCTTCCGTCGAAATCTTGCCATGCTTTCTTAATACTATTCAATGTAATATGAAAAGCCATTCCGAGCTTAATATCAGCATCACCTTTTATTGCATGCCTAGCTCTAAAAAATGTGTTTGCGGTATCTACTAAAATATATGTCATGAATTATTTCTTTTTACTGAGTTAATATCAATTACTCCAGTATTAACTGGACCACCATACTCTCCGTCTACTACTACATTAGCACACAGTTCTCTAAACCAACGATCTACAACTTCTTCGTCGGGATCTCCTTCTAACCCATACCCTTGTCCTCTTAGTTGTTCGATGAAATACTTGTTCCAGTCAAGTTCAAAAAATCCGTTGCGAACATTTTCTTTATTAACATGTGTTTCTACTACGCCTACCCAAGGTTCTTTTTTTCGTGTAGCTCGTTCTTTTTCGCTGAGTGTTTTAAGTTCTGCTTGTTCTTCTAGTTCTTTAGCTTTAGCAAGAGTAGCTTCTGCCTCTGCTTTAAGCTTGTCAAGACCTGTTATTTTTTCTAACCATTTCATATCAATACCACCCCATTGCTCTACCAAAACCGAATATGTTAACAATTGCAAAGTAGAAAGTTAACAGCATGATCCATGCCGCACCTCTACGCCAACTTGCGTAAACCTGTGTAATTGCACCAATAAAGAAATTAGGATAAACAAATCTCATATCGGGATCGTCGGCATTTATTGCGAGATACAAACTTGCAATAACTGTAAAAACAAAACTAACAAGTTCAAATCCAAATGCTACACGATCTGATTGATAACTGTTGATCCAAAAATCTTTAACAGTTTGCATCAAGTGCCCCACTCATTCTTAAACAACGGCACTTGTAGTCTATCTGAATACCTAACACCGTTTGCCATAGCAAGTTCCGCTACACGGCGGTTGTTAAGCTCGTAGACACCTTCTGTGCCACCTACAGGCATCAAATACACAGGCCCTGTAAACCCTTCCGCACGATAAATGTCTGCGGCTTCTAGTGCTTCCTCTGCATCTTCTTCTGTAGCAACTACAAACTTCAAATATGTATAACCCGCTTCTTCATACTCGCATACGATATCAGGGCGAATAGCTTCACTGGAATCTTCACCACTACAACTAAGTTTAGCACTTACTGAAAATGTAACTTCTCTATCATCTCGCTGTGCCGTCCACGACCTCAAATACCGTTTAAAGTCTGCGTGTAACTTCTGGGTACCATTTGTTTCAAATGTAATCTCTTTAAGCAGTTGCATACTTTCGTTATCCAGTAAGTCAGGATATGCTCTCTGCCATCCTAACAACGGCTCACCGCCTGTGATTACAAGATGCTCATCTTCCCAGCCATCCCCTGGCAACAATTCACAGATGCGATCAGCAATGCCATCTGTTTCCATCATAGGTGAAAGATGTTTAAATCTTGGATCCCACGAAGCATAACTGTCACAGCCTGTTGCCACAATAGGCAACTCTTCATATGTGCTATACTTGTCAATGTCTTTTGCGATAACGTCGTGTGCTGTGCTAGATTCGCCTTTAGGCATATTAAAGCCACTACAGGTAAAGTTACACCCGAATGTACGCAAGAAAATACTAGGCACGCCCATATAGCGGCCTTCGCCTTGAATGCTGTAAAACAGCTCTGCTATTTTAATTTTGCTCATTGTTCTATATTACTATCTTTATCTTTCTTTGTCAAGGTAATATTACCGTTGTCGTCCTTACCCCACAACAATGTGTCACCTTCAGTCCAACCCATTTTTTCCAACATCTCGTCCGGAAATTGAAGAATTAAATCCTTAGTATCTGGATCTTCTACGAGTTCAACTTTCCATTGATTTTTCATCATCATCTCCTAGTATGTACGGAATATATTTTTCAGCAATCAATTTATGATATTCTGTATTATAGTGTTCCGTATCTTCTAATAAATAATCAAGATGATTTACACCATTTTGCAAAAAATATTCGCTTGCTGAAATCTTATTAAAATTTCCCTTTATTTTTCCATAATAATTTATATCAAAATCATAATATGTTTCTGGCTTCATTTTAAATAGATGAAGATTTACATTTCTTTCTCTACACATATTGTCAATGGTATACAACCACATCATTTGATCTTGTTTTTCTAACCAAGTGTTTAATTCAAAAAACAGTTTGATTTTCCAAAATTTTTCTTTCCATATATCAGGCTGAGATATGCCATCATCCATTGACACTCCTATTCCTGGAAATTTATCCCAATCTTCAGGGGAAGGCTTAAAGAATGCTTGAACTACATCTTCATATAGAGTATAATCCATCATTCTTATAAAGTATTCATCTCGATGAATCACTTTTGACAGATAATCACAATCGATTAAATCAGTCCTAAAACTATCAAATGCAATTACAATTCTACTGGGGTATGTAAGTTGAATCACTATGTCTTGTAGATTTTCAAATTTATCTAAAACATTTTTTGCCCAATTTACAAAAACTCTATTAGAAGCCCCTCCCATTGCATAAACTGCTCCGGGGGTTTTAGTTGTATCTAAAAAATGTTCAGCATAATTGTTATCGTTCCACATAGTGCCGCCCTTTTCAGGGTCTAAATCGCCGATGTAACCGTTTGTGTGACTATCACCAATAAAAGCAATTTTTACCTCAGCATCCGTCGCCATATATCACATCCCCTATTTCATCTGTGTTTACTTGATCCTTTTTGTAGTTGCCCTTCTCGGGGATAACGTGTCGAACACCGCCTCGTGGATCCTTCATATCGCCTGCCCTTCGTGGAATAAGATGAACGTGTGGATACATAACAGTCTGTCCAGCACTTTCGCCGTGATTAACTCCAACATTAAATCCATCGCAATACCCTGCGAGAACAAGTTCCTGGCCGTGCTTGTATGCTTCTACAAGACATTTTCCGACAAGTTCAAACTCGTCTTCTCGAGGAACAAACAATAAATGTCCTTCTGTTACAGGATATCCGTCATTGTAAACTGTAAAATCGTCTTCTTCCCAAACTACATCAGTCCAAGGTCCGTTCATTGTCCTACATTCTCCCAGGGATATACAAGCCAAACGTCTTCTTCGGCTTTGTTAACTTCGTGTGTGTAATAGTTTACACCGTCAAACTCTGAACTTAGGTTTTCTGTGATAACAGCAAAGCGAACATTATCGCCCCATACAGTTTCCGCACCGTTGTATACACTGCTGTGCCAATCCTGTTTGATCCAGTTGAATGTAGCCCCAGTGTCGTTAATGTCATCCACGATGAGAATTTTTTTCTGTGCAGTCTCGTCACTGCCAAATGCATCTTCAGCCATCCAGCAGTTTGTTTCACACTGATCACCGTCTCTTAGACTTATTTTAAGGGCCTCTCCGCGGATTCCTAGCATATTGCTTAGTATGGTAGCAGGGACATTGCCACCGCGTGTAATACCTACAATGTAGTCAGGACGCCACGCATCTTTGTACATTTGTAGTGCGATGTTTACGCAGGCTGTCTCTACATCCTGCCAACTATAATAATGTTTCTTAATCATTTTCTTTCCTTGCTTTTACTTTAGGATGAATTGTTTTATCATTATAAATATCTCCTGCTAGAGCTTGAATCTGATCTACAAGGTGATCTACATACTCTGCGTTATAAGATTCGCCCGCGGCAACTCGATATTTTTCTCGATGTGCTAAGACAGCAAGACCGTGCATAGCACTTACTTTGTCCATTAACTGTTGTATGGTGTGTTGCATTACACACTTCCTTCATATTTGTCTTTTAAATATGTATGATTGTCTACCCATTCACCTTCGCGGACGAATCCCCACTCTCTTAGTTTAGGACCTGGAATAAAGAGTGTCCAAGTATCAACGCCAGGCACAAGCTCAATGCGATGGAGACTCTTAGGACTACATATTCTAAAATGCCCAGGGGCTCTCCAGAACCGTCCTTTTGGAGTAGTTTCCCAGTAACCCCCACGCAAAATAAGAGCGAAATAAGGCCAAGGGTGATCGTGTAAGTCATCTAAGTCTCCTTTGTGAAAGTTGTGTAAAAAGACATTAAACGGAAACCATTTACGATCTTTTAAAAATAAGTAGTAGCGAGTTAGGTAAGGCTCATTAGCATAGCGATCCATAATAATTCGCTTTCGGCCTAATTTTTCAAGTGCTTTTAGGATCATTGTTTGTCCTCTTGTGTGCTTTGTGCATATTTGCCCATTCTTTGCGTCTATCTTTCTTGCTCTGAACGTTTTCTATATCAATCAGTTCACTTAAATGAAAGTCCGGGTGTTCGGCATAAAATTTTTCACAGGCTTTGATGTGATTTTCAGCCTTGATCTTTTTACGCTTGCGTCCCTTGGTGTAAAAAATAAAAGTGTCCATTAGTCTAAATCCTTGTACTCTACTACAACACCATTCTCTCCCCAAATTTTAGCTTGTTTTTCTGCTTCTTCTCTTGAGTCGTGTAAAACAATTTCAAGCCCATCGGGACCTTCTTTCGTCACAAATATCCAATCATCGTCCGGCATTGGAACTTTTACTGCATATTTAGGCACAGAGTTCTTCCTTGATATATCTTTTTAGTTCTTTATCTTCTACATCTGCTGGGATATCATTTTGATAAAAGATTCTGTAACTGTCTGAACCGTATTTTCCAATACCGCACAGATCCAAAGCATCTTTCTTGTCCCAGTTAATATATTGTAAACTCATTTTCCAGATACGTCTAGCTCTTACATTTTGCATACCGAGCGGTTCTAATTGTTCTGCGATTTCGTCTACAGTGGCATACAGCAACAGTCCTGCCGTAGGCCAACGCTCAAAAAATTCTGTGAGCACAGGCTTTGTTTGCCGTCTGTCAACTTGGTTAAGGCAAATGACACCAACCATGTGTTGCCATTCGCACTCAACTTGCTGTTGTACCATTAGTTCGTCTTTCATTTAAATTTCTGCCTTACAATTAAATGCAATTGTGATTCTTTCACGCTCGCCTTTATGTTCATTTACGCCGTGTTCAAAGTAACTAGGAAAAATATAAAGCCTGCCTGTTTTAGTTTCGCATTGCATCGATTTTGCAGTATATTGATTTTCACCGGTTTTGTAATGCCAGGGCCAGTTTGAATCTTTGTTTTTGTCTAAGAATTCAATCGGACTGCTATCTTCGTCTGACTGAACATAAAAAACCCCACTCCATAAATTAGGAAGATGGTTGTGAGATCCATGCCAGCTATTTTTTTCTCCAACAGTAGCCCAGCTATCGGAAATATAAACTTTTCCTTTAAGTTGAACTGTGTTATGAACTGTCTGCACCATATCAACAATAAAATTTTTAATTTTTTCTAGCTCTTCATGATCTAAGAAATTTTGCAGAGTGCGGTATGTTGTAAACCCGTGACCTTTATAGTTTCCGTCATTTACTTCTTTATATAACAAAATACGTTCGATAATCTCTTTTTGAATTTCGTCGGGCAAGTCAAAATCGCACCAGAAAAGCCCGGCAGGAAAGCAATCATGCCTAAACAATTCTAGTTTGTCTGTCATAGTAAAAAGTCCTGCACAAATCCTAGTACTCCTAATGCTAGAGCACAAACTAATAAACCTTTTGCCATATTAACAGCAACAATATCTAAATCATTCATCGTGGTGCAAACTCCTGTTGTAGTTTGATATTGTCAAAAAACTCTTTCTTTGTTCCTGCGTCATCTTTAAACGCACCTTTCAGCACAGTTGTCTGTGTAAGACTGCTATGTGCCATAATGCCACGATTTTCGCAACAACCATGCACCGCCTGGACATACACACCTACGTTTTCGCTACCAGTAGCTCGCATAATTTCACGAGCAATGTCATTACACAGTTCTTCTTGTAGTGTGCCACGTCGAGCACACCACTGTGCAATGCGAGTATACTTAGATAATCCAATCAGTGTATCTGCGGCAATAATACCAATATATGCTACACCTGTAACAGGCTGGTGATGATGACTACACATGCTTTTAAGTTCGCTTCGAACCACAAGCATGCCTTCATATTTTTCATTGGTAATGTCATCTGGCTCGTTAGGGAATGCTGTAGCATCCGGACGATAGTCATAGCGTCCTGCCATGATCTCATTAAAGTACATCTTAGCCAGTCGACGTGCTGTACCTTTTGAGTTAGGATCTGTGTGTCGATCGATGATCAGTGTGTCTAGTACAGTTTCAAATGCTTCTGTAGCTTCGTCGATCAATTGTTCTTTGTCGCCGCTTTGTAGCAAGCGAGCAATGTTGTCGCCAGCCCAGTAACGCTTGTCTGCATTTTTACAGCGTTCGATAATTTCTTCGTATTTCTTCATTGTTTCTCCGAGTTAATGCGGTGGATCGCACATGTTTATTTTAAATTATTTAGAAGGTTTTCGCAACTGAAATAATTTTTCTTAAGTATATCTACCTGTTTATTTAGGCTAGGAAGATAAGAATCATAATTTTCTACATAGTCTTGAACACGAGCAACAACCTTGTCTCTGTTTGCTTTATAAGCCGCAAAGTCCTCTGTCCATTCTGAAGGGTATTTAAAATCGTCCACAGCCATTTCTGTATAGCTTAATCTATCAGGAACCATAGGAATAGTATCTACTAATGCTCCTTCGTACCAACTAATACCCAATGTTTCTTGTAAGTTAGCTGAGAACACAAGTTTAGCACGACCTAGCAAGTTGTGATATTCATTCTTTGTAAGTTGTTGATCCTGACAAACTACAAATTCGTATTGTGGAAGCTGTTCTTTTAAATCACGGAATATATCAACTTGTTTTTCAGGAGCGATACGATGCGGGAACAACACAATATCTTCCTTGGGCATGCCTTTATACAGTGTGAACATATCATCCATGTATTCCATAGGCCAGCCTGTTTTTACAATTCTTCCGTTTTCTTTTAAGGCAGTTATTGTTTGATTCGCCCATGGCATATTTTCATTGCTTGCAAAAACCATAGTGTCTGCAAACATGTTAATATGAAAGTTAGTAGCAAAGTAGTTGTGATGCGCGGCAGCAAAAAACGATTTTTCAGCATGTCTTACCCACGGAGCATCTCCAATCAGTCTGCCTAAAAAGTCTTGAGGATCATAACTACCAGCATGCCACAATGCGTGAATTCTTACGCCAATGCCAAGTAGCTCTGCCATATAACGTAAGTTAATAATGCCAGGATGCCAAGCATCAGTAAAAATAAAATGATCGCCGCTGGCAACGTCCCCGGCTGTGAATAGTCTAGAGATCTTTTCAACCTGCGAAGCTTTGTAGATATTAGTACCACCAAAGTTAAGAAACGCACCTGGAGTAGTAGCAGATGGTATGTCAGTTGGACCTTCAATAACTTCAACATCAAACCCTTTATTACGAAGCAGTACAGGCAAGTGGGTTTTCCACTCGCCTGTGTATCTTGTTTCTACTGCCTCAATGTCAACAATAAAAACTTTCATCGTCTATTGTAGTTATTATTGTTGTGCTTGTGTTTGCTAACATTTGGACGCTTTTTAAAACCGTTCTTATAGTTTAAGAAAGCCCTCCAATTCCAATTGCTCTTTTTATAAAGATGAGCAGGGTTAAACTCACGAAGTTCCCACCGACAAAAATGGTGGTACTCTTCAAGATCGTTGAAGATTTTTTCAACTTGTTGTTTCATCATAATTCCTTATTAATATTTGATGAATGATCCATTTTCTCCGTCTTCGGAGACCTCAATCCAAACCTCACGGCCTGGGTATTGCTCTACAATTTGCTGATGTAATTCATCAGAAATCATTTCGCAACTCTTGTGATTCAGTTCCAATATGGAAGTTGAATGGTCAACTTCTTCATAGAGACGTTGCAACCAACGCTTGAACTGAATAAACTCAATGTCTCGATCGTCGTGAAACACTTCGATCCAAACTTTAAACTTGAAAATGTGTCTGTGTAGATAACCAAGGAAACTTACATCGTCCCAATCACCTGTTGCCAGTTTGGGATCAGTGTCTGCACCTGGATAGTAATGAACTCCTTCCTTGTCGAAAGTCACCCAAATCATTTTCTTAGGACGAGTGTCTTGTTTAATAATCATAAGCCTTCAAATAAATTCCTTCTGGTAGTTTTAGTTCTTGATAGTGATTCAAATTCTTTCATAGCTTTATTGCTGATTCTATATCTATATGATCCTTCACTAACATAACCGTCTAGTACAGCGGTTTTACAATCGCTGGTGATATTTTTTCGTGTGTCGCCGTTTAGAATTTTATCTCGAAGATTGTCGTATGCCTTTTCTAATTGTTCTTGTATTTCTGGCAAATCTAAATCGATACAAGTAGCGCCAACTACTTCATCAAAATCCGCATCCCATTCTACAGTATTTCGATTAAGTGTCTTTTTATAATATCTGGTTTTGTACCAGTTTTTTGTATTTTTGATATCTTTCACAGTCATTGATCCGGTGTTATGAGCGGCTTTGCTACCACGCTTTCTTGTTTTATTTTCCACACCTTCAATTGGTAAATCAACATCGCCAAATTTATCAATGCTATATCCGTTTTCTAACAATGTATCGTCGACCCACCTTCCTACATCACCGTCATTTTTAGGACTCGGAATTTGATCACCTACTTTTACATTGTTCTTGAGAGTTTTTACCCTATAAGTTTGTTTTTGGTATTCGGTCATTTTAAAACCTCATCGCCTTTGTATTTTTCCCAAGGTGTGAAAACATTTGTATCCATTAGATCGTGCAGTCGATGACACCATACACCTGGATTGCTTGCACGAAAATCTTTGTCGTCGATCTTGATCATTGTGTTGTAGTTCCACTGACCGATGTAAGGCAGTGGCACACGAATCTGCGGAATAAAATAGTCGGATTCAGTGAGAGGACCTTCTAGAAACTGTTCTGCATAACTGATTGGAATATCCAGTGTGCAGAGATAGTCCTCATTGAGAAAGTCCATGATCATGGCTTCCCAAGAATCCCAGTCGTCAAATGACTTGGGGTTGAAACTGTGATTCGCACCAAAGAAGATGTGTTCAATGCCTTCACAGTGTTCGAGGATTTCTGCAGTGTCCTGTATGCCTGTGACAAACAGTGTTCTCATACCGTATGCCGGAGTCTTTTCAACTTCGATGCCTCGGAAGAACACTACGTCTTCTGCAACGCCAGATTCATAATCTCTTTTCATTCGTTATCCAAATCCATAACTTCGTGGGTTTGTTCGTGTTGCTGTTTATACAGTTTAGCAAGTTCGTCTTTAAGATGCAACCTCTTTTTCTTTTTTTCTGTCAACCCTAAATCATCGAAAGCTTGACCTTTTTCAATACGATCTATTTCTTTATTTAGGTATGCGTGTGTTTCTTCTAAAAATTTGATTCTATCTGCCAATGTCATTTACTTCTCCTTAAGAGATTCCTCTAATCTATCAAGTTCTAGATCTTCACGATCATCTGTCCACGGCTCTTCTTCTTCGCCTTCGTCGTTGACTTCGACAAACATGCGATTATACTCATTTGTCACACCGCCACGCAAACGAGCACCTTCTAGATCTTTTAAGAAACTGTCTGCTTCTTTGATCATTGCAAATGCAGATTCTTTAGAATCACAGTCAAACAGTTCTTCCACAAACCGATCAAAGTATAGAATGTTGCGTGGTACCCAATCTGAATACTCATCACTCTTGTCTGCTTGCTTGACTTTCTTCCACTGTCTCCAATCTGGCTGTGCTTTTGCACGTTCAATATCCATTAGATTGTTAGCACGTTGTACTGCTACAATATGGCAGTATACATTGTGATTCATCATAAGTGCGTATGCAAACGAATCCCACGATGTTTTACCTTCCTTGCCGATCTTGTTAAGCATACCGGGTGCATAGTGACAGATATCAGCAACGGTTAATCGTCTGCCAATTTCTGACTCGAACGGGAATGGAATATCGTGTCGTTCTGCAAGTGCCTTGTTATCCGGAGCTTTGTCCATAATAACCGCCCAACGCTTTGCACTGTGCTGTGCATTAGTGTATACCAGTCCATGTGCTGTTGCAATAAACGGAGAAGCACAATCGAAACTGATAGTGAAGTTTTCATTCACATGCTTGCGAACTTGACGCTGAATAGAAGTTAAGTAGCACGACCAATCAAGTTGTGCAGTACCTAGGAAGTGCATCCAATCCTTGCCTTCCAGCATGCCGTCGAACTTCATGGTGATCAATCTTCGCAGTGTAATAGGCATCTTGCACATATTAGCACCGCCCATTGCCCAACCTTCGCAGGCCTTATCACCCCATACTGAAGGATCTGAAAACTCTTTAACACCTTCATACCACTCTTCCGCAGTTTCCCAATCCGAACCTTGCAAGACATTTAGGAACTTAGTTTGGCCTAATCTGCGCTCTAACCAGTATTTGTTGTTGAAGCGAGTCTTTTCCAAGCAATCTTCAAAACTCTTTAATCCAGTTTTCGGACTGTGAATATGATCGCATGCCCAAGTCGGAACATCAAGCGTCATTGACCAATCCGCCGTAAGTTCAAGCCAATTGAGGATTTTGTCACGAGTCTTGTTTGCTTCTGGGCCTTCAAAGTTTAACCAATCAAACTTGAGAATGCCTTTACCTACCTGATATCCGCCGGAGTCTCCTAAGATCATCGAAGTTGATCGATCTCTGTCGTGGATCATTGCATCTTGCACAAGACTTTTCTGTAAATCTAATTGTGCATGACCTGCAGAATACAACCCGTAGTCGTAAGTAAAATAGCCCTGTTCTTTGTTTAGAAAGTTCATGCCTTCAATACCACGATCAAACCCTTGAGGAATACGATCAGTGGGCACAAATTCTTCCTGCCTTTGCTTTGCAATGTATGTGCTAAAGAAACTGCTAATAGCAGGCAAATACACAGCATAGTCTTTCTGTAATGGTGTAAGATTTACTGGTGGATTCTTCATGATGCCTGCGCTGGAATAATGTATTTGTAGTTTGCCAATCCTGAATCTAGTGTGATCTGGATTGCACCTTCGTTTGATAAACTCATTTTTGTGTTGTTTACATCAGCAATTTTAAGAATTGCAAGAATTTGTGATACAGGCCAAGCCCATCCTTTATCCATTTTGCCATCTACGCCCATTGCAAATACAAATTCGCCGCCGTGTGTGCTTGCATCTCCAAACACAAACTTTAAGTTGCCGTCTTCTGTTTTAGCAACAAACGTAGGATGTTCAGAGTTTGCACCTGCCTGGAAGTTAAAACGCTGTACTGCCGCAACACTAGGCTCGATTTCTACATCCCAGTTTACACCACGGAACTTCACAGTCTTCATCTTTTCGTTGATGATTTCTTGATTCATAAAGCGATAATCGTTTTTAAAATCACCTGCCGCATTTTCGAAGTGAATCCCAACAGGAATGTCAACACCGTTGCGTTCTGCATTTTTGATTGTGATCTTTGCGTCTTCTTTGTACTCAGCACCGTCTAGCAGATACTTCAGCTTTTGCAGTGCAGGCATACCGAACACACCCATCATATCCGGGTAAGTGTTGTGTGTTTCTGCTTCCATAATGACAGAACGATCGTCTGCCATAGAGTTGAACACAGTCTTGTCTTCCGAACCTGTGACCTTTACGGTTGTAAGGAAACCAAGATTCTGTGTGTGATTTACAATGTCTTGTAAGATGTCTTTCATTTATTTTCTCCGTATAATGATAGTATATAGGTTTGTTTAGTCAAAGTCAAATAATTTGTTGAATGTGTTATCGCTTCGAGTAGAAGAAATATCCCAATCCAACACTCCGATAAGGTTTTTTAGTTTTTCGTCAATCACTGTTGTTTCCATTGCGGAATCGTCGAACGGCAACTCTTTAAACCAATCCGGTAATCTCAGCTCATCCACTGGATAAGCCACTGAAGTGAAGCTCATTGGATTATCCTTGAGCTTGCACACAATTACCTTTGCACCGTCTGTAATGCTCATAGAATACTTGTCATCGTTCATACGCTTGAGCGTATTCCAGTTGATCGAGGCACGAACGTGTCCAGGCATATTAGTCTTGCCCGCTTTCTTTTCTTTTGCCTTGTATTCTGTGATTTTGTTTGCTCGCTTGGGCGAACCTTTTTCCCAACCCGGGCGAGCTTTAAAGTCTGTGCGGAATGCTGTGATATATTCAAGACAGTCTTCTTTGCTGTATCCTTCTAGTACCATAAGCAGTACGTTTGTAAGGAATTCCTGAATTGCTACTGGTGTATCTGAACGCTTGAGATCAAGCCCCATAGGTTTCATCTTTCCAGACTTGCCGTCTACGTCTAAACGCTTGCCTTCATTGTCGTATACAAGAGCCGCATAGCGTTTTTTAGTAATGAACAGACCTTTTGATGCTACAATCTCGCGACCTGCTTTGATTACTTCTCCGCGTGTCTTAGGACAGTGAAACGCATCTTGCATAAACTTAGGGAATGTATCACTGGCAGAGTCGCCTATTGTGTCATACAGTTCAATCACTGAATCTTTGGTCCACGGTACTGATCCGTTTTCAATATCATCTCTCAGCGTAGTGTATGCAGAAAAATAACAAGAGTCTGTATCACCATAGATAATTGCTTTACCTACGTGATCATATTCGCCTGTGATAATCTCGTTGATCTTACCAGCCATGTGTTTTGTGATCTGCCTACCAGTTAGTGTGGTACTTTGACCGATCCTGTTATCAAAGAAACGACATCCTGCGTTTAGGATTGCACCGTATAACGAGTTCAAGTTAATCTTTTTAACCAATTGTCGTTTGTCCCAATATTCAGTTTCAATATCATTGCCCGCACCGATAGCTTCTTTTAGTTTTTTCTGCATGTCTTTGCGTTCTGCATACCAACGCTTTAGCAGTCCGGGAATAATACCTTCTTTCTCATAGGTAAAGATTGTGCCATTTGCACTTAACACCCACGGCTGATTAGAGTTAAAGATAAGTTCATAGATCTGTGCGGCACTTAGCGTGTCACTGCCGCCTTCTTCCCAATCGATAGTAATTTCTCTGCCAACTTCTTGCTCCATAACCGCAGTGTATTCTAAACTACCAAATACTCCTTCCCAAGCACCGGCAAAACTTTTACCTTTACCCATCTGTGCTTCAAGGAATGCTTTTGTTCCGTCTTGACGCAGTTGTCCTACAATAGTCTCTGGACCCATATTAAGGGCACGAATCACTGACGGATACAGTGAGTTGATATCCACACTTCCGATCCATTCATGAATGCCTTTTTTAGGAAATGCAACATATGCTCCGGCGGCCGCTGTGTTTTCTAGTTGATCTCGTCTAATTCTGTTTGGGACGACAAACCCTCGACGATGTGCTTCATTGATAATTGCCTGCTCCGTCACCGCAACAGCACCCATTGTGGTTTGGATTAACACAGTGTTTTCGTGTGCAATTGTGTTTGCAAGATCAATAAACTTCAGCTTCTTGTCTAGCTTGTCTAACAGTGCGGTATCCTGTCTGTTATATTCAATGAACGTTTTGAAGTCGTTGTTATATAACTGATCCAGTGTGCCTTCATAGACAGTTTTGTTTTCGCCAATCTCCATTTCACCGATGGCATCCAGTCGATAGGTATGGCGTTCTTCATAGGTATACTTTCTGTAAAGTTCTAAGCTGTCAACGTGTACCCTACCAATAAGATCGTAAGTCACACTCATCTTACCGAACTTTTCAAACTCACGTTTTTTAGGAAGTTGATTCCACAAACAGAAACGACGAGTGTCTTCCTTGGAAAGAACCTTAATCACACGGTTCACTGTATAGGGAATATCAAAACCTTCTGAGTTCCAACCACTTAACACATCGGCATCTTCGATGATATCCAAAAATGTATCTAGCATTTTTCGTTCGCTGTCAAACAACATCATGTTGTCGAAGTCTTTGGTTGCTTCCTCAGCTTCCGCCATACTCATAGTCTTCGGTGGAATGGCAAGACAGATAAGACTGTCCATCCACTGCAAATGTATAGCAATCGAAGTGATCGGCATAAATGCATCTTCTGGAGATGCATAGCCACGTTCTGGATCAAAATCAACCTCGATATCGAAGAATGCCACGTTCAGTTTAGGTGCATCTGCATTTAGATAGTTGTCTTCTAAACAGCGATAGATCGGATTAATATCACTTTCGTATTGTTTTTTATTGGAATGAATTTTTAATTCTTTGTGTAGCTCTTTGAGGTTCTTACAGGAAACTCTGCTTACAGGGTTGCCATAAATTGATTGGTACTTGCCTGAAGGATCATCATAGTAAAAGATGTGACGTGCAGGGTATTCTTTGTATTGTCGTTTCCCGTTGCTGTCTCTTTCAACAACGTGAATGACATCCTGATCTCGATCGTAATATGCGTCGACGTAGCTCATTGTTCTCCTTGTTGCGACTTCTGGCTCGCTTGACCTAACATGCGGTTTATGGCCCGCAGACCTTGTTCTTGATTTTATTTATTCTCGGTTATCTTCTGGTAGATTTTTTGTGATGCCTAGAATGCCTTCGATTTCTTCCCATTCTTCCTGATGCTTATACCATTCGTCTTTGTGGGCGATTTTAATACTCTTGTTAATAATAGCGGGTTTGATTTGCAGTTCTTCCGCTACGGCCTTCACAGTTTCTTTCAGTCCTTCCTGTAGGTCTTCAACTTCTCTTAACACGTTTGAGCCTTCGCGGATCAAACGTTCCAATTTTGCCTTTTCTTCAGGACCATAGATTTTTGACATTGTTGTATTTCTCCTTGATAATATATAGATTATACAGCCACAAAAAAGGCTGGTCAAGTGTTATTTGCCAGCCTCTGATGCTTACTTTGATTCGTTCAGAACGTCTGTGAGTTCAAAAACGCCGCCATTGCGCTCGTAAATTACACCTGCATATAATTCTGCTTTAGAGCTTTCTGTGAATTTGTTAGAAGCCACACGCTTCGCCCAGGTCCACAATTTTGTGTCAACAGGATCAATTTTTTGTTGTCCGCCACTTTCACGAACAATTTTCATTGCTTCTTCAAATGATAGTTTATCGTTGTTCATGAACTTTTCAAAACTTTCGTTGATGCTTTCGCCCATGCTTGTTTGAAATTGATCCATCTTTTTAGCTTTCTGCATAAGGGCCTGATTTTTAGGATCTTTCATTTGCTGAGGTGTCGCACCAATTATTCTTTGACCTTGGGGTGATTTAATCTTCTTTTGCCCTTCGGGAGACAACACCATTTGCAATAATTCCATTGCTTTGTTTTTATCACCGCCTAGTTTTTTAGTGTACATCTGTAGGATTTTATCTTTCATCCCTTGCGGCATTTGATTGAACATGTCGTTTTCGTTAATGCTTTCGTTCATGCCAGCCTTGCCTTCTTCGCCTTCGATGTAGGCATGAAGTGTCATCATTGTGCCATGCATTCTGGCCAGTTTGTTCTGGAACCATTCTTCCATTTCAAAGCCCATTTTAAAGTGACCTTTGATTTCTTCAGCGGCATATTTGATGAACTCTAATTGTCCCATTGCCATATCAATCTCATCTGCTTGATCGATTGCTTGCTCTGGGCTTGCTGTCATTTCTTGATCTGGATCTACTGGCATGTCCATGTCAAACTCTAGATCGTCTTCTGCAAGTTCTTCGTTCATTGAAGCATGCTTTGCGGCCATCTGCTTTTTATACTTTGCAGAACCCTTAGGGTGCTTGCTCTTGCCTTCTTCAACTGATTCGTCTTTCTTGCCGAAGTATTTCTTCTGCTTGTCAGTCATGCCCTTTTTACCAGACTCTTCTTTGCCGCCTTTTTCTTTGGCATCTTTAGCCGCTTTTTTCATTGGCTCTTTCTTGTCGCCATCCTTGTCTAGGTCAAGAAAGTCTGGCTTGCTTTTTGCTTCGACCATACGCATAAAACTTTCACGGAACGAGTTTCTGTCGAAATCTTCTTTGTTTAATTCACTATGAAGGAAATCACCTGCTTGTTCTGCCGCTTCTGCTTGTGCGTCTGGACCGTCATGTAATGCATCCATGACTATGCCAATAGCCTTTTCATAGACAGACCCTTCTGGAGCATCACCATTTCTCAAATAGTCGCCTAGTTCGTCTGCAATGTCGTCGGCCATATCATTGCCTTCCATTGCACCTTTTTGAATTTCATTGATATCACCCATAAGTCTTGCATACATTGAGTTTGGATCTGCTGGCTTGGCATTACCACCTACTACACTTTCGTCTTGCTTGTTCAACTGAGCACGAATCTTACGGAACAGTTCTTCTTCTCGACCTATTTCCATACTGCTTCCGCCATAATCAACTGCCATCTTATTCAATTCTGCATCACTGGCATTTTTGATTTTATCTAGCATTTCTTTGCTATACTTGCTGAGATCGATGTCAGCCTCTTCTTCTAAACTTTCGTCATACTGCGAGTCGAGGTAGTCAGCCAGTTCTTCTGGATCAATACCAAATGCTTCAGCGGCTTCGTCCTGTGCTTCTTCTGGCTCCATGCCCTTGTCCATCATAACTTCTTTGAGTTTCAGGATGGCTTCTACAGTTTCACTGTCAAGACTTCCGGCACCCTCTTGAATGCTTTCGCCGATACCGATAGCACTTGATACTGAACGAGCAAGATCTTCATCTGCTTCACTTGCACCTGTGATCTTTAGAAGGTCGTCTATCATTGCTGAAGTGATTGGTGAGTTGTCCGGATCATCTAAAAATGCATCAATCTCAGCATTATCCATGTCAGTAATGTCTTTGCCTAGTTTTTCTTGATAGGCTTCCCACTCATTCTCTTCCCAGCCGTCTGGACTAACACCAGTGGCTGTCATCGACTTGATCCAACCCATTGGTAGTGCGTCACCGTTATCGCCTCTGTAGTCATCATACTTTAGAACCCACTGGGTAAGTTCTTCAGTTTTGTCGCTAAGATCCATATCTGCTTCTTGAATACTTGCCTCAGGAAGTCCGGCCAATCTTCTTAACTCTGCTTCTTCAAAACTTTCATTGGTTTTCTTTTTAGGAGCACCCTTTTTTGCTTTGGTAAAGTCTTCGAGGTCCGACTTACTCATTTTCATCATCTCAGCACTGGCAGTTCCCGCTTTGGGCTTTGTGCCTTCTTTTTTGTGCTTGAGAGCAATGCGAGCCGCAGTAGCTTGATTTTTGCTTTCTGCCTTTTCTGATACAACTTCAACGTCTTCGTTAAGTTGATTTAGTGTTCCGAGTAGATTTCTAAAATCCATTACTTTTTCCTTTTACCTGCACAGTGTGCTTTTTGACTAAAACCTTTTGGATTTGAACAATTTATAGAACTTTTGTATTTTTTGCTCCACTTCTCTGTCAAAATCTCTGATATACGCATATTTATCTTTTTATTGCACCTTGACCACTCATTAGGCCAACATTCATGTCCAGTGCATTTTTAGCAGTACCGTCTTTTTTCTTAGGTTGATTTACTTTTGCCTGCTTAGGAGCTTTCGTACCACTTTTACCAGGAGAACCTGTGTATGATTTTCCTACACTGTGAGCCGCTACTGGTGTGCCCGAGGCAACATTTGCAGAACTGGTAGCACCTGCTGTGGCGGCTTCTTCTAGGCCTTCTTTCATCTTTTCGCCAATGTTAACACCTTTTGCATATGCGGCGTAATACGGCCCGTATGCTTCACCAGCACCGCGATCAACGTATCCACGCTTGCCGTGTTCTAGGCCTTTTTGGAAGTAGCTTATTTCTTTCGGCTCTAGATCAAAACCGTGTTTCTTGGCGAATGCTATGATTTTGTCATTTTCTGCTTGCTGTTTAGCGGCTTTTTCAGCATCGGCTTTGGCTTTAGCTTCGGCGTCTGCCTTGGCTTGGACTTCATCGTCAGCATGCACTTTGCCCAAAACGTCTCGCATTTTTGGATTCATTGGCCCTAGTTCTGCTGGATCTGCTTCTACAATAATGTCTCTAATCTTCATAGCACTATTTACCCTTTTTACGGCCCGATTTCATATTTGCACACCAATGATACATTTTGGCCTTTTCACCACTGGCGTTTTTAGCTCGCTTTCTTAAATCTGTAACTGATCCATTACAACTTGCCCCGGCTCGCTTTACACGCCCCGGTCTGCTTTTGCCTTTTACCTTACCATCCGCAAAGTTTTCTTCTAGATCTGCAATTTCGTCTGGAACATCGTATATCCAAGCCTTGGCTTTTCCAAGTTCACGCATCATACCAGTTAATCTTGTATTACCAGAAATAAGTTCTAGTTGCCCGTCACTGTATCTAGCAATAATAGGCAGTTCAATTTGTCCTAAAGATAGAGCTTTTGTAAATCTGTCTCTCTTAGCCTTAACTAAACCGTCCCAATGATCATCTCTATATTCTTCACCTGCTTCGGTGTTTTCTATGTCGTTTGCCATACGGTTGTCAACATCCACTACTTTGCCAGTTTTAGCAAGTTTGATCCACTCTTCTTTACCAATTTTTCTATACTGCTCATAGCGGTTTGCTTCTTCCCATTCAAAATCGAAATTTGGCATTGTATAGTTTACTTTACCATCAGCGAAGTTTTCGTCCAGTCTGTTTCCTTTACGATCCACAACAGGAATCCCAAGTTCTTTTGCCAGAGGAATATAGTCTTTTGCCGCCACATTATATTGAGACTGAACAACTATCTTTTTGACATAACTTAACGGAATGTCTTTAAACACACGCTCTTCACTTTCTAACCTGCGTCCGTAGGCCTCGTCATCACTATACCCGCCATAATCAAACGGCGTTATTTTATGTGTGTTTGCGAGTTTGCTTTGATCAATAACAAACTGTGCATCACCCATACCGTGAAAATCAAATCTAGGATCTCTTGTGAGACTGATAAAAGGTTTTGCGTCTTTGCTTACTTCGTGATCGTTTCTGGTGTCCAGGAATGCTTTTATTTTACCACTTTTTAATATTTCCACAGGATGCATAGTATTATGATACAGGTCTGCTGATTTTCTTTCAGCCAAAATAAATTCAAAAAATCTCACGCTTCGCCGTCTCCTCTCAATCCCATAGCCCCTGCAACTTTTTCAAAACGATCCTGTCTGCTGTCCAGACCGTGCATACCAGGATTGATCTTTTTAGTGACCGCTCTAACGTCTGTAAAATCACTGACTTTAGATTGCACTCGTTTTTTCCAATATGCAACAGCAATATCAGCGGCAATGTCTGGATCAGCTGCCTTTTGTGCGGCACTCCACGAACTTGTTAAATCAATGCCTAGTTCTTTTTCCATCCACTCGTAGTTCCAGCGTCCTGTAAGTTGAATGTATCCGCGACCTTTAAAACGAACTGCATCGTTTTCGCTTTTGTTCCCCAGTATCTTTGCAATCTTGCCCGAACCATATTTTTTAGCGGCTCTTTCATGTGAAATATCTTCAATCATGTCTGAAAAGTTTTCTGACTCGTGTGCCATCTGTGACATAAATGATGCAAGTTCAATGCCTTTGATTCCTTGATCTTGAGCATGTTTAGCCAGTATGATTTCATTTTTGTTGCTGGTAAAAGGCTTGTATTCAGTTTTTGCTTGTGTGTCTTGTTTTGTGGGAAGTTCTATTTTGCTAAGATCTTTTTTATCCTGTGCAGGTGCTTGTGCCACTTTAGCGGTGTCTGTATCTTTGGCATCCTTGTAGTCCTGTGCGGCATTGTATGCACCGGCACCACCGGCGGCAACAGCACCAACCAAACCCAGTTTAGCAAGTGTGCTGCCTACGCCTTCTTCAATACTTTCTGTGGTCTGAATGAACTGAACTACTTTTTTGAGGAATCGTTTCAGTGTAGGATCGCCAGGCTTGAAACTATCAAGATAGCGTTTTAGATCGCTTCCTTTTTTGCCAGCCAGTTTATTTTTTAATTCTTCCGCATTGCGAGCATTTCGCAAAATCTCTAAGGCACGCTGTTTGTCATTCCGAGCATCACGCATTAACTGCTCAGCCGAATTCATAGCAAATGCTTCTA